GGAAAGTGAATGTAATGGTTGGTTGGCCGCTGATGGTCGCACCGATTATGTTAAACTGTTCCTTCCGATTGCGATAAAGATGCGGCGTGATAAAGATGTTGCTAATACGTTTGCAGATATCTGGGGTGATTTCCATGAGGTTACTGGATTATGAGTTACGATATTTTATTAGAAGTTACTGTTCTATCAGACAATGGTAATGTAGCTATTACAACAAACCAGCTCGAATTTAATAGTTGGGATATAGCCGATAAGTATTTTGAAGATGTAGTATCATTTGAAGAAGCTCCGGGAATTAAAATCTGGCGACAAGTAACAAAAATGTATTAAGCCCTTCGGGGCTTTTTTCGTCTATAAATATAATAAACTATAGAGGACTGTTTATGTTAGAATTAAATGAAGTTTTTGATGAAGATAAGTTGGACCTTCCTGTTACAAATCTTTATCCAAAAACGAAAATACCACAGATTTTTGCTATTGGCGAAATTGACCAAGGTACGACACCAGCTTTTCGTATGTGTACTTATACGTCAGGCGGCGATACTAATAAAAATATTAAGCCTGGCGATAAGATGGCGCATGTAGTTATGCTATCTTTGAGTGAAAAAGGTTCTTTGGTTAAAATGAAAAACTTGGGTCCAGACCCAATCGGAACTATTTCTACCGTATTCAATATTGTTTATTCATCTATGCGGCAGTATAAAATTGACGCAGTGCTGTTCCGTATCACTAAATCTAAAATTGGCGGTCAAGCTCGTCAAATCCAGATTATTATGGACCGATTAGTCCGTAGCCGTACTGGAGGTAAATACGTTATACTCAAAGAACTCTGGGATTACGATAAGAAGTACGCATATATTCTTATTCATCGTAAAAATATTGACCTCTCATCCGTTCCAGGGGTCCCAGAGATATCAACAGATGAGTTCAAGAAGGTTGATACTGCTGTAGGTGAAGTTTACGTTGATGTTAAAACCGGTAATCAAGTTTCCAAAAACACGGCAATTGCTGCATCTATTGCAAAGGAAAATGACACTCGTTCAGTTCAAAGCGTAATTTCTCGAGCTAAAATTTCTCGTCGTCAGGTCGCGATGTCACAGTCTTTGGAAACTGAACGTTTTGAAGGTCCAGATTTTGAACGCTATGAAGCTACCGCCGCTGAATTCAGTAAACCTGCTACGGCGAAAATAATTCCAGAATCCAAAGAGATTTTAAACGCTATAAATTCAAAAGCTTCAAAGGCTGTATCAGCTCTTACAGCATCAGGTGAAATTGTCTATCATGTTTCCAAAATTGTAGGTAAGACATTCACGGATTTTGAAAGAGAAGAAAAAAATGTTCAAAAAGAGCTTTTAAAGCGAATTGGCGATGATAATTTAACCTCTGTTAAAAGTATGCAAGCATTTGTGCAGACTATGCTTGACAGATTAGAAGAAAATAAGCATAATTTCATTGAGGCTCAAATAAAATCAGCTCCTTATGGTATGTCTGCTTTAGAAAAACAAGAACACGCTGAACGCGCATGGAACATGCAAAGAGTTAAGCTTATAAAAGAGCTATTACAAGGTTATGCTAAAACAGTATCTCGTAATATTCGTGATATTACTATGTACCGCACCCCAAAGCAATATACTAAAGAAGAGCGTCAGGGCATAAAAGAATATGTTGGTTCTGCGTATTCTGATATCAATAATATGTTACTAGGTCGATACACTATCGACAACTATGATACATTAACAGAAAAAGAAGTCAAAAAGGCGATTTCTAGTTTAGATAAAGCTTTTTTAAGAGGCGATAGACTACCAGAAGGAATCACAATTTGGCGTTCTCAAACAATTCGCAAACCAATATACGAAGCTTTGGTTAAAAACAGAGTATTCTATTTTAGGAATTACGTATCAACTTCTTTAGCTCCGATTATTTTTGGCGGGTGGAAAGGTAATCAAGGTGTCGCATTTACGTCTGATGCTACTAGGAATGTATTGAATATTGACGGTGGCATTGAAGACGTTAAATTAGACGATTATGAGTCTAAAATGGACCCAGTTAAACAAGAGCGTATTAAAGTTAATGTTGGTTGGGCTATTGACGGCGCTCATAAAGTTAATGTGATTTATCCAGGTGATTTAAGTAACATGACTAGTGAAATGGAAATCATTTTACCTCGTGGTACGATGGTTCAAATTAACAAAATCACAGATGCTTCATATAATGACGGAATGGAATACAGCAATCAAAAATTCATTCAAGCTGAAATCATGACATCCGAACAACTTTCTGAATGTACTGTTGTTTATGACGGGGACCATTTAATGGAAACTGGCGAAGTTATAGAGTATTCAGATGATACAGAACGAGGTAGTTTGGGAGCTGGATTGATTGATTTTGATAATTTTGTCAAATCTGCGAAAATATCGGAAGAGACCAGTGTTTTATCTCTTTTAGCTTCGTTTATAGACCTCGACGATACACCAAATCGTTTTGTCGATTGACCGTTTACATCCATGGAAGGATGTGTTATAATTATACTAAATCAACATGAGGAACATATTATGAAATCTATTTTACGTATTGCAAGCACTGAAACTGTAATTGAAAACGTTAAACCGGATTCGCGTGAATTTAATGAAGCAGCATATGAACTGCTTCAAGAATTGTATGGAACTGACAAAAATTTTCAATTACACCCTTTACCGAGATTTGGGGTAAAAGAAGGACAAGCTGATAACTATATTTCTGGCGTATTGTCGGGTAATTTAGTTGGTGAAGTTCCATGTGCAATTAGTATTATCGCTGAGGACAATCAAATATCTAATGTAGTAGGATTTGTTGTATTTCGTTAACTTAAAAGGGGACCAACGCGGTCCCCTTTTATTTTAGAATACTCTATTTACAATATTAGAAATACCCCCGCCAGCTCCTCCTAATCTCGAAAGTCTGCTTAAACTTCCATTTAGAGATAAATCGGGATTTATCTTATCTATTGAATCGACAGTTTTATCTTCTAACCAATCTATCGCTGCCTGACGTCCAACGGCACCCGCCTGCATCACTCTATAAGCAAATGTTACATCAAAAACAGCAATCTGGTTATCTCCCTCATATGTCAATTCAGGGGCTCCACAACTAATTGGTATGCACCCAGTGAACATAATAACAGTGTGAGGTATTCCATTACGAGCATGTAAATTGACTTGTATATCAGCTTCAACATCAGTTGGAAGTGCTCTAAGCCCTGTTACCGGGTCTTGAACAGCATTAACCCAATCCTGCATAGCCCTATAATTTGAAGCTTCTGGGTCCATTCTGAATGACACTGTTAACGGTTCTAAATCTCTGCCAGTTATTTTTATATTAGGAGAATTGTGCATGAAGTCCATTTCATGTGACAATCTATTCTCTGGTATTTTAACAGAATAAATCATTAAGCCCGATTGAGGATAAACCATATTGAAAAAATCAATCAGGTATGTTCCTACTTCAAATTCGCCTAATAAAGATTGAACGACTCGGTTACTCATGGCTCCAATAAGATACTTAGATACGCCAGATTTTCTAGTTAAATCTCTTGTACCAGAAGTTATTATATTTGTTAAGCCCTGAGTAAATTCTCCTTGCGTTAACCCAAGCCAGTCATTATTCAGTGGAAGATTATTAAATAGCATCCCTCCAAATTGGTCCAATAACTGCTGGGATTTCGCAGAAGGAGTAGTCGCAAAGACGCAGCTAAACATATTTGTTCTTTGGAAGTCTATATTAGCTGCCTGATTTTTAAATTCATCTAAAGTATACATTAAAAACCTTCCGAATATATTGACGACCTGTTGAGTGTAAGTATTTCACGCATTGTTATTTCTAAAGTGAAAGTACTCGGTAAGTTTGGTGCAACAGCCAGTCCATTGAAAATTCCGTTAGGAGTTTTATCAAATCGTATGCTTTGTATCTGGCACGGTCCAAAAATATCAGTTTTACCATCAAATTTAGAAGTATTACCAAAGTTTCTTACATACCACACGGTAGGGTTACTTACAACAATAACGTTACTTAAAAATGAAGTTATTTTCTCAAACACCGTATCGTTTTGAGGAGCACCGGTAGGTGTTAAAGTATCTAAAAAAGTGGATTTATACCATTCATCTAAAGTAGATTTAACTTCTTTTGCAAAAGTTGAATTACCAGTTTCACCATAAGAATAATAATTAAAATATTCGTATATTTCAACAATAGCTATAAGGTCATGAACAGAACGCGGAGTTAAGTCCCAAGTGAATACTTTTGTGCGGTTATCAGCGCCAGCATACATGCTTCTAGCCGTATTGTATATCTGCTCATTATTATCAGCCATTAGTCCTTGAGTTACAGACTCCAACGCACCAAATACAGCAGTTGACGCAACATTACTTAAAACTCCCGTAGCAGTTCCCCCGCCTCTTGAAATTAAAGAATCAGCAACGTCATTAAATTTATGCGAAGTCGAATCAACGTCAGATTTAGACCTAGGCAAAAGAATATTAGCAACAGGTATTTTATCAACCTGTTTAGTATTTTTACCGGTCACGGATTTGACTATATCTTGTGAAGTACGTCTGAGTTCTCCCAGACGCATGTTTCTCATATCACCAGAGGTTCTAGAATTCATATCGTATGCGGTAAATAAAAGACCGTTTTTATATAAATCGTGAACTCTCAAGTTGCCTGTAACATCGTTACCAGCTGAACGCTCAGACGGGTATTGCACAGTTACAGTACTTTTAATTTTAGATGATTGAGAACTTTGACCAGCAGAAATTTTTTCGCCTTTATTCCATAGTTCTTTAGCCGTATCTTTAAGCTCTTTAACAATCATAATTTTTCCTTAGTTTACGCCCGTTGCTTTAAATACACCTGGAGCAGGTGTAGCAGTAACAGGATTAATAGTTTGAATTGTTCTACTATTATTTACGTTATTAACTTGGGCATTAACAACGCTAGATGAACTGCTCTGATTGGCATCTGATTTTTTAGCTTGCTCTGCCTTTTCGATGTTTTGAACTTTCTGCACGTCTTCAGAGGCTGATGGGGCAGCAGGTTCAGGCTTAGACTCAGTTTTAATTTTCTGATATCTAGCTTCAGCTTTTTGTAAACGTACTTCTAATTCCTTTTTAATAGCTGGGGCTTTATTCAGTTCAGAATCATTAACAAGAGATTTAACATTATTGTAAGCTTTATCCAGAGATTCAATATTAGTCGCATTTTCAGGGTCAACATCACCCATGTATTTTTCAAATCTAACTAAGGCGGCTCTAGCATTATTGCTCTTTTTATTAATCTCGTTTAATTCTTCTTCTGGAAGAGATTTTAACTTCTTAACTTCAGCTTCCCGTTCTTGTTCCGTTGTTGTGGTGTTTTTATTATCTCGTCCTGTTATAAAATCAAAAGCTCTAGTCTTATATTCGGAAAATTTATCAAAAGCATCCGGCCCTTCTTGAATTCGGCGAGTTTGATAACGAGCTAATGTATCTTGGTCTTCTTCATTTAGCTCGTTTCCTGTTCTTGCTTGAAATCCTTCAAGAGCAGCACCTTTAATTGATAGAGCAGCATTATCGAATCCAAGAGCGCTTAAAATAGCAGCGGATATTTTTGAAATGCCTAAAGACATTAATTCGCTTAAATTATAAAGAACATCAGCAAGACCTTTAACTATTGCCACAGCTAACCCGGACCAGTCATTATTTTCCCAGAATTTTTTAATTTCTTGTAAAGAACCCAGAACAGATTGCAATAAACTACCCCATTCTCCTGCGGATTGACTGAATTCATCAAAGTTACTGCTGAATTTATCGCTCCAATATTTAAAATGAGCTCTAAGCAAATCTATACCAAGTACAATAGCAAAAATAGTTCCAGCTAATTTTGCCGATTCAGCTAAAGCGGACACAGTATATTTGAATAACATATTTGATATCTTATCTGTTATTGAAACTGTTGCTTTGAACCCAGTCTTTGTAGTCCCGACCAAATCTTTTAACAAATTTTCAGTGTCAAGAATTTTTTTATCGGAGTCTTTTTTATTATCAACTTCTTCGGCTTTACTTGGTAAAGTTGGAAAGAAATCAGCATCTGGAGAATTATTTTCTTCAGGTTTATCGAATATTTTTTCCGGGATTGCGGGTAAATTACTTTCAACAGGCTCAGGAATGCTGTCTCCGATGACTTTAAGAGTATCATCGGTAACCTTTGAGCTATCAACAAATTTTTGTTGAACTGCCTGTATTTTCTGCTCAAGCATATCTGTCAATTTAGATATTTTGTCGCTTATCGCAGATGTTACGTCAGTTAATTCTCTTACCGTCTTTGAAGTATTCTCAGCAAATTCGGCTGTTAATTCAACACCAGCTGTAGTGTCATTCACAGCGGATATAATATCATTGGATTTCTGTTCAATTACTTCAGATGTAAGCTCCGTAGCAGATTGAACTGAGTCTAATTTGTACCCTATGGAATCTAATGATTCAACTTGATTTGATGCAGCCGCAGCTGCATCTCTTTCTCCTTTAGAATCAGCAATAACTTTGCGGCGTCTAAAGGATGTCATGTTTTCGGTTTTCATTCAAATAGCCCTAATATTTTAGAGGTTCCTTTGATAGGTTCATGTGGACCAGGAATTGCTATCATGTTTGTTATATCATCTGCCCATTTTGAAACAAATGCTGGCATTCTAAGGAAATCAGGTGCCTCGTCGGATAAATTAGTTTTAATAAAACAAGAAGACAGCATTTTATCTACTGTGGTAAAAACTTCGTACCTATCAGGAGAACGAAAATAAAATGTAATTCCTTGATATTGAAATTCTAACCGTTGGCATATATAAATGTCATTTATATTGTAAGTAAAACCATCTTTCATTACGGTAGACTTTAATTTACCGTTGAATTCTAATAAATGAAGACACACTAAGTCGGATTCTGCTGCGGTGAGGCCTGGGTGGATTGAATCCAACAAAATCCCCATATTTTCTGATAGGTCTCTCACTTCTTTTATTAAATGATGATGTTTTAAACCGAGCTTAGGAATAGATATTTCTTTATTATTGCATTTTATTTTCTTAATTGGAAGTATCAGGTTTAAGTTCATTTTTCACCTTAATTGGTTCAACATTCTCTATTCTACGAGAATTAGTAAACATATACAGCGTAGTTATACTTTGATTATTGGAAACTTCATGAATGACTTCATCGATATAAAAATCAGCTCTGAACTGTCTCTTTGTATCGAAGAAATTTATTTTATCGCCTGGAGTCATTTCAAAATCTCCAACCATTTTACAGGTAGCATAACCATCATATTGCGCCATAGTTTGGATACGAACTGCTTCTTCATATCCGTTCCTGTATGTCATCTCCGAATACGCACCAGACCTAGAAACAAAAATACTATTGCTACCATCTCCAGTTACTATTCTTGGAATTTCATTATCCATAAATGAGTGTGAATATATAGTAGCGTTAAAAATAGGGTCTCGTACATGAGAGTTGGCTTTAGTTAGCCACTCAAAATCATAAGCTAAATTATACTCAAGCTCATTAACAAATTGTCCTATTGTCCTAGGTTCACCAACTACAACTTTTGTGGTCTCTTGATTTACCATAGTGTTATAGTCCATCATGTTTAAACCATAAATGTCTTCCCATACAAAAACAAATTGGTCATTATCTACAGCTAAACCTATATCTCGGACGTATTGCTTATAAGTTGTTATATTGCTAGTCCACGGAACCCGAGGAACGTATGTGTTGATTGTGTTGATAGCAGGAGCTATTAAAGGTTTATCTTCATATATGACACCGATCATTTCTTTAAGTGATTCACCAGCATCACTAAAAAAGCATCTGCTAAATTTTAGGTCTTCTATTTCATGTATCAGTCCTAAATTTATAGCTAAAATATTATCTCCTTTGGAATCAACAGATACGCTATAGTGTTTACATCCATAAATTCTGTTTTGCACTTTCTTTGTATTTGAATTAGCTACGGATATTTGTATTATTTGTCTGCCGTCCATTAAAGTGTGTAAATTCTTTGAATCGAAGAATTGCAATACACCTTCATTTCTACCGTATAGGCCGTCGCGCATTGTTAAAGTTATTACGGTAGCAGCAAGCTCGACGTATCGGTTGGTTTGCCAAGAATCATAATCTTGATAAAGTTTTATACTTAAATTGGGAAAACCTGGAATTTGTGTTATCATTTGCTATTATCCTTCTCCACCAACGAAAGAGCTATGCTTCGTTCTACGGGTATCATATTCATTATGCTGTTCATATCGTATTGGTTCTTTACCAGCATATGGTTAATCTGATAAAAACTAAAAACTTCATCTGGATTTAATAGAAGACAAAATATATTTAAAAAATCTTCATATTTTATAGTGGTAGTTTTACAGCATTTCATTTTAAGAGTTAAACTCATTGGTGTCATTTGACTTATTATTTTTTCTAATGTGTCAATATCTATAGCGTCGATAACTTGTAACTTATCGTCTTCTGATAAATCTTCCCATAAAATTTCTGTTCCGTTATATAAAACAGACTTTATATTATCATTAATTTGTTGGGCTTTATCTTCATAAAATTTATTAGGAAAATTAAAATAAATTTTAATACCAGCAACTTCTACTTCTGGAGATTTTAAATCATTCAAATGCAAATCAAATAATGTTTGTTTCTTCTTTTCGCAAACCGGGCATGAAAACGCAATTGGTATTTTTGTTTTTCCTATTGACCCGGTAAAAACTTTAAGAAAAATATGAGGTCTCCAAGTTTCGGGAAATTCGGGGAAATAATCATTTAAAAGTTCATTTAGTATATTAGTCTGCTCGTCCGATGACTTGTTCAGTAAATCGTTTCTAACAAGCAGAAAATCTCGATAATCTGCGACTGTAAACGGTTTGAAACGGTGAACACCATCAGGAAGCACACATCGTATGATATTAGCCATTGTGGTCTCCTTTATTAATATTTATAAATAAAGTAATAAGAGGAGTAAATCATGAACTATGACTATAATTTTGAAGTCCTAATCGGTGAAAAGACCATCGAGTGTAGGGCTTTTACACTAGAAGAATATAAAAATTTAATTGTATCCAAACAACAAGGCAGCATAAAACAATCTGTGTTGGATTTGATTAAAAACTGTACAAATGCTAAAAATTTGAACAAGCAAGAATCTGAATTATTGTTAGTAAATTTGTGGTCTCACAGTTTAGGTGAGGTTAATCACCAGAATACATGGGTGTGTTCCTGCGGACATGAAACACAAGTGCCGATTAACTTTACATTCGCCCAAATCGATGAACCAGAGGAGCTCTGGTATAACCTGAGACATTTTAAAATAAAACTCAGATATCCAAATCTTTTCGAGGATGAGAACATTGCTTCTATGATATCGTCGTGTATTCAAACCATTCACGTTAACGGCGAAACTATCGGTATTGAAGATTTAAACAGCAGAGAAATAGAAGATTTATATTCTGCTATAACAGAAGACGATATCATTAATATTAAAAATCTCCTGCTAAAACCCACAGTACAACTCGCAGTTCCGGTTAAATGTAGTGAATGCGGAGAAAATCATGTTCATATCATAAAGGGGCTTAAAGAATTCTTTAAGTTAATCTAATGGCTGATATAAAAAATTTGTATTCAGATATTGACCCAGAATTTAAAATGGACTGGGATAAAGACGTAGCGCGCTCACGCGGGCTTCGGGCAATTAAAAACTCTCTTTTAGGTATTATAACAACTAGAAAAGGAAGCAGGCCTTTTGACCCAAATTTTGGTTGCTCGCTTACGGACCAATTATTTGAAAATATGACGCCATTGACTGCTGACACCGTTCAACGAAATATAGAATCTTCTATACGAGCATACGAGCCGAGGGTTAGATATTTAGCAGTTAATGTCACTCCAGTTTATGATGATTATACGCTTATAGTGGAAGTTCAATTCAGTGTTGTTGATAATCCGGATGATATCGAGCAGATTAAACTACAACTTGCTTCGAGTAATAGATGATACGCTTTTAGTGATTAATGGTTATAATGGTCTTAGTTCCTTTCAATCAATAACAACAAGATTACAAATGAACAAGAAAGAGGTAATGAATTGAAACTCGAGGATTTACAAGAAGAGTTGAAACAAGATTTAATCTTAGACTCAACTAAATTACAGTACGAAGCTGCTAATAATCCAGTTTTGTATGGAAAATGGTTAAATAAGCATTCATCAATTCGTAAAGAAATGCTTCGTATTGAAGCACAGAAAAAATCAGCTCTTAAAAAGAAATTGGACTACTACACGGGACGTGGTGATGGAGATGATTTTAGCATGGACCGTTACGAAAAGTCTGAAATGAAAACAGTTTTGGGGGCTGATTCTGAAGTTCTTAAAATTGACACTAGTTTGCAATACTGGGGAATTTTGCTTGAATTTTGCTCAGGAGCAATGGATGCTATTAAATCCAGAGGTTTTGGAATTAAGCATGTTATTGAGATGAGACAGTTTGAGGCGGGTAAATAACTGTATAAATAGATATGTAATTAACTAAAGGAGACAAACAATGTCTGAAATCTGCGCTGTTTGTAAGCAACCGATCGATTCGGCATTGGTTGTTCACACAGATAAAGTTCCTGTTCATCCTGGGCCGTGTTATAATTATGTCGTTGAATTGCCGGTATCTGAAAATACAGAAGAGCATTTAAACGAAACTCAATTGCTAATTTAGTCTAGTGTTGATAGCCAACTTGTTGGTTTTGCCCCTTCCTCGCGGTTGGGGCTTTTTTGTATTAGAAATCTTCTTCAACTTCAGACTCATCATCTGATTCAAAATCCATTCTTTTTCCCGCCAAAGCGTCTCGAATAGAGATATCATCAGTGTCATTGATTTCAGTTGTTTTAATTCTTTTCTTGTAATAAGCTTCTAGTTCATCTAATCCAGCTAATGTTTGGCATTGAGCGATTTTATTCATAAATGAACCGATGCTTGCTTCACGTATAAATTGTTTAAATTCCATAGTTTCCTCAAAGATCGATAGTTTTCATGGTGTAATTGAATTTTTCATCAGCATATCGTTGAATACGCTCTAAACCATGCTTTAACAAATAATTAATATGAACATATTTTTTCTTTGTGTTAGCTGACTTTGGTTTAACACCTAAATCATCAATTAAATCCCAAACTGTAGCTAAGCTTTTTGACGCATGTTTACGTAGAACTCGACCAATTGATTGCAATACAGTAATTTTAGATTTTACACCATGAGCAAAAATAATGTGATGAAGATTCTTAACAGAAATACCGGTAGAGAATACTCCGTAAGAAGCTACAATAATAATTCCTTTACCGTTTTCTGCCATTTCTTTGAGAGCATTACGAGTTTCTGTTGACACTTCGCCTGAAACATAATAAACTTTTTCATGTCCAAGGTCTTTAATCATCTGATAAAGCTCTTTACCATGCGCAGTAAATTTAAACATAACAAAAGCATTTTCGCCTTTATCAGCCAATCGTTTGGCGAGAGCAGCAACCCATTTATTTCTTCTTTTAAATCCAGTGACAGCTTTAACTTCTTCTTGATATGTTTTACCTTTCATCTTAACCGTGGCTTCATCCGGGTAACGCAAGAAGATAGAATTAATTTTAAGTTCTGTTACTTGACCGTCTTCCATTAATTTGGATGTTGAAACTGGTTTAAAAATTTCACCGAACATTCCAACATACTGCATGATATTAGCTTTGCCATCTTTCAGAGAACCCGAAAGACCGAATTTGAACATGCAATTATTCAGTCCAGAAACAATAGTTGAAATTGATTTACCAGTAGCTAAGTGGCATTCATCGTTCATCATCAAACCAAATTGAGAAAACCACTCTTTTGGTTGCTTTATTGCAGTCTGCCAAGTTGCCACGTAAATCATAGCATCCGAATCACGCTTTGTGCCTGATCGAATACCAAGCATATGTTGTTTACCAAATAAACGGTAATCGCAAAAATCATTAATCATCTGGTCTACTAACGCAGTTGTTGGGACGATGATTAAAATTTTTCCTTCATAGTTCTCAACATAATAGCGAGAAAGAAGACACTGAATTAGAGATTTACCGGCAGAAGTGGGTAAATTTAGAATACGCCTGCGGTTCACTATCCCTTCGTATACAGCATCCTTTTGATACCAATGTGGTTCAATTTTAGTGTTCCCAGAGTATATCTGGAGCTTCCCTAACCACGCTTCAAAGTCTTCACGTGACAAATCTTCTTTTTCAAAAATCTTCGGGTCAATCCAAAATTTGTAACCGAAGTTATCACAAAACTTTTTAATTTGACCAACTAAACCGAAAGGTAAAAGACGGTTATGGTCTAATAAATAAATTTTACCTGACCAGTTTCCATAACGAAACTTTGGGTTAAATTTATACCCATCAGCAAAAAATGAAAAATAGTCTTTTAGTTCGAATAGAATGGATTCTTCACATTCTATATAAACATGACTAAAGTCTTTAAAATGAACTTTTATATCCACAATTAACCCTTTATGAATTCACCATTAATACCACGCTTCATCAAGCGACCTTTAACAAAGCCAACTGGGATTTCAGATGACGGTTGCATAAGTTTATTTATTGTTCCGTTATTAACCCAAAATGTTCCAGTTGTAGTTGGTTTAACGGCGCACCCCTTTCGGCATTTTTTATTTGGAATAACTTGACCAATATAAAATCCATCTGGTATTTTATCGCCAAGTTTTAAAAATCTATTTTTCTTTCCATTTGTATAACACGTAGTTCCCAATGTTGTGCCAGGCGAATTGAGATATCTTTTTCTAGATGACTCTTTCATCTTCTTTTTAATCTCTTCTGTCATATAAATTCCGCCATAACCACCCGGTTTCGCATTGTAATACATTCGGTTTTTAACAACATCTTCTGTTACCATCTCGGCTTCAAACTCAAAAGCTTCTTTGGATGTATCAAATTTCTTTATAATTATTTTAGTGAAATTTTCTAATCCATACTTATTGATGGCCTTTTTTATAAAAACACCCGAACCCACGTATCCATCATCTAAATTGTTGGTTGAGTGTTTTCCTATATACTTTTTACCATTAATATTATTGGTTATTTCATAAACATAATGATACTTGCAATTTTCCAACTTCACATCTCCGTGTTATAAATACAAGTATATTTATACAACGAGAGGCAAGACTATGCTAGACATGAATTATATAGAAGAAATCCGTGTACTTGAAAAGAAAGAAGCTAAAGATAAGCTCGACGAGTATGCAATGCAATTCGGTATTAAACTGAAGAAAACTAAGTCATTTGAAAATATGCTTATTGGCCTTCAAACTGAATACGAGAATTTGGCAGATGAACCGCTGCCTGATGAAAATGAAGGAATTTCAATTTCCGACTTGATTGACGGTGATAAAGAAGAACAAGAAGATTTGGTTCAACCTGAAGATACAGTAGAAGCTAAAGAGCTTATTATTGATTCTCCGGTTGAAGCAACTATTACTGTGGTCGAAGTATCAAAAAATGAAGAAATTCCAGAAGATGCTGTTCGTATTCCAGACACTGTCTCCACTGACGAAATCATGAAGATTATTGATGATACTGCGGTTGTTGAAAATAAAAGCTTTTCTCTTCCTGAATCGTTTAATCCACATTTTCAACTGATGGGTAAAAATCCAGGTTATTATACTTTACCTTGGTGGATTTACCAATGGATTTCTGAAAATCCTGACTGGAAAGAAAGACCATTGTCTTTTCCACATGCTACGGCGCATCAAACACTTTTAAGTTTGATTTATTATATAAATCGTGACGGATTTATTCTTGTTCGCGAAACTCGCAACTCATCTTTTATACGTTTATATTAAAAATAACAAAGGGGTGAAAGCCCCTTGGAGGAAATATGGCATTTACCGTAACAATTGCCCCTTTAACGCCTGCAGCTGTCATAGGAGCAACGACTAAATTTACTGCTACCGCTGCGGGTGCTACAGTTGAGGGCACAGAATCATTTGTATGGACCGTTGATGGGGTTCCACAGAGTTCTGTTATTGCTACTATGGATTACATCGCGGCTAGTCCGGCGGGTTCGAAAGTAGTTAAGGTTGTGGCGACCACAACCCCGACAGAAGGAGAACCTGAAACAGCAGAAGCTCAAACTACTATCACAGTCAATAATAAAACTATGACTGCAACCGGCACATTAACAACTTCTACTCCAACAGTTAAAGTTGGACAGGAATATAAAGCCTCTGCAAATGTTGAAGGTGCCCCAAGTGGTGCTACATTCACATATTTGTGGTCTACTGGTGAAACTACTAAAGATATCACCCGTACTGCTACTGTAGCTGGACCGATTTCTTTAACTTGTCAAATTACTGTTTCTGCAACGGATTATAACAATCAAACTATAACGCCGGACGCGGTAGTTGTTACTGTTGAAAATAATACATTCCCAGAGTTCACTGTTGATATTTCGGGCCCGTCTACTGCAACAGTTGATGTTCCATTCAATTTGACAGCTTCTATAACCCCTGCTATTCCTGGTGCTACTCTTGCGTATAAATGGGATGACAACTCGACAGAAGCCACAATAGCAGTATCTGAATCTACTGAAGGCTTGAAGACATATGCTTGTGAAGTTACTGTGTCACAATCTGGATTTACAGATTCAGTTAAAACCGGTAATGTGTCTGTTACCGTTGAAGCAGCAGAACCTGTTGTTCCGGAAGAATGCCCACTGATTTATGTTCATCCTCTTCCACAGCGTCATTCAGCTTATATTTGGGTTGGCTGGTGGGTTATGGATGACATCCAGAAGCTCACTGAAGAAGGTAAAGATTGGAAAACAGCTACCGAAGCTGATACACCATATTATTGTCATCTTGCGGTATTAGCAAAAATGCTTAATGATTATCCAGAAGTTGATGTTCAAGAATCTAGAAATGGATATATTGTGCATCGTTCTGCTTTAGAAGCTGGTATTATTTATCCATAACATGAAGGGCCCTTGCGGCCCTTTTTGCTTTTCTAAAGTATGATTACAATGAATTCAATTCCAACGAAGAGATGATTATGAAAACAGAAATTGAAGTGCACATGATGCATGAAAATGGTAAGTCATTTAAAGATATTGCTAAAATTATAGGTGGAATAAGTGCTTTTGACGCGGCTTTAATGTTTACTAAAGTTGAGGCCGCAAGAGATAAAGCGAAAAACAAAGAGAAGATTGTTTATCGTAAACACTTATCAAATATTGATGTTAATATTCGTCGTAAGAAACTTGTTAATAAAATGAGAGGAATAGTATGAAAAACTTAACTCAAGTGCTGATAGACTCGGAGCTAGTTGTTACTGACATTATTGATTATATGCTGTATGAAAATTTGTTTGCTCCAGCATCGCTTGGTGTGAATAAATGGTGTTCAATTAAAGATTTTATGAAAAAATTATCATATTCTTTTGGCGATAGTAGTTCGTTTTACAACGAACATTATCTTGTGATACTTTATAACATAATTAAAAACCGATTTGCTTTTAATATCGCTGAAATCGAATTAAACGAAATAGTGATTATTGAAGTTGGTGATAAAAATCAGATTGAACTACGTCAATCGAAAGATTTTAGTTTCATCGATATTCGTATTATTCCAAGCGAGGTCTAAATGTTATTATCAGAAAAATATCGTAATTTAGCAGATTCTTGTAACAACGAAGGATTTTTGAAACAAAAAGAGCTAATTGAAGAAGCAATTAATAACGCTGCTAAAAATGGAAAGACACAACTAGTTTTCCACCCAAAAGAAACTGAACTCAAAGATCGAATCATATCATGGTTGGAAGATGAAGGTTTTATCGTTAAATCAGAACCACGTCAGCATGCCAGAAGCTGGATTCATGTTATTCGTATTTCCTGGTAGTTAAATGCTTTAAGAATTTATGGTGTATAATGGTTTCAAGGATAATATCTAGTAATCATTACACTCCGCCGGAAAAGAATAGAAGTTCTCTATTTAATCTATTTATAATGGTGAAAAATGTTTAAAAAATACTCCTCACTTGAAAACCACTACAACAATAAATTTATTTCTAAAATTCGGTTTGAAGGTAAAGATGGTGGTCTGTGGGTAGCTCGTGAAAAAATTCATGGCACTAATTTCTCAATCATCGTATCCAAAGACTTAGTTTCTGCGTGCAAGCGCAGTGGTCCTATTCTTCCCAGTGAATCATTCTATGGCCACGAAATTATATTGAAGAATTATGACGAGTCTATTAAAACTATTCAACGATGCATGAATGCGAATGAACTTGGTTCAGTAAGTTCTTATCAAATTTTTGGTGAGTTCGCGGGTCAAGGAATTCAGAAAGAAGTTGATTATGGTGAAAAAGACTTTTATGTATTTGACATTCTAGTAAATACTCAAAACGGTAATGTTCTTTATATGGACGATATGATGATGACTTCGTTCTGTAACGAATTCGGATTTAAAATGGCTCCATTTATTGGATGTGGTTCTTTTGATGAACTTATTCAATTGCCAAATAATTTTACGTCTGTAATCAAAGCTTATAACGAAGCAGCAAAAGATGATTTGAAAGAAGTCAATTTGTGTGTATTTGACCCATTAGTGACAGATGATAATGTTGCTGAAGGTTACGTGCTAAAGCCAGTTTATCCTGATTTCTTTAATAATGGCATCCGCATTGCAATTAAATCTAAGAACTCCAGATTCACTGAGAAGAAAAAATCTGATAAGCCAATTAAACCTAAAGCTGTATTAACTAGTAACGACTCGACCGTTCTGGCGAACCTCTGTGAATACTCTACGTGGAACCGTGTATCTAACGTGATTAGTCATATTGGCGAAGTTAAAGCTAAAGACTTCGGTAAGGTTATGGGTCTGACAATGCAGGATATCTTTATTGAAGCTAAACGAGAAGGTGTTGAGATTGTTCATGCTGATAATCCGGACCTCGTAAAACGAGAACTTCAGACTGTTGTGAGTACTACTATCAGAGAAAAATGGTTAGAAATCGTAAGTTAAGATTAGCATTAATCGGGTCAAGAGAGGCGCCAAGAAAGTATCTTGACTTAATGAGTTTAATGGGATTGGCCTTTTCGAAGGCTGGTCATTTCTCTTATTCTGGCGGAGCTCCAGGCTCAGACGAAGCTTGGTTGAGCAGATATGATAGACATCTTTCGCTTAGGATTATTCCTTATGATGGGTTTAATCATTGCCACACCGGTATTGGCGTGGTTTGCTGGTCTGATTTAAGTAATGAATCTCGTATAAAGAGTTACGTCAAAGCTAAGCAAGCTTATCCAGGGCTGGATTCTGAACGAGATATTATAAAGACATTGTTCTGTCGAAATGCGATGCAAGTTTTGGGAGAAGATTGTATGTCACCGGTTGACCACGTTTATTATTGGTGTCCAGTAAGAAATGGGGAAGAACAAGGTGGAACTCGTATAGCTACTCGTATTGCAAGACAACACGGAATACCTTGTACAAATTTGAATGATAAGAAAGTTTTCGAAGAGCTACAAGAACAGTATGCTCCGAAGTTTGATATATTTAGTTTATAAGGGCCCGAAGGCCCTTTTTCTTATTTCTCGAGCGGTGGTAACTTAACGCCAAGATAAGAACTTAATTGGCTTTGATTAGCCATTTTATCCATGTCAGCACCATCAATAACTCGTGCCTCTTTCTCATCTTTAGCTACTGTGTATGGATTAGCAGTTAATGCATACCGAGCTAAAAGAGCAATAGTAGGCTGTAAACTATCTGGGTCAACAATTACTTTGAACTCACCAACAGAAGTATCACCTTCTTCATCAACATCATCTAGCCCCTCAACATACGGAGCATAATACAGTGATGCAACCGTCTGTCCTTCACCTAAATCAGCATTTACACCGACAATAACGTAATCACATGGGCTGTTTACATCAGCATAGAGTGGCAGACCATTTTTTAATACACCATATGCTAACTCGTCTTGGTCTTCTGATTTTTCAACCCAACCGGATGCAGCTAAAATCGCGGCACATCGAGATGAAGCTACTGCGTATGTACCAGAAAATGATGTTTGTCTCTGAACTGCGGAATTCATTTCGCACATATAATAATAAAGAGTACGTGCGCGGTCTTGAGCATTATCGTATTTAGGATCGGTTAAATTTAAAACACCTTTTTCCGATATACCTTGTACTTTAAACCGGCTGGACACTGTAATCAATGACTGAAGAACATCTTTATTAATTTCTTCCGCCATTTGTACTGCTAAAACATCTTCGATAAAATTTGGAGCGTCAAAACCATTGGACTCTAAATCCTGCGCTAACTCAACAGTTATTGAGGTTTTCAATTTACGGGATTTAACTTCAGTTTGCCATTTATCAATACGAAATCCAGCTTCGGCAATTTCTGGGTGACCGTTTTCAAACTTGTTTGTGTTAGCGGCGTCAGATACCATTCTGATATGTCCAGCAGCGATAGCTTCTGAAATAACTTCTCTCATATCAGTCTCAGCTGTTCCAGCGAATGGATTATCTTCTAACGCTTTAAAAACAACATCTTCAAATAAAAACATCTCACCTTTATTAAAAGATTGGGATGGAGTAGAAGCTAAAGGTAATGATTCACGTTCAGACAAACCAATTTGACCAGCATAAGTAGCGCCGCCTAAATATGTCATTTTATCAACTGGATTAAGAACACGTATTCCATATAACGCAGCAATTGGCTGATTAGTTTTCTGTTCAGCAACGAGAGATTTGAAAATACGCTTATTTGTAGCTTTTGTATATGACAATAAATTAGGACGGCCAAGCGAGTTGGCCGATGAGACAGTAGATTCTCTAATTAAATTATCTATTTTTTGCATTAAGGCGCCTCATAAATTATTTTAGGCAGTTTAACCCCAACCAAATATGACATATCACTTTGTCCAGCCATTTTATCCATGTCAGTAGCATCTATGATGCGAGCTTCTTTCTCATCTTTAGCTACTGTATACGGGTTAGCAGACAAAGCATAACGTATCATCAATGAAATTGATGGTTGCAAACTATCTGGGTCAACAATTACCTTATATGCACCGATATGGTCCGGGTCATCTAGGTCTAATCCTTCTGTGTATGGAGCGTAAAAAATAGAACCAACGACTTCTTTTCCACCGTAGTTTTCTTTAACGCCTACCGTCACATAATCCAGAGGACTGTTTACATCGCAGAACACAGGAAGCCCATTTAACAGATATCCATACGCGGTAGAAGGCAACCATTCATCATCTTCTGGACGATGTTTTAACCAGCCTGAACCTGCCAGCAATGCGGCTGCTCTAGAAGAAGCTACTACGTAAGTACCCGAATAAGAAGTTGTTTTCTGAATTTCTGAATTCATTTCACACACGATTTCATACAGTTTGCGTGAAGCTTCCGGGGCATTTGCATAACTCAAGTCTACAATACCATTATCAGAAACACCTGTAACTTTGTACCGCTTAGACACTGTAATCAATGACTGAAGAACATCTTTATTAATTTCATCAGCCATAACTGTAGCCAATAAATCTTCTAAAAATGCCGGAGAATCGAACCCGTTTGACTCCATATCCTGCGCAAGTTCGACAGTCAACGAGGTTTTCAATTTACGAGTTTTAACAGGAGCATTCCATTTATTTACTTCAAATACAGCACTACTAATTTCAACATCAGTATCTTCAAATTTTTCAGTATTAGCAGCGTCTGGAACTAAACGGCAAGTAAGAGAAATTAATCCTTCTTGCAGTGCGTCTGATAAATCTGTTGCGCTTGTAGACGCCAACGGATTAGCTTGTAAAGCTTTATACACGACATTTTGATATTTAAAATAATCACCAACTGCAAGTGTTTGAGTTTTACTAGTTAATTCTGGAATAGTTTCACGGTCTTTTTCACTGATTTGTCCGCCATAAGTAGCACCAGTTTGAAAACTAAACTCATTATCTGGAGTTAGATATTTTACTCCATAAAGAGCCGCTACAGGTTGATTGGTACGTTGTTCTGCGATAATATCGCTGTAAATTAATTTAGTGGTAGCACGGGTCAAAGCAACCAAATTAGGACGAGCTAAAGAGCTGCTAGAAGTTGTAGTTGACTCGCGCAGTAATTCGTTAATCTTTGCCATTGCGCTTTCCTTTTGTGATATATTTTATTTATAATATTGTTTTACATCAAAAACGAAAAAAGGGAACCCGAAGGTTCCCTTAATTAAGGTTAAATCTTAAATTCCTTTGACGTAAACACGACGGAAGTAAGCGTTTTTACCGACAGAGTTAACCAGAGAAGGCATACCGGAAACGATACGGCCTTTAGGTTGCTGTGCAGCAGAATCAGCGAACGGGTTAATACCGATACCATAACGAGTTTTGAACCCCATGACCGGCTGGAAGTTCTTCGGATCGGAACCACGAAGCGGAGTAAGAGCAACGTAAGGAGCGTAGTAAATACCAGCATCCATTTCGTTGGAGCCTTTATAACCGATGGTGAAGTAGTCCTGACGAGCATACTGGTCAATATAGACGCGATATTTACCGCCAAGAACACCAGCGAATACTGCTTTAGTGGTATCAGTTTCAAAACCACGACCCAGACCCTGAGCAGCAGGAGATACGGAAGTATCAACAGCAGCCAGAACGTTAACTACGTTGCGGGAAGCGATGATGAAGTTACCAGCACCGCGGCCAGTCTGACGCGCAATTTCTGCAGCTTCTTTGTCAATCTGGAACAGAAGAGCTTTAAAGCTTTCACCAGCCCAACGAGCACCGCGGATATCGATAGGGTCCTGAAGGTCAAATACACCAGCTTTAGAACCAACAGTCTGGGTCATACCAGATTTACCAACCTGTGCAGAGAAGTTAATCCAATCTACAACTTCACGGTTAATTTCCAGCATGATTTCAGTAGCCAAAATACCACTCAGTTCAGCATCAGCATCCATACCGTGAACAGCACGGAGGTCCTGTGCCAATTCGATGGAATATGCAGCTTTCAGTTGGCGAGATTTAGCTTCGATAACTTGTTTATCGATACGGAAACCCATTTCATTCCAAGAGTTATTCTGGGAACCGTTAAATCCTTCCTGAAGTTCAGCGATAGAGGTAGCCATGCCTTCAGCGATTTCAGCCAGCTGACCAGCTTCCATCAGAGCAACTACAGCTTTATCCAAAGCAGCCGGGTCAGTAGCGCCAGCATCTGGAGTTACAGCAACTACAGCCTGCAGATAAGCGCGACCTGTTTCAGCAAAATCATGAACAACGATATCGCCTTCAGCGATAGCAACGCCAGCGGTCAATTTAGCGAATTTCTCAGCGGCACCTTGACCAGAATGCATTGCGTCCGGAGAATACATCGGATGGAAAGCTTCTTTTGCTTTATCAGCAAGCGGGTCAGAACCGTATACAGCACGAAGAGCGAAAACCTGACCGGTAGGGCTGTTCATTGGCTGAACGCCACAGATATCAAAAGCAATCAGGTTAGGGATAGCACGACGGACCATACCCATAACAGCCGGCCCAATCTGAGTTACTGCGCCAGAAGTCTGACCTGCAGCGATATTCTGAGCATCGTAACCGTGGTCTCCGCCAATTTCAGCTTCGGTCAAGAAAGAACCGAAAGCTTGAGCGATTTTCTCATCACGGTATTCCGGAGATACTTTAAAATCTGCTTCCTGGTTTTCAAGAATTTTAGCAATCAGAGCTTTTTTACTAGCACCGACAATTTCCGGCAGTTCTTCATTTTCCAGCAGCGGCTGCCATTTTTCTACGAGTTGATTCTTTTTCATGTGTTGTATAACCTTGTTAAATTAATAGAGACGTTTTGCACCAGCTAAGTATGCTGCCATTGAAGGAGCTACTACTTTTTCTGCCGGATCAGACGGTTCAGCGACCGCTTCAGTTACGAAATTAAGGCCAGTTGCCTCAGTATCAACAGTATTTATGCTTTCATTTACTGCCGCATTTTCTGAAAAACTACCTTTGACCATTTCTACGATTGCTTCAAGTTTATAACCAAAAGCATCGGAATATTCCATACCTTCAGTTAAAGATTCAACTTTTTCTTTCTGAGATTCAGTCAGGTCTTTAACGGCTTCATTAACAGCAACGGTACGACTTACATAATTGATATAAGCATCACGCATTGAAACTTCTTCGAACAGACGCGCAGTTTCTTCTTTCTGCTCAGCTAGTTCTTCTTCCATTTCAGCGACAACGTCAACGCTTTCTTCTGGGACTACAACGTTGTGTTCAACGAAGAGTTCTTTCATTCCAGAAAGCATAGATTCGAACAACTCAGATTTAATACCACGGTCAACAGCAATCTGGTTTTCGCTCAGCCATTGTTTGGCCAAATGGTCGAAAAATTTAGAAGCAGCTTCTGTGATTTTCTTTTCAGCTTCTTCTTCGGCTTTTTCTTTTTCGTCTTTAACTTTTTCTTCTGCTGCTTCTACCAGAGCATTAATACGTTTTTCTGCCAGGTCAGCGGCACCTTTTTTAACTGCGGCTTCGAATACAGTGCTGAAGTTAGCTTTTACTTCCGGAGAAAGTTCAACTGATTCGAAAACGCTGTCGAGTTCTACCGCGATTTCCAGCGCACCGGATTCAGCGATAAGTTCTTGTTTCAGCATTTTGATGTTCCTGTTGTTAAGTTACATTATTATTTATAATGCTTTTAAACTCTCTGCGAGAGTCTTAAATGCTTCATCAGCACTTTTCTTGGCAGCTGGTGCCGAATCTTGTGTGCCTTCCGAAATTTGTTTCGGAGTCACCCAAGCATCTGGAGCGGAAGGTCCCCATACTGCATCAACGCCTACAGTAAGTTTAAAACCTTCGTTCACAATCTTATAACCTTTATTAGTTTCAGTCAAAGAACCAAGTCCACGACTTGAAACACCCGGAATCCAACCCGCTCGGATATTAGCTGCTAATTTATCTCCAGGACCATGGTCACCTTCAATAATACGAGCTCGTCCGTATACGTCGTTTCCTTTCCACCACATATCTTCTATAATTATAGCGGCTTGCATAGGGTCAACATTAGCGCGAGGCGGATGGTTTAATTCTCCTAATGCTTGCTTAGTCTGAACTTGTTCTTTCATGTAATTAGCGACAGCTTTTTCCAAGATACGTTTTGGATAAAGACGCTTATTACGGTTCACGACTTCAGCTTGGAGGAATATTCCCTCGATGTATAATCCCGGTTTAAGACCGGAAGATGAGCCATCATGCGACTCTAACATCGGTACACCATCAATTACTTCGCCCGGTTGACCCCAATTTTCAATTAATAATTGGGGCTCATTCATTAGCTTAATCCTAACGCTTTGCGGCGCTTCATAGCTTTCTTACGTTTACGAAGTCCACGAGCTTGTCCTGACGGATTAGCACGTTTTGACTTGGTCGCCTTACGAGCAATTTGGCGGCGTTTAGCTTTAGACAATCCTGTAGTTTGAAATGCGTTTCTAGCTCTAGTAACTCGGTCTTTAGTTCGAGTTATTTCGCCTTTACTAGAAACATGCTTAACGATAAATTCGTTAATTTGCATATCTTCGTTAATTGAACCGAGTGCAATTGCTAAATCGGTATCGGTTTCAATCATGTTTTCTACAATTGTATTTATATCGTCTTTGCTTAACGCTTTTGATAATGACTCGTAACGGCCCTGAGCTTCTGGAATAAGAGTCTCGACATTTTCGATTACTAATTCATGGTCTTCAGGGATAAGAAACATTAGTCATCCTCATCTTCATCTTCGTCATCGCCTTCATCGGCGTCGTCAGATTCTTTTTTATCTTTTTCATCTGACTCATCTTCGTCTTTTGGCTCTTCGCCTTCAATTAAAAACGAACGCGCAATTTCAACTTTGCGTTCGCCAATTAAATCCGTGGTCCTTTCAAGCATGATGCTTTCAAAAAGCTTACGTGCCTGAACGAGGTCGTTGGATAAGCATGCGGAAATAAATTGACTTTCCATTAGAAATCCTCTTGATTTTCTGGGTCTTGGTAACGAGCCTCTTTAGACTCTTGTTCAATTTGCTTAGCCTCTTGTTCAATTTCCTCATCGCTCATATGAAGAATATCTTTCATAGCTGAACGATGCGAAATATATTTACCAATAAATGGTTCGGCCATCTGAAGCATATTGATTCTGCGTTCCATGATTTCAGCGTCTTTAAGCTCGGAGAAATATGAATCGCGGTGGAATGAAATCTTAATATTATTTATTTCATCATTCCACTCATCTTCAGTAATTACGCCTTTTAAAATTAAATTAGTTTTAAGAGGGTCTAAGAAGATTTCTTCAAATTTATGCTGAAGCTCACGGATAAATTTTGTAAAACTTAATTCGTCTCTAGTAATAGATGTGCCAGCGTCGAATTGAACTCCGCCTTGTTGGTCGTTAGGAATACGAGATAATGGAACTCGTAAAGCCATATAAAGAGCGTTTCTGAACCAACGAACGTCATCCATATCACTCATTCCTGACATACCCGGAAGAGTATCAATTTCTGTTACTGCTTTTCCGTCACGACGTTGCAACCAATAATCTTCCGTCATGGACATATTGTGTTGCTGATTTTTAATTTTACCTGTAGATGCATCATATACAACACGGTTTTTCATCGTGTTCATGATATTTTGCATGTGCTGCGCGGCCTTTCGTGAAGGCATATTCCCTGTATCAATATAAAATACACGACGGTCAGGAGCACGGGTAATACGGTAAATAACTAAAGCATCTTCCATCAATTTCAGTTGGTTAGCTGGTTTAACAGCCCGATGCAAATATCCGATTATATTTTGTCCAGTACAATCTACTAGACCAGAATGAGCATATACTACAGCAGATTTAGGAATTTTTATTTTTGTGCCGGCATCATATATTCTGCCGTCGCATTGATAAGACTCATTACCGGTGTCGTATATAAAATATTCTTTATACCCTTTTACAATTTTTACTCCTTGTTCCATATCAGTTACAACTTCTCTGATATATTGAACATTTCGTGGGTCTAAACGACGGAGCTCCTGAATTCCTTCTTTGACGTTTTTTGGATTTATTATTTTGTGAAAGAAAATTCTGGAATCGATATACCAACGCCTAAAATGGTCAGCGCCTTTTCTTTGAAAATTAAGACAATTTAAAACTTCGTTAAATTCTTCAATAATCCGGTCTTTTATACGTTGACTAAAATCCGTTGTATCAAGCTCAATAGCAACAACTTCATGACCGTCTTCGTATACGATAGAATCCATTACTATTTCTTGTACAGCGTTATCAACTTCGTAATTATTCATCAAATTACGGTATGTATTGATAAGCTCCCTGGTATTTTTCATGCCAGGTTCATGACTTCCTAGCATTTTTTGGAACAGGCCGTTATAAGAAGCTTCATTGGCTGAAGACTCAATCTCATGCGCACCGTCATCCAGTTTTGGAGCAGTAATAGACTCTAAGTCATTTTTAATTTGTTCTTTATAATTTTGTTCGTCTTCTTTCGCCCAAGGAGCAAAAAGACTTAAAATATTGAAATTCATTAGAGTCTCCGTGAAAGGGTAATAAGCATATACTTATTTATAACAGTTTTGCAGCATCTAAAAAATGACGGGGAAGTTTATTCCCCGTATAAATTGTAAGATAAGTGCAACATATTCAAACAATGAAGTTGAGGTTTGAATATATTTATTACAACCACCAGTCCATCGCAAACGTTACTTCAAACGTTTCTATCTCGTTATTCGAATCCCAATCCATTTGTACTTCACCAACGTTAGTTGGCCACAGCCCGGTGATTGTTACTTCTTTAGTTACTGTCTTACCATCACGATGGTATTGACGAACAACCGCAGTTTTCTTATATTCAGCCGGAGTACCGCCAGTAATTTCGTTGCCTTGACCATGACAGATAGCCTGCCAGTCAACGATAGCTTGACGAGTAGTATGAGCATCATCGTTATAGATAGTCACAGTCCAATCATCAAATGTACGGTCACCAGCTAAGTTGATTTTACGGTTCATATAACCAACTGGTACTTTTTCTACGATACCAGCGGGCATTGGAGCAGCTTTACATTTAAAGCTAAAGTTTCTGCCAAGGTACGGAATTTCTACTTCAAACAAGTTAGGACGAGCTAAGTCGCCAGACTCAAATGCACGAGTCATATCATCAAGAAACATATTAGCCTCTATTCTATTTATATGGCTCTTTGTTCACCAGAGCCATCAGGTTTAATTTAAAAATATTTTCTGTATGTATTTATGGACCCCCATAAGAGGGTCCCTAAACCATTCTAGAATTACTGAGGACCAACCAGTTCGTCGAAGTCAGCGCCAGTAGCAGTTGCCACGAAATTAAGCGTAATAAAATTGATGCTGCGCGCAGGTTTGATATAGAACGAAGCAACAAACTCATTACGATCGATGACCGATGGGGTGTTATTAGTAGTATCACAAACTACACGATACTCATACATACCACCAAGAGCTTTAATTCCCTGCAAATACTGACTAGTTTCCATGCGGAAAGAAGAACGAGTAAAGTTATCGTTAATCTCAAACAGACGATATTTCGATGAATTACCGATATTCGTTTTCAGCATATTAAACAAACGACGGACGTTAACCCGGTCAAATGGAGTTGGAACTTTGGTAGCAGTTTTATCGCCAAACAGAACAAAACCATCACCACCTGTGCCAGTAACCGGGTTAATTGCTTCTTGATACAAACGGTCGCGTTGCGGTTGACGAGCTTCAACAGCTAGTTTAATTACGTTCAGAATTTGACCACGGTTATAACCAGCTGGAGACATCCAAGGCTGACTAACATTATCAGTACGAGCGCACAGACCCGCCATATCAGCAGAAAGTGGCACCCAACGGTTAACATCATTGTACTTATCATATTGATATTTATAGTTACCATCAATAAATGCGTAAGTTGAACTGATGTTCATGTTATCATCGGTATAAGCTGCCGTTGCTGTACGCCAGTTAACCAAGTTATCAATAGCACGAGTTAACGGAATATTTACGATAATTTCACGCGGAGGAGAAATTAAAGCAAGACAATCTTGGCGTTCGTCGGCAATAGAAACTACATGTTTCTGAACAGTAGAAGCAAATTCTAAACTTTCACCCGCAGACGCACCAGCAATAAGCAAGTTAACATGCAATGCTTCGCGGTCCGCAAATAAATCCCATGCTTGCATTACATCGCCCGCGGTAACAGCTGAGTTCGCAGAAATGCCGCCGTTCAATTTGATGATGCCAGAAAAACCTTTAGGCCAGCCTATTGCTGTTCCAAAAATATAGTTACTAGAACCTTTGGCAAAATAATCATCCATATAGATGTTATTTCCGTAAATGTCTTTTTCGCCTTCTTTAGTTGAAAGAACAGATGACTCTACAATTGCTCCATCACGGCGAACAATAATCGCGTATTGGTCATCAGTTTGTGGACCATAACCAAATACTGCCCGTGCGGTAGTAACTCGAGTTCCGCCCGTTGGATAAATTGAAAGTTCAGATGCCGCGCCCTTTTCATACGTAGCTTTTGAAACAATTTCAATTTCAAGTTGAGAGCCGATTTCACCTGGATAAAGAGCAACTACACCCGGCATACCATATTTTTTCAAATTGTTCTGGAAAGTGGTATTACGAATAGCTTCATAAGCATTTTCAGGTTCAGTTAACAAAATACCAGAATCAGTGATAATTTTTCCAAGAGTAATAGTACCAGATACGCCAGAAGAACTTGAAGCTATTTCTGCAGTCCAGTTTGGACCTAGGTCTGGATATTGGTTAGTACTTTTCGCATAAGCGATAATTTTACCAGTAGGAATATACACTCCCAGAATTTTACCGTCAGCATCTACACGAGTAACTTTACCAGCAGTTTCAATTACATCCATATTATGACGTACACGGATAACATCGCCAACTGCATAGTTAGAACCAGCCGCGGAAATTGTGGTTTCAATATTTTCTGCAATAGGAGAAGAGTTTTTCGCCACATCCCGATTAACTGCACGTGCTACACGTAAATCATTACCGTATTGCAAGAAGTTCATAGCTGACATAAAATAATCAGCAGTTTCGCTATTAGGAGTACCAAATAAATCGACGAGTTCAACTTCATTGGTTACCTGAATTACCTGAAATGCAGGACCCCATTGAAATTTACCAGCGATAGCGGCACGGCCTGTAGCATTATTAACAATAGTGCTTTGTACACTAGTTTCTTTGAGCTCAACGCCCGGCGAGAGTAAAGCCATGAATAAATCCTCTAGATGTGTGCTTTAGTATATTTATACAAACGACAGACCGTGTTCAGTTGGGTTGTACTCGGCCCCGGCCACTGCATCCAAGAAAACTACTGGTGCGTAATCGTCATTCATATCTTCTAATTCACGACTGAAAACTTCAGAAGCTAGACGCATATCATCTTTTTCAGCATATTCAGTGAATTTAGTTTGTGTGGATAACCAAGCAAAAATAACAAGGCTCATCACCAAGTCATCATGGTATCCGTCTTCAGCTGCCCATGAAACCCCTTTCTCTGAGAAAGTGCGGAATTCTTGGATAGTTGCTTTGTGGTGCAAAATTAGCTTATCTTTTTCTATTAAATCTTTTAATGCCGAACAACCTACGGGCTTAGTTCTTCTAGTTTGTTTCATGCCTAAGTCTTGCATTGAATCACAAATAACTCCCTCATATTCTAAATCCATATAAAGAGATTTTGCAACCGAAACACCGGTAGAGTTCAATTCAATATAAATTGGAGCCTCATTGTATTCAATAAGATATCTCATAATGATATCCGGAAGAATAAGATGAGAAATAGAATTACTGTGAAGCACTCCAACTTGTTCCCATATTGGATTTGTTATATCAATTATATGTAATGCGTGATAATCTTGCCCGCGGCCTTCTGCACTATCTAATGTTGCTATATATTTATGACCTTCTTCTGGTTCTTTAAATTTGCTAAATCCATAAGAATCTGGAGTTACTTCCGTCCATTCCATGTTAGCAAGTTTCATACCAGAAATAAGAGTACCTGAAGTTCCGTGGAATTCAGCACAGTGTTCCTGTTTAAACTGTTCAAGCGATGAAGCAGAAATCGTCTGTGAGCTCCATTGCCAACCGTCATCGAACACATCGTTATCATCGTAAAGACGTTCTTTGACTGAGTTCCATATAGCAGTATATGGCTCAAACCCAGATTTACCAGTTATTGCCGCATCCCAAATATCATAGAAATGGTTCAATCCATTAGGAGTCGTTGTGATAATAATTTTAGAACGACGACCAGATGAAATTACCGGTTGAATAGCAAGCCATGCGTCTATGAAGTTAGGAATAAACGCACATTCGTCGATGTAAATCATCGCGAATGAGTTACCACGCACAGCATCCGGAGACGACGCGTAAGCTCCTATCGATGACCCATTGTCTAATTCAATAGAACCTTTGTTCCATTCAACAATACCAGGCTGGAGAAAATCTGGCAATAACTCAATAGCTTGTTTTGTACGGTCCAGTACTTCAGCAGACATTGAACCTTTATGCGCCAAAATACCAATAGCTTTGTCTTTATTAAAACAGGCAAAGTGCGCAAGAAAAATAGCTACTACAGTTGTTTTACCAAGCTGGCGAGACAAGTTACAAACTGTCATACGTTTTTTATGCATAATTCTAAGCATATCACGCTGATAATCTCGTAACTGAACTTTTATCGTACCGTAGTCAATGTGTGTGATAGCACAATATGTTTCAGCAAAATAAACAATATCATCGCGGCATTTTTTCCACTCAAGAATCATCTCCTTGGTGTAATTCACTTTGATATTAGAGCGTTTTAGGTTTGGAAGACCCATATACCTAGAACGTTTTACGTTTTTATTTTTAAAAGTCTGAAAATTATCTGGGTCTTCACCCTGTAATTTAATCTTTACAATTTTGTTTATTCTTAAATAATCATCAAATTTTTCTGGATACCACTTATCGTCCCACTGCGATTTAATCCAATTAATTCCTTGGTCAACCATTCTTTCTAGCTGACCTGGGTGTTTAATTACAATTTTATTGGCATCATTCAGCGGATGAGCGTCATTCAGAACGTTATACGGTTGAGTCTGTTCCATTTACTAATTTCTCCTGACGCTCTTGAGATTCATACGAATCTCCTAATTCGTCCATCAGGTCAGTAGGAGAACTCATATAGAACGTTGCGTTTTCAATGTTATTAGTTTGATTGCCGCCTTGCGTTCCAACGTTTTCGGCAGTAATTTCTTTCATCTCTTTGTGAAGTTTTAGAATTTCTTTGTTAGTAGTCGTCATCTGACCCATTAAAGTAGCAAATACTTCCATGTGTCTTGGACTATCCGCGTTTTTAGCAGTCTCTAAAAATATTTTTGCGGCGTCCATCAACATCTGTTGTTGAAAATGCATGTTTTTACGAACGACCGTGTAATCATCTTCTAAGTCTGGTTTACGGTCATTTGGATTACTTTTTACTTCTACTAATTCTAATTTTTCATATACCGGAGTTTCTTCCCCATCAATGCCGGGGAGGTCCCCGATATCTAAGAGTTTGGTAATATCTAATTGTTCGCTCATTTTTCCTCACTAATCATCTTCTTTTATAATTCTTGGCCCTGGAGGGGCAGGCGGAGTAGGAATAGGTATATTAGAAGAATAAGTTTGTTTAGAGTCTCCGTTCCAATCCTGAACATTGACATCCCGTGGTTCAACTTCTGAGTCAACGGATTCGAAAATTCCTTCTGGAACTAATTCACGGGTATTAGCATGAAAATCCAAATAAACTGTTCTGATTTCGCCTTTAATATCACGCTGCGGCGGATACATCCAGCCTTGAACTTCAAACATAATAGACCATTCAAGTCTACGTCTACTGATGTTGTCTCCATCAATTTGTTCATCTACTGATATAGATTGAAAAACAATTCTAATATCTCGTTCGAATTCAATCTCATCACCGAATTGTTCGGTCATTGTAGTGTTGAAATGAGGTTGAAAATATGGAAGTATCTGCTCAACAATTTGATACATATCATCTTCATACCGCGTAAAAATTCCCAATTCAAAAATCATTTTATATGGAGTTGGATTAAATTGAGAAATAGTAGTTGGTTTAGGATCAGCTTGTTGAAGAGCAGTCCTATTAGATATATTAGTTTTATATGTTCCGTTATACATAACATCAACGAGATGTAAATTAATTCGTGGAAGAATTGTTTCAACCTTAGCAACATCTTGTTGAGAGTTAACTGAAGTCCATTTGTTAAGTTTCATCATAAAATGTTCTTTTGATGCATAAGTAACAGGGACTTTTATGTATCTAGTTCCAGTGTCTTCGCGGGTTCTTGCTACTTGAATATTAGAGAATAAATCACCCATAAGCAAAATGTACCGTCTGAAAGACGAGTTATAAAAATGTCCGAACAATTTTTTCTCCAAAGGCCACTAAGGGCCTAGTATGTTTATAATTATATTTATGACATAAAACCATCATCAAATGGGCTAGCGTTCTGCGGGTCATTAATGCCGCGTCCGTTTATTACTACATATTCTTTAACAAATTCAGAAGCTTCTTTATTAATCTGGTCGACTTCCTCATATTGAATTTCTCCAATATCAGCAAGACCATCAAGATTTTTAACCGGAGATAAATCCAATTCGCTAAATTCTGGAATTTCAATACCAGGATTTTTTTGCAATTCTGGATTAAGTTCTTCGCCTGAGTAAATAAATTTACCTGCTGTTATTTTACGAATTGAGTTAGTTCCAACTTGGTAGAACGGGTCGTAAGGTTCAACCCAATTTATTTCAAACAAACTATTATCCATTTTGAAATAAATTAAATCTCCTTCCTTTGGCTCAGTTCCATTGGTTTGGTGCTTAAATAATCCAGGATTTATAGATAAAGTTATTTCGTCGGAAACTTGCATACCGAATTTACTAAAAAATGAGTTAGCTCCTTCATATCCTTCAAATGAGTTAACATAAGCAGCAAACATCCAAGCTTTAGTAAATTTATTTTGTAAGTCTTCTCCAAATAACTGGTCAGGTTTAACATATTCTCTTGGAATATAATAGCATTCCACGCCGCGCATTTGAATTGATTCAGCTACAAGAGTGTCTGCCAATGATTGGGTGTTTTTATGCCCGTTAAAATTTACATACGGATTGAGAATATTAGCAACATTTGTTTTTTCATATCCGTTTTTATTTTCTAACTTTGCGAATAAATTATTATTCATCATTTTTAATTCCTCTCAATTAACCAATCAAAATCCCAAAAGGAGGATCGAGTAAATATAATTCTTCCCGCAATCTTTCTTTTTCTCTTTCAGCTTCGTCTAACAATCTCTCTCCGTTTAGAGTGACTCCACCGGGTAATTGCATTCCTTGGTGTTTAGCTAAAACCTGGCCTAGAAGTTCTTTCGCTAAGGTAGTCGCATAATCTTTTACCCAACGATTATTATATGCGCCCTGCTTAACGTTTGCATCTTCTCCTGCACGCCGTTGTGGCAAAGACCTGTCCATATTATCCCATTGGTCAGAAATAGACCATTGGTCAGCTTTACCTGCGTATCCATAGTCAGCTTTGTTTCCAGCAGTTTTATCAACTCCCGAATAAGCTAGTGTAAAAACTTCTATGATAATAATATCGTGTTTCTGGAAATTACCCATGACCTTTAATTGCTCATTAGCTCCATTGTACCAATAATCTGGCAATGGAGACAGCATGTCTTGCATCATAGTCATATAAGTCATTAACTGAGTAAAATACCCCAAGTCTGCACCAAAAGCGTTAGGGCCGTAAAATTTGTTACAAGAACTTCCCATTCCGCCATTTATACCAGCCATTCCTAATAAAAAATCAGTAAACCATGGATAAGTCGCGTTTCCGTCCATAGAAGTAATAGAGCCAACATTAGTGCGAACTATCTTAGTTACAGCAAAAATATTTGAACCTCTTAAATCAAATACTCCATGCTTATAAAGTTCTTCATCATCACCAATATAAAACATATGATAGCCTTTATTTAAACCATCATAATGATACTCTCCGAATAATTCAAGCGCTCTTTGAATGCAATTATAAATCATGTCTTCTGTGAGTTCAACATTTAAAATTGGAGCGCCAAGTCTAGTTAAAATAGCGTCTTTTAATTCTTTAGGGTTTTGTGGAGCGTGAATAGACATAAGTACCTCAAGGGCCTTTCGGCCCTTTATATTATGGAGTTAAAGTTGTAATATCAACCCATGCACCATCTCTACGCACATAAGCCTTTCCGTCCATCGGGGCTTCTGGAATAAGATTTTGCATATCTAGGTTTATTTTATCGATACTTTCTTCGTGCTCTTTGACCGTAGGAAGCAATCCTTTTTGTTCTACTGTCCCGCCAGAAGAAGTACCATTAATAGTAGTATTTAAACGAATTACTTGACCTTTAAGTCCCTCAGTGTTATTACCAATTTCAATTTGTAAATCTTGAATTGAACTATTAGTAGCATCTTGTTGAGTTTCTAAATGGTCTACTCTATAAATCACAGAAGTCGGAGATGGAGAAGAACCACTAGGAACAATACCTACTGTTTGATTTATCCAGGCTACTTGTCCCCTCAATCCGGAAGAAGTATCAGCCCCAACAATTTGATTTAAATTGTTAATTGAATTAGTGTTTGTTTTTATTCTTCCATTGATTGAATTTGTAGAAGCATCGTCTCCGATTTTAGCTTCAACAATATCTAATCTTGGTATAACTCCCGTAGTTGAGTTAGATAATTTTCCATTTATACCAACAATATCGGAAGTGTTTGTATTTACTAATCCAATAATGCTTGTTACACCGGAGTTATATCCTATGGAATCCATGACGTCTTCCATGTTAATAGCAAGACCGCCAATACTACCATTCATTTTTGTTAAACGGGAATATATTGGGTCAATAGTTCCAGTAGGCTTCGGCCCTAATTCTGCCCTAATGCTGGTAACTTCAGATGTTAAAGAACCTACATCCGAATCGGAAAAAGATTTCTCGAGTTTAGATAAACGCTCATTGTTATTATTAATTGCTGAAGAGTTATTAATAATTCGGCGTTTCATCCCGGTCGCTTCATTTCCGGTTACAGCTTGTCCATTTATATCCTGGCCCGGATATTGGCCAATTTCTTTTTTAATCCAGTATAAATCGTCACGAATAGGACGATGAACACTATCTAAAGAAGAATTAAAAACTCCAATATCTTCTTCAATGAAAGTTGTTCTAGTATCAAGTTCAAGAACTCCGTCTTGAATAGTAGTAACAGACTGCTTTAATAAACCGATGTCTGTTGTATTTTTACCAATTTGGGACAAAGCTTCTGTATTATCAGAAACTTCTAAAATGCTATTAATTGTTTTTATTTGAGCCGACATCTCAGTAGAAGCCGTTCCAATTTTTCTAACGTTTTCATCCAAAACAACCACGTTAGCCTGTACTTGGTTGGGTCCACGGTTCAGTTCACCATCAGTACCAAATTTCGTGCTGGCACCAGTTAGTTCCTCCCCATTTTTAATCCAATTTATACGCTGTTGGCCTTCTTCTGGAAGGCCATTAACAAACGGTAATGGCTTTAATTCCATACTTTCCTCTTTATCGAGCTACAATTACATAGTTAAGTGCAAGGTTCTTCTGACGAGTTTCATGAGAAACTCGAGTTTGTCTAGCTGAGTCGAAATACATTCTAAATCCGCGCCATTTTCTATCATCAGAACCTGCGTCATAGTTGACAGAGCCATAATCTCTAGCTTCACAGGCTCCCGAAGGAGGATAGTTTGAAGTTACTGCTTGGTCATCCATTGTCCATCCGGCAGTTATTTGCTGCATCGTGTCTTCTTGATAACTACCAAAGCCTCGGCCCGGGTCCAGTCCACGACCATCATCAAATCCACGCGGAACTAAGCCTCGCATATCAGGAATAGCAAAGTTATCTCCCCAATCTCCGCCGTAAGTAAATCCAATGACAGCAAATAATTCAGGCCATTGATGCTTGTTTAACCAACGGCCATTACATTTCAAGCAATTACCGGTGTCGTAATTATAAGCAGCAAGTGTCATAGTACCAACAGGTAAATAAGCTTTAAGATTATTTCGTGTCATGTACTTGTTATCAGCGGCAGTATCATGTTCATATACTCCAGCTGATACTGCTGCCCTATTACTTGGAAGAACTGCTGAGTTAGCTGATAATGCTTTAGAATCATCTCCATTCAAATCATTGGACAAAATAGTTGTCCCTGCTCTTCCTGTTGTCGCTCTAGTGGAAGCAAAACGATATGGAGTTACAGCAGTTGTATGGTCAGAACCTCCATCCATATGACCTGATGTTGCAAGCTTAATAGCACCTAAATTTGACTCAGTAGATTGCCACTGATTCAACGTAAATGGAGACACTGAATAACCGTCTCTTATATTAGGGTCTCTTAATTGAGACAATGTTGCCAAACGAACTACACCTTGCTCTGATTCAGTAGCAGGTCCCCAAGCTGGAATAAGAGCAGTTGCTGCAGCTATAGCTTGTTTGGTTTTTAATGGTGTCATTGCTGTAGTATCATCTACACCGGCTTGAGCAGCTGGTGTAGATGATATTTTTAAAACACCGTTGGAAGTTTCAGTTGATGTTCTGACTGTAAAAACATTATCTATTGTGGCCTTCAACGATGACGCAACAATAGTGCGGTTTGTAGCAGTTCCAGCTATAGCCTCTTCATCAGTCGCATATTGAGTTACACCAAGTACAGTTGTACTCGCTTCTGGACGTTGCATCCTATATGATAACGTTGCTGGTGTTATAAATGTATCCGCAGAAACACCAGCGTCGACTTCCAATTGAGTTGCAATTCTAGCTTTACCTGCGACAGTTTCCGTAGCTTGTGGAACTCCTGAAATACCATCAACGCTAATAGCAGATAAAGCATCCTGCACATTAGTTATATTTTCATTAAAACCACTATTAGTTGGGTCAAATGTTACATATTTGGATTCATCTGATATGTGTTTTAGAGTGTTGTTTTGCATTATGCTAATCTCTTAAAGTAGTGCAACAATACCGGGTCCGCTGAACCTTCTAATGTTTCGGTTTTTGTTCCTATACGTGTCCAAGCTCCATAGCCCGGTTTAGCTGGAGATATGATAGTTGAACTTACTGTAATGCCAAAACGTGTTTCTGGTTTAAGAACATGAGTTTGGTTATCAATATAAGAAACTGTAAGTTCAGCCCCAGTCAACCCTTGCGAAACTGTGTTAATAATGAAATTTTTAAGAACTGCATCTTCCAAAACTAATTTAGCTTTTGCGGTAACTTCTTCGGCAGTATCTCCAACAGTTACTGTCACCGGAAAACCGAACACAGAAATAATAGCATCGCCAGTAGCTCCATCCGGTTTAACTACTGTACCAGCGAATGTCCAGGTGTCGGTTTGAGAAATTCCTTCTGGAGAAACGCCGTCTGTGTTAATTTCTATAGAATTTATAGGACGAATGGTAAAATTTCTAACATCATTAATTGCTGATTGTACGTTAGGGAATTCAATGCCTTTTGAATACTCAGAAATTGTTAAGCTACCGTACGGTTGCTTACTCATTACATCGTTATTGTTAGGCGAAGGTATAAACTGAATATTATCAGAATAGCGGGATTTAACACCCGCTTTAGTACTCATTACGCTCATTATGCAATCCTTAACCAGCGATATACGGTAATTGACGGTTGAACATTGTCAAGTGATTTAACATTGACATGACTTTCATTAGTCTTCGCGTGGTCTTCGCGGTATTTAGTATAAACTGGACCTGTATCGTCTGGGTCAATTTGACAACCACCTACGACAATTGGACCGTCGTTGTCTGCTATTAATACTTTTTCGTCGGTTTTAGTTGTAGGAAGGTTTTCATTTGATATGCTAACAGAAATTTCTCCAGTAGTTCCACCAGCAGTGTGAGATGGCTGTCCAGAAATATCTAAATCGTTGTTATTCATAGCAAATCTTGGGTCATTTACATCTGAATTCCAACCAACAGTAACTAATCCTTGACCCCACAATACCCATCGACCAATACCCATATAAGTAGCTGGATTATTTGGATTAACAGCGTTTTCGTAGATAGTTCCAACTGGATAAATTAAATCAAATAAAGCATACGGACTTGTAACCAAAACATCAGATGGAGCTACTGGTTCAGTATTCGGAATACGAGGATTATTATAATCGGTTATTGAAACTTGACCAGTTAAATGAATTGGACCACCTTGAGATATATAAAGAGAATCAGTCTCTTGAATAATATCTTCCATACTAGTAGTTGTTCCGATATTATTATTGTACCACTTTATGGTAATAATATCGCCGTGTTCCATTTCTCTATCGGTTGTAATAGAAATAATACGATTATCAGAATCAAAATTGATTGAATAATCCATATTAGATGACACCCAAGTTCCTCCAAGAGCAACACAAGACTCATAAGTATCTGCGTCAGCTCCTTGACAATAGACTTCAGGCAAACCGGTTGTTCCCACTAATACTTGACTTATGCCGTTAAATTCAACTTCCAATGAATTTGGATTTATCGGGTCATGTAAAGTCAATCCAAACATTTCTACGGTGAATGTATTAGTATTTTTCAAATCGCCTACGAATGTTGAACCGGGAACTGAAGCTTGATTTGTTTTAGAAGAATCCAGTAACATAATTTGGCGTTTATTATAAGAACTACGCCATTGACTAATACCATCAACGTAAGAAACAACTATTACTGTATCACCAATATTGCATTTTTGACGTAAACGAATATCTTTACCATTTAAAGCAACTACTTCATCGGGTGTAGCTCCAGGAGAGCCGTAATCACTATTTTCGCTAAATTCTTTTCCATAATAAAGAATGTTACCACGATGATAGACCTGGGTATTAGCTTTATTATAATCGTACCCGTCAAAAACGTCTAAAAAATCAACTTGGTCTTGAGTTTCTACTAAAAATTCTTTACGAATTACAGAAGCTAAATCTGAATTACTGATTTTGTTAATTTGTTTATTTTCTACATATTCCCAGCGTCCAGGAGGGCAATAAACAAGTTCCAAATCAGTCAGTGGAACATTAAATTCGATTGGGTTTGGATTACCCTTCAGAGTATCTCCCGCCGCTGGAGTAATGGTAACCGGATTTGTCTGCCAAGTACCAAATACATCTCTAACTCGAATAACATGGTTATAATCTGGAGTATTTCCCTTTGGTAATTCAAACGTCATTCTGCCAGCGGTTGTATCTAAAACATAAGAACGCCCAAAGTCGGCTGTCAGAATTGAGTTATCAGCTGATTTGAAAGTTTTCCACGCGCCTGCTGCATGCGGGAAATCACCATCGCCTAGTTGATAATACAACTCATTGAAGTTATTATTAATTTTTTCGCCACCTTTACGCAGGTAGTCTCCAGAGCCGTCATCAACCACAGCTCCAATTTTTAAATCTTGTTTCATTGTGCTGCCCCGATTTTCTGAGTTGTGATAGATTTAACAGCTACTCTTAATCCTGATGCGCCGTTAGCAGTCATCGTTATCATTCCTGTTCCGCTTATACTAAAAGAATAAGTTACGATATCATCCTCTTCTGTTAACGCTCCTACTCGCATAACAGCGTATTCAGTAGATATCACTGTATTAGTTACTACATCTATTAATATATTTATTTCGGAAGACTTTATTCTTTTACCGTCATTAGACCTAGAAGTAACTAAAAGTTTTGAAGCTATATATTCATTTTTATGAAAAAGAGGAAAATCAACTACCCCCGCAACTGGTATTTGCCAAGTTCCTTGGACCGGGTCATGATAATCCCCAAACATGTTTCTGATTGAATAGTTCCATACTGACCGTCCGCCGTCATCAGAAATACACCATACTTTAATTTCACTAAATGGAGAAGTCACTACAAGCGGTCCAGAGATGCCGACAAAATTGTCTTTAGGTTCTATTGTCAGTGGGTTCTGGACTGAAATAGAGCCGCTTGAGTTAATAAAAAACACACCTTCTCCACGGACACCTTGGTCTAATCTAACAACGACTGGACCAGCTGATGTATCAATGTCATGCATAGAGCCATTTTGCACCGGAGTTTGAAAATCTACCGCCGGATTTTCTGATTTTTGGTAATAACCTGTGGCATGGATAACTTGACCAGTAGTTCCTTGCCCGCTATCTAAAGACATTTTGCGTTGGTCACCGAACGAATTATAAATTGCGTTCATATTAGAATTAAGTTTTAAACCGCCGTCGAATAAGATATCACCAGTAGAGGCGTTACCGATTTCACCGACGTCGATTAATTGTTTTGGTTCTTGATTATACATATCTATTCCTCAAGTGATATCCGTCTATTCTTTATATTTATATTTATGCAATAAAAAAGGGACTCCCGAAGGAGTCCCTGCTAGAATTCAAAAATGATATTTATTTCTTCAGTTTGGTCCATTGCCATAATAATAGGAGCTCTATTTTCCATGTAAATCATCTCGCCTGAATGACGTTCCAAATCATGAGGCTTGTAGTACAAATCTTCAGCCTTAACATTAGGGTCATTAGGTTTATCTTTCTTTTCAAGCGGATTGACTATAACTGAAATCTGCCTAAAACCATCATTGCCGGGAAGAGCGGCCTCGGGAAAATAAACTGAGTCAAAGTACGCTTTAAATCTCATAGTGTAAGCTTTTACTCTATAAATCAACCCATAATCATCTTGTTGCCAAGAAAGATTATTCTGCAATCCCCATCTGATTGGGTCTTCAGCTATTTCATCGGGCCAAGGAACGACAATATATTCATTTGTACATCTGTTAATTGACACATCTGGCGGAATTTCATACAAATACTCCCATAAATATCCATCGTTTGTGTCTATAGTTAAAGTCCCTTTTTCTGCATCACCTCTTCCACGAGGAGGATTAGCGCTTGGTATAGAAGAGGTCCATTTACCACCTAATTTAATACACTCATCTTTGTTGTTTATATCTTGTATAGAACAAGTTCCAGAATCTGGAATATCAAGCACACGATAAACTAACCAACCAGCACCAACCTCAGTTGCATTATATGGAGCACTATTAACTACAACAATTTCTCCAATTTGAAAGTTACGTGGGTTTGGATATCTTATATCACCCCAATCTTTTCTTGGAACAATAGCGTCTAACATTGATGGCATAACTTTTACAGAACCCATCATGTTAGTCCACATATCAACTACGCCCTGAGTATCGTCAACTGGATAAGGTGGGGCAAACCCCACCTCATTCTCATTATCAGCCCAAGGAGTAGAACGACCAAAAGTTATATAAAGTGAATTTTTATTTGCCGAATCTCCTATCGAATCATAAAAATTCTGCATTTTTTCAGTGCGAAACTTTGAAGTAACAATCGCACGATAAATTACGCTTGAATCATTCATCTATTTTAACCTGTGTTGGATTATTAGGTTCGCGAGGCAGACCTGTTTTATCAATCAAACGCTGCTCAACTAAGTCTCTGAATTGAGAAAAAGTTACGGCAGATTGATCGAATAACGGACTCATTGATTTCCGACGCTCAGTAGGAGTTTGACCTTGGAAAATAGAATTATCATTCTCAGAGTCATAGTCAGCCGGGACAGGATATGCAATACCAGACATTGGTCCAGGAAGATAAATTACTTCACCTGTGACTGGGTCTTTTTCTACATTTCCACTTGAATCTAATGATGCTACTCGATCTGGATAAAAAGTCGGTATACCAGCATCCCATTTGTAGTTTTTGTATTTATTGATTATAGTTTGGACATGTTTCATAGTTAAACCCACGTTTATGAACATAGTCAATAGCGTAATACCAATAAAGCCAAATCCAACGGGATGAACAAATCTTAACACATCATTACGATATCTTGATGTTGGAAGATTTGAACGTATTTTCATAACATAATAAGAACGGTTGCGGTTGATGTAATCAATAGTATTTTCTACTAATTCCTTACCACGAACACCTCTAACTATCATTCCATTAAAGCCTGGATAGCGTTCAGCCTTTACTTCTTGGCCTTGAATTAAGCGTCCTAATAAGTTGTGAATTGTTACATTCCACTGAAGTTTTCCTTTTGAATAAGACCTTTCAATATAAGTAACATTACAACGTCCAGTTGGAGTATAAATGGTTTGACCAACTAAGTCTTCATTAATAGAATCAGATTCAATAACTATGTCATATTCGGTTCCAGAGTTAGACTCTATTTCTATTTCAACGTCTTCGTTATATAAGAGTTTAAACAAAAACTTATAAGAAGCTTCAATACCTTTTGTTGAATAAAAATCTGAACGTCTAGCTTCGAAAAATCTTGATACCGCATCCCGCTTATCTTTGTTAAGATAAATGTTTCTTTTGTATACTTCAGACCAAAGATATTCCCATGAGTCTTTTTCTCGTGGATATTGGTTTCTTATCAAATTCAATAGATTGTTATATTGAGTTCCATATCCATCAGATAAGTATTGAATATATGCGTCACAGAATTTTTCAAAATTTGTGTCCTCTAGCAAATAGCTGTCAGGCATCATAGTTCTAATCAGCGGTCTTAAATCTGGGTCTTGTATTCCGTCGCGTTCTTCTGGCTTCCATTCTGTTTCGCGTTCCTGATTTTGCAAATAAGCTTTAAGGAATATTTCAGACGGTTTCCAAATTATTTTAGTTTCATCTCGAACACGATAATTGAATTCGTAATATGAAATTATTTCACCGGAAGATTTATAAAAGAGAATACCAGAAGCGTATTTAGTAAATCCGTTGAATTCAACATTTGGAGCAGTTACAGTACAAGTGCCTTTGTCCCAGAATTCATGTAAAACTCGTTCTGGAGAACCGGAACCATGCGTGTCAATTATTTTTGTATGAGTAATATTTGAATAAACAACCACAATTCTATCAGAATTATTAATCCAGCAGCGAGTACCAGATTTTCTAGACCAGCTAAAAAATGGTTCAGCATAATAATTCATAGCGCCGGGAACAAATTGTTCATAACCAGATTTTTCGTCAGCTCTAAAAGACATCATATGATAATGCTTATCAGAAAGCCATTCGCGCGGAAATTCATATTTAACGGCTCCTAACAAATCATATTTTAACGCTGTGTCTGGGTCTTGCACAATTTGGTCATTTAAAAATTTAAAATTGCTAGAAGAAATGAATACTTCTGTTCCGTTGGTAGACATAGAAGTATAACCATGCTCTATCCGACGCCGTTCTTCTTCTGTATTACCAAATACACGCTTAAATGTATTATCGGACTGAAGAATGTAAATTCCTTTTGATTGAGAATCTATTACGTTTTCTGGAACAGTCGGGTCCATCCTGTCTTCTTTAACTTCACCAGTAATAAGAGCAAAAACTTTACCATTAACAGCTTCCATTTTATAGCACACTGCTTTTGGATTACCAGTTATTGTTAGTACTTCTGGCTCAAATAATTTTTCACCGAATGTAGGCGATAATGGGTCTTGGTCAATAGGCGCATTGCGCGTTTTAGCAAAACGAACTTTATCTCTGGCTACAACATATATGAAATCATCAGTAGTTGTTATAGCTTCAGCAATTCTGGAAACGTCTGCCGGCAAAGATACATATGTTCCAAATATTTCAACATCAAATCCAAGTTTAAGTTGGTCGCCAATTTTAGCGAAAGTAACGTCCTGCGAAGAAAAACGAACTTCATCTGAAGACCATCTTATATCATTACTTTTACGTCCATAAAAAATTCTATCGTATCCCAGTAAATAAGTTGTATATTCACTTTGATAATACACAGTACGGGAAACTGGATTACCAACACGGTCGTTTAGTAATTTAACTGCTTGCCAAGTTTGACCTTTGTTGTTAGAAACTTTTACTACAGGCTGAAATCTTTCAAACAGATATAAAATTCCTTCAGATTCCATTAGCATTACTCGGTTTATGTCTTTACATACCGCAGAAATGCTACTTTGTATTTCATGATATTCTTCTTCAAATAATATATGGTCAGAAATTGACGATACTATTTCATAATTAGGGCTAAATTGAAATGACTCATCCATTAAAGCCGCCATAACTGTATCACGGTTGAAATCTACATAACTTTGATTGTTATTAGTAAATTTTTCTCTGATGAATTTATTAGCCAAAGTCATTTCGAGCATAGACTGAAACGTATATGCGTTTGTTAAAAATGTTTGAAATTCTTCAGTTTGTACCCAATTAGAGCGTTCAAACCCTTGAGCTGCAACTGACACACGCATAACATAATAATCGTTCGGTCGAATAAATCCACTTTCGAAAAATTCGTTTTCTGACGTGTATCCTAGATTTCTCCATTGATATCTAGAGGGGTCTAAAGAGACCCCTTCTGATGTGCGGGTATTTGCGAGTTCAACAAAATAGTAAAAGTTAGCACCAACATCATCCCATTTAATATGAACATGGTTTGCTGACAATTTAACAATTCTGAGACTCGTTACTGATGGTGCTTTTACTGTCATTGTGCTATAGGCTCCAATTCAATGGTTGTGTATTGAGGACGCAAATCATTCTCAAAAACTATTAATGAACCATCTCTTGTGAAAATGTTATCTTCCTTTGGTGTAGAATAAAGCTCGATAGTTTGAACCTCAAATTGCTCAGACGTTAAGTCTATTGCCGAAATATTCCAATAAGTTATATCTCCTGGGTAATTAATTTCCCCAATTACATAGTACTTATCACGATTTTCTGCATTAAGCTTATTAAAATCAGTTCCCATGTAAGGCTGGATATCTTGGTTTTCTTTAACATCGCCGTCTTTAAACGGGCCAATTATAACTTTACCAATTCCATTTTGGTCGGGGTCTGAACCAACTATTCTAACCATATAATCAGAATCTTCACCGTGAAAAGTGAAAGAGTTTGACTCTAATGACCTGTTAATCATTTGATTATAATATTTAATACCAGATTCCGGTGTTTTAAAGAAGTTTTGAACTTCGCGAACCATTTGAATTGTCGCAGACGAACCAATAATACTATGGTCTGCATCGTCAATATAGGTTAACATCTTAGATTTAGCAAATGACGCATTAAAAATTTCAACTTCGTCAATATAATATCTATCAATCTGGTCTAAGACTTTGCCTCTGAGCCATTGGTCCGTTTCTTGTAATTTATTCAGCGCATAAGATACTTTAATATTATGTCTCAAAAACAAATAGTTCGGAGATATAACAGATGGAGTAATAGGTGCTAAGTTATATTGCTTCAAATAGTTCTGAATATCTTCTCGTTGTACTGAAGTTAAGTACAAACCGGATTTAGGCTTGATAGCAATAAATGCATAACCAGGTTTATACATATCAGTAAATGTTTGGACTGCTTGAACGATAGAGCCAAAACGCTCTGAAACAAAGGTGTCATAGTCGGTTGCAGTTACGCAACGTTGTTGAGTTTCTCTCTTTATCGTGCCAAGTTCACGGATACGTTCTATATCTTCATGGTCGCCGCCGCCGTCAGCTCCAACATAATCTTTGGAGTCATCAGGGTTTTCATATATTCTTTGAACTGTTATATAATTTAAAGTATCAGCATAACTGAATTCTGTCGCCCCATTTGCAGCAGCTCCTTCAGTGCGAATATATTCTATAACGATGGTAGAGTCTTGTACCGGTTTTAATCCGCCAATATAATTGGCTTCAAGAGCCCCACCCGCAACTGACACACTCTGTTCACCTTCTCCGAAGAAAATTTCAGTATGCCCGTCTACAGTTTCACGCATATAATAAATTGTAGATGTAGAACCTGCGTGAACCATAGAGCGGCGGGTCCAGTTAGTCCATTCAACTCCATTAACCGATAATTTAACTTCATTACGGTCAATATTGGAATCACGAATAATGATAGGCTTCATTTTATCATATCGTAATTCAGTACGAACAATTCGGCCTTGAACTAATTTAATTCGTGGAAAATACTTATTATTAGCATCACGAACTGCTGTGACTTCTTCTGTTGTTACAAATGAATATGGGTTAACAGAAGTTTCTAACGCGTACGCCAAAAATCTTGTACCACGAGGAATACTTATAGTGTTCCAATTTAAAGCATGAGTACATTCAAGCATTATTTCAATTTGCGCCGCTGACTTTGAAGAAGGTAAATATCCATTGTCCTGAGCAGCTTGAACTACGGAACTTCTCAAGTTTGCAGTTCTCATAAATGATTCGTAGACTGCGCTATTACCAAATTGCTGAATGTAAAGTGTATTATAAGCTAAAAGGTCTAATAATACGTTTAAACGAGAACCTTCAAAATCATAATCTAGAAACTCGTTTTGCCCGCGAAGCCAATCAAGTAAATCTCTCTTGATTTCACCGAATGTTCCTCCTACAAAAATGTCCGGAATAGCGTTTACGGTGCGCGTTAATTGATAGTTAATTGGGTCTGCCATTATTTTATGAAAACCTTATAAGAAGATTGCGCGACTGTATCGCCGCATGAAATAGGGTCAGCCATTTGAACAGCTTTCTTTCCAGTCACATAAACTTTAGATGTTCTTGGCTGGACTGCTCCACCGTGCGTGTCATATGGTTTTACGATGCGTGTATGAGGAGTGATTTGGTCTCCATCAACTAATACCGGAATCCCGCCAGTAAACACTTTTGGCTGAGTTGAATTAATTACGGTAGGAGGAAATGCATCATGACCAGATGTTATACATTGATTAAAACTTAAACCTGCCATTAGTTCCCCGCATACACATATTCACGAAGTTTATTTCCCCAACGACTCCAATTTCCGTAAACTAATTGAGTATATGTTTTTGTTATTCTTCGTTCGACCGGTGGAGTAGTTGTGCCTCCTGATTCACCAGAACCGCCAGAAGACTCTTCCGACTGATAATCATATATACATTCAACCGTATACGTAAAAGTTCTCTGGAGTGAACTAGGGGCTCTCCACATATATAAATCTGCAGTTTTGGGAGGAGGTAAATCCTCCCAAGTTGCTGCGGTTTTTAATTCATCGCCTTCACGATATTTTAATGCATCAGCTCCAAATGAAAATACGCTATTATAATTTCCGTAGTATCTGGAACCTTCAACTATTATACCAGAAGTTGGCTGATAATCTATTATATTTATTGACTTTAATGTATCAGTAGCATCAAGCTGAGCAGTGAAAGTCAAATCAACAGCCCCGCCTTCTTGAATATCGCCGAGGGATGTATTAACGGGAAGTATCTGGGCCATATAATTTCCAGTTAGTCAATAATTAATATTTATAAACCAATGTCCACACGACTGCCATCAATAGTATATTGGCCCTGAGCTATAGAAGACATTGAGCTCATAGTTTCTGACCAATTCCCAGCAACTGTCATATTAACACTACCATTTACAGTCCATTTTACGTTTCCGTTTACTGTATAATCGTGATTTCCTTCAACCTGAGTTTTAGCATCTCCTTTAACCAAGATATCAGCATTTCCGTCAACGACTATCTTTATATTTCCTTTAACGTAAAGTGTTCCATCTCCTTCGACAGTTTTTGTTTCATCTCCACGGATAAACAAAATATTATTTCCGTCAATTTGATGTAATCTGTTGGCCATGTTATAGTATGTTTCATCTGCACCAACGTTTACCTTTTTATCACCGGAAACTAAATAATTTCCATCACCATTAGCAATATCGTATAAATCATTTACTGTTTTTCTAGTTCTTCTTCCATCAGGAGCTACTTCTTCGTATGTCCCTGTTGGATGAACAAGACGATATCTTTCATAACCCGGAGTATCATCAAATTCTTGAATGTGACCAGATTCAGTTTCCATTGTATGGACATAAGGGTATTGTCCTTTATATGATGATACAGGCTCTTTAAAAAGAATTCTGCTGTCACTTGGTATAGGAGGGTCGCTTGGATTAACTGAAGCTTTAACAGTAGCTAATTGAGCACCAACGGATTTTCCTTGAACCGGATTAACAGGAACACCATACGATTCCATATTACCAGTAAGAATAATCATAGATACTCTAGAAGCTCGACCTTTAGTCTGCTGAAACCATAAAGAGTTTCGAGATTCGTTATATGCATCTTTCCAACGGCCTTCATCCATGGCTTTAAGCATATTAGTGAAATTAGCTACACCACCAACGCCCATTTGAAAACTCATATTTTCAAGAGCCATTTGTCTCGATTTATTCATTTTGACATAAACTGGACCGACTTTTGAGTTGGTTTTTATATCTCTTTGCATATCAGCTAGGTCTTTAGCAAATAATGCGGATGCTTCATCCATTGTTATAGAACCTGGATTTCCTTTAACTTCTCTTCCAACTTGATTTGAAAGCACTTTATTAATTTGTGCCATATCACGGACTCTTTGTCTCATGATAAGATGCCCAATACCGATAGTCGGATATCCCTCAGTGTCCCAGTATACTTTCAAACGAAGACCTTCATCGCGGCGAAGCATAGCTTCTATAGTATAATTTGGATTATTATCTTCTGGAATATTTGATAAATCTGTGTCGTCAGGATTAATAGCCGTATCAAGGTTATTATCTTGAATAACGTTAGGGATTGACTCAAATCCAGCTTCGCCACCTTGGTTCAAAAGGTTAGTATCATTACCTAAGTAACGCGGATATTGGCCAGTTGGATCAGAGAAACCCTCTGTAGTGTTTGGTCTAACTCTGGCATTTACTCCGTATGTGCCCATCACTAAACCATTAGTACGATATTTGTCCAACCAATGACCATAAACATGAGTTCCTTCGACGGGTCCAGTGACAGAACCGCCTATTCCTGACATAGATGCGGATGTTATAGGTTGTAAAACACTCATCCATGGAAGGTCTTCTGTTGGCATTCCCGATACAGGGCCTTGAACTTTCTGGAATGGATGAAGACCTATAACTCTCACACGAACTCGTCCTTGTTTTAACGGGTCCATTCTATCTTCTACAACGCCGACAAACCATTCGACGTTGTTATTAATCATATCCATTAAGCAATCTCCATCTCTCTAATTAAGTCGTTAATAAACGAATCGATATCATTAGGAGAAATAATTTTTATTTCTCGTCTTTTTTCATTATCAATGATAGCAGCTTCATAGATATCAACTGCAGCGAGAGCTCCATTGTATTGAGGATATTTCATTTCTAGGTCGCCTTTATCATACCAAGTACCAGGGTTATTAGGGTCTTCTATTAGATTATAATAGCGCTCGCCATTTTCATCTACGTGATAAAGTACTTGTTCTCCTCCCGCTTTTTCATAACGCTGCATTGCTGCAAGATAAGAAGCATCTTGTGAAATTATCCAGCCGTAATACGGGTCATAATTATCATTACAAAATAAAAGAACCCAATATAACTGAGAGTTTCCGTAAATTTGATAAGCTAGTTCTTCGGGTCTTGGACTTCCTTGAATGTAATAAGTTCTTAGACGATAACCCGCCGCAACACGTTTAAAGTAAGATTTGTAATTGCGAAAGATGTCAGTCATTTTAATAGTTTTGGAATTTTTATCGACAGTTTTTGCCTTATAATCAATTGGGTCGAAAAAAGAAAAAATCATGGAACCTCTCCCACATATAAATAATATTAGTATTTATTAGAGGAGATAATAATGGCATATTCAGGAAGGTTCACTCCAACGAACCATCAAAAATATAGAGGAGACATCCGTAAAATAACTTATCGCTCTTCATGGGAACAGTTTTTTATGAGATGGTGTGATACAAATCCTCAAGTAGTGAAGTGGAATTCAGAAGAAGTGGTAATTCCATACTTTAGCAATGCCGACGGCAAAAAACGCCGATATTTCATGGATTTTTGGGTGAAATTTGATACAGGTCAAGAGTTTTTCTTTGAAGTAAAACCCAAAAAAGAAACAGTCCCTCCTCCTAAACCTGCTAAATTAACTACAGCAGCAAAGAAAAGATACATCGATTCAATTTATACATATTCAGTAAATACTGATAAGTGGAAAGCTGCGTTACAAGTCGCAGAAAAAAATAATATACAGTTCAGATTATTAACAGAAGATGGTCTTCGAAGACTAGGGTGGAAAGGATAATGGCTATTTTTGAAATCATTGGCGAGGCTGCAAGTTCTACTACTCGTCCTAAACCAGTTTCAAGAAATGAAAAGAAATGGGTTGAAATAGGACTTGAATTTAATAAAGCTAAATCCAAAGGGATGAGCTCAAAAGAATTTGCTGAGTCCAAAGAAATACCTTATGCTACTTTCACTAAGGCTATGTCAAGGTATTCTTCTAAGATAAAGTTCGCGGAAAAAATTGCTAAACTTGAAGGAAAACCTGCTAATAAGTTGTCAAAACAAGAAAGACAGCTGATAATGATTAATAGTTTCAGGTCTTCGCTTCGCGATAAAATTAGAAATGAAGGAGCAGCAGTAAATAATAAATCTGCTAAATGGTTCTCCGAGACTATCAAAAAGAACATCAGAGGCCATCAAGTAACAAAACCGCAACCTGGAAAATTATATGCTTATATGTATGATGCTAAGCATAAAGATACTCTTCCATATTGGGATAGATTTCCATTAATAATTTATTTAGGAATGGGTAAACAAGGCAATTCAACATTAATGTATGGATTGAACTTACACTATATTCCGCCAAAGGCTCGGCAACAATTTCTCGAAGAGCTGCTAAAGCAGTATTCTAACACTCCAACTATAACAAACAAAACGAAATTGAAAGTGAACTGGAGTCAAGTGAAGGGATTTCAAGGCGCAGATAAAATGATTAAAGCATATTTACCTGGTCATATAAAGGGGAGTTTGACTGAAATTAAACCTGCTGATTGGGCAAATGTAGTTATGTTACCTCTTCAGAATTTCCAAAGTAAAGGTAAACGTTTCAGCGCAAACGCTGTATGGAAATCATAATTCTATTTACTTTCTTGTTCTTCTGGTTGATTATTTGATTAACCGGAAGGACAAATTCATTATAACAACATCTGGAGAAAAGCAGATTGAACACACAACAGATATACAATCAAACCAACATAACTAACTTTGTTGTAGACATTCCGGATGTTGGCTTGACAAAAGGTTTTACGCTTAATGCGCAATCAGCTAATATACCTGGTATAAGAATTCCTGTTACTGATATTCCCTCTGGCACTATGGGTCTTGGACGAGCGAACCTTCCTGGTTCAACGTTCGAATTCGATCCATTGGTTATCAGATTTTTGGTGGATGAAGAACTGGACTCTTGGCTGCAGATGTATCAATGGATGATAGGCATAAATAACTACCAAACTGGAGATAACTTCGCCTGGCGCGATGGTAGTATGCCTCAACATGTTAGTGTTCATATTTTAGACAATAGCAAAACTAGAATTGTTTTGTCTATTCATTACTATGGATGTTGGATAAGCGACTTAGGCGAAGTGGAATACAACTACACAGAAGATACTGACCCAGCTGTAACATGTCAAGCCATCATGCCGTATAAGTATTTGCAAATAGAAAAAGATGGTAGAATTATTACAACACGGCAAAATATGGCCGAGGCTGCTAATCAACGTATTGGAATGCATCCATCTATGAGGAAATAATGAAATTAATTTTTTTGATTGGTAAAAAACGAAGCGGAAAAGACACAACTGCCGATTACATAATGGAAAATTATGGTGCAATTAAGCACCAATTAGCCGGGCCAATTAAAGACGCTCTTTGTTATGCTTATCAAGTTGCTATCATGTCAAAAGACGTCGGTAAATTGTTTCCAGCTTTAACCCGAAGTGATTGGGAAGGAATTGATTATGACCGTGAAGTTGATTTGAAAATTTCAAAGGTGCAAGTTATAAACATCATTGAGTCTGCCATGTCATGGCTAAGTGGTACGTTATCTATTAAAAATGCTTATTTTTATAACGGATATATCGACCATCGTTCTCTTTCAATAATTAAAGACACTATAAATAGTATTGAAGATGAATGGTCAGTTCGTCGTCTCATGCAGACCCTTGGGACAGACATCATGGTCAATCACTTCGACCGTATGTATTGGGTTAAATGGTTTTCTCTGGTCTATTTAGATAATTTTGGAAAAAATCTCGATTATTTTATAGTACCAGACACTCGTCAAGACCATGAATTGGACGCGGCTAGGGCGATGGGTGCTACGGTAATTCATGTAGTTCGTCCTAGCTCAGTCAATTCAAAAGTTGACACTCATATAACAGAAGCTGGCTTGCCTATTAAACAAGGCGATACAGTTATTACTAATGACGGTTCTTTAGAAGAACTTTATGCAAAAATTAAAAAGGTTTTAAAATGACTGATAAAATTAAACAGCTTGAAGCTACTGTAACTGTTCTTAAAGCTCGTCTTTTTGATTTGAATGAGCAATTTGCTGAAACTACTAACACGGTTCAGTCGCTAAGCGATTTGGTAAGTAAAATTGTAGAAAAAATCGGTCTAGAAGTTGTTGAAGGCCAAGTGACCTTTGAAGCTATTCTTGAAAAAATTGATGAGTTAACCGCAACGCCGGATGATGAATGATGAAATTCCAGGACTTTAGTTCTGGACTCTACGTTGCAGCAAAATTTAGCGATAGCACATTAGATGAAATTGAGAACCTTCAGCGAGAATTGAAGGTTCCTAATCCAGTTCCAAGACATAAAATACATAGCACTATTTGCTATTCTCGGGTTAATGTGCCTTATGTGGTTTCTACTGGAAGTTTTGAAGTAGCAAATTCTGGAGAACTTCAAGTCTGGGACACGCAAGATGGCAGAACATTGGTTTTAGTTCTGGACTCTGACTATCTTAAATTTCGTCACAATTACGCCCGCGCACTCGGAGCTACTCATGATTTTGATGATTATTCTCCGCACATCACACTGAGCTACAACGTAGGACCTGCCCAATTTTCGGGCATAGTCCAAGTCCCTGTTATACTTGATAGGGAGTATAAAGAACCACTTAAAATTAATTGGACAGAAGATTTAAAATGAAAACTTATCAAGAATTTATTAACGAAACTTTTCTTACTGAAAAATCATGGCCTATGGGTCTTAGTAAGAAAAACACTTACAAATGGGTAGATTTTAAAGGTCGTGGCGATGCTGAAGATTTTGAAAATCTAATGCGTAATGGTTACACCTTTTTAGACTCTAATTATAACAAAATCACTTCTTTTTCGAAAAAATCTGATATTGCATATATTGAAACAGGTAGAAATTCTGCTAAAGATATCACTGATGATTTCGCAACCTACGGTGTCATTCGTGGAAGCAAAATGTAAAATGTTTACATTTCTTGCAGGTTATGATACTATAACTCTATCAACAAACATGGAACTATTATGAAATCTTTTAAAGAATTTGTTAACGAATCGACTTATTTGAACGAAGGCCTAGATAAACGTTTTACTATTTCTGAAATCAAAAAGTTGAAAAACCATTATTCATCTGTAAAATCTATGCTTTCTAAGATTGAGCAATATGAAGAGTACACCAAAATCTCAGCACGTAAGAAAGAAGCTGAGGAATTGTATGATACTATTCTTAATATTGCAAAAGACGACGGCGCGATTTAACCGTTTACTTTCCTTGAGGGTTATGATATTATAACCCTATCAAAACAAATGAGGAAAATAAAATGAAACGTTGTGAACTTATTCGTAATATATCTGCAGTATTATGTCTTGGTGGCTTTGGTTTTTCTACCATGGCAGGGTCTTTAGAAATTTTATCTCAAGCTGAAACTATGAGTGCTTTCATTGCCGTAGCTGTTCTCGGCGTAGTATCATTTGTTATGGACAAAATTTCTAATGAAAAAGCTTAAAGAAATTCAGAAATATTTTAGAAAAAACTATAATTTTGACAAGAAAGAATTCACTGAATGGGATTTTGCTTTTGCTGGAATTATAGCAGGCCTTGTCTTAACGTCGATTAATAGTGTATTTTTATGGTTAGCGGTTATTGTCTACATGACTCATCAGATGTTTAAAAGGTAAATATGACTAAAGTCAATTTCTTGTTATTTGGCGGTGATAATTATTATCCCGCTGGCAGATACAATGATTTAATTGCTACTGCTTTTTCTGAAGATGAGCTTCGTGAACTTATCGAAGAAAATCAGAAAAAGCCTAAAGATAGTGATGGTCATTTCGACTGGTGGCAAATCGTGAATACCAACACTCACATTATTATTGACGAAGGAATGTGGTGATGATTCTCTACACAGCTGTAAATAATACTGAAAACGGATACGCAACTGACCAGGTGGCTGCCAAATCATTAATTGAAGAACACGGAATTTTATCATATTTTGAAGTTGAATATATTGACATTGACCGAAGCTCTTCTGTTGTTAAAATGGTAGGAAATGAGCGCGAGTTCAACACGGTCAATTTTGAGTTCTTTTTACTAACTGAAGATGGGCGAAAGGAATACAATATTTTTGAAAATTCTTTGAACCTTAGTGTAATCAAACAACAATATGCGAGTATATTTTAATGGAAATTAAATTCGGACAAACTATCCCTAAAGGTTACATGCTTGAAATCCAGACATGGGAAAATGATGCTGACCATTATAAAACCCAGACTGTCATCGGTGTTGAAGAACAAGAAATCCAACAGTACAAATATATTCTGGAACTGTTCAAAGAGTCTCATTGCAACAACAGCAAGAAATGTGGCAATGAGGAATGGGACATAGTTAAGGGTAGTGTTGTTAAACATATTGCTAACGGTATTGAATCGGGGCAGTTGACTATTGAATTCATTAAAAAGGTTCTTTTCTTCCAAGACCTGCAATTACTTATTGATGGTGACGAGCAAGAAGAGTATGACCTCTTAGAAGGTTTACAAGAGCTCCTAGGTTATCCGGTAGAATATGATTCTGATTTCTTGCGCGTAGTCGAGAGCGTTAAGTTATTCATCATTGATGAGCCAATCGTTATGCCAGATGTGAAGCGCATTAATATGCTTTAAGAAATTAGTGTTATTATTAATAAGTACCCTCTATTACCAAAGGTTCTTAACATAGAGCCTTTCATAATAGAATTACGGCCCCTTAGCTCAGTGGTTAGAGCAGGCGACTCATAATCGCTTGGTCGCTGGTTCAAGTCCAGCAGGGGCCACCAAATAATTGGGAATTAGCCAAGTTGGTAAGGCACCGGATTTTGATTCCGGGATGCACTGGTTCGAGCCCAGTATTCCCAGCCAAATTAGAGTGTAACGGTAACTCCATTTATCGGAAGTGCGAATCGCGCGATAGCTGCCAATGTATAAAAGGTTACTCCGTACAAGACTAAGACTCTCACTCTTCTTAAAATTGGATAGCCGAATGAAAGCGATAAATGTGAAAGCAATAAACATGAAAGTTAAATATGAAAATCAAAGAAGAAAGGCGAAGGCTAGAAACATAGAATGGTTATTTACATATGAGTCCTGGCTTAATTGGTGGATTTCAACTGGAAAATTAGAAAAACGCGGTAATAAAGCTCAACAATATTGTATGTGTCGCATCGGTGATTCTGGACCTTATTCTATTGAAAATGTTTATTGCGCTACTAATAGCCAAAATAATAAAGACCTCCATACAAATGGAAAAAGAGTTGATACTCGAACCAAGGAACAACTTTATTTGGCCGGTGTTAAACTAGGAAAAGCTGGTAGTGCTAAAGCCAAGATTAGAGGTCTAGAATTATCTACGTCTCAATTAAACTTAATAAAAGACGTGGATAAAACTAAATTTGGGTGGGTTTCTGAAGCCTCTAAAATATTAAAAATATCACACAGTCAAGTAAAGCGTCTTGTCGATAAATATTACGACGGAGAAGTATATAGACGCAAAACTATTTCCGAGGCATAGCTTAATAGTATAGAGCAACGGTCTTCTAAACCGTAGGTTGAAGGTTAGAATCCTTCTGTCTCGACCAATTTAATTGAATAGTTGCTTAAACTTAGTGAGGAATTCGAAGGCAGATACGTCTGTGCAACTATATAAGTTTCAAATCCTTATTTCAACTCTTTATGCTATAATAAATATATTTTTATTAACTAGGCAGATAACAATGAAAACTTACCAAGAATTTATCAATGAAAGTAAGTGGAGCGGCTTCAATTTCTCATATGAGATTGAAGGTGATATCAAAGACTTTAAGAAAATTACTAACAGCGATTTCCAACGCTATCAAGCTGGTGTAGAAAAAGGCAAGAACGGTAAAATTATCGTTCACTCCATGGAAAACAACGGTGCTGAAATGGTCGTTTGGAAAGCATACGGCAATGATTCTCCGCAACTTAAAGCCATTAAAGCTAAAATGCGTAGTCAGTATTAATATGATGGAGGGATAAATCCCTCCATATTTGTTTATAAGGTTGATTAAATGGATATTGGTTCAGGGTCGGGTTATCCGTCGTCTTCATTAAGCAACTTTGCTCCACATTCATTTGAAATTGACGGAGTTAAATGTGCTTCAATGGAGGGATTTTTACAATCCCTCAAATTTTCTTCGGTTGAAATGCAAGAGCATGTTTGCACTTTAGTTGGAAGACAAGCTAAATTCAAAGGTAAAAAGAAACGATGGTGGCCAACTCAGACATTGTACTGGCGTGGTGTTCCTATTCATCGGTCGTCAGAGGCTTATCAAAATTTAATCACAAGAGCATATGATGCACTGTCCCAAAACGACGGGTTCAAAAGAGCTCTTTTAGCAACCCGTAACGCTACATTAACTCATTCAATGGGTAAAAATAAAGAAACGGAAACTATTCTTACGGAGCGGGAATTTTGCGCTCAATTGACTAGAATTCGAAATTCGCTTCAATAAATATTTTAATTAGAGTAGATTATGACTAAATTTCTAAAATACGCTTCATGGATTTTTCTTGTTCCACTAGATTTCATTTCTATGGTTTTAGCTGTTGTATTGGCTCCATTTATTGTTCCATTCTATTCTGAAAAGACTGGTCACTTACCTAAAGGATTCCGTTGGATGGAAACATACGACAATCCTATTGATGGAGACCGTGGACATATTGAGCGCTGGTCGAAAATTCGTAAAATTCCAGTTTTAGGTAAATACTTTCAACGCGTAGCATGGCTGTGGCGAAATAAAGCTTATAACTTTGCATATTATGTCCTTGGCCGCCCCGCTACTTCAGAGTTTCATTATCGTGGAAACCCTAATGTAGAATCGGGTTCTCCGGATAAAGCTCATCATGGATGGCTGTTTATGTGGAACGATGACGCTTGGGGAGTTTTTGCTGCTGTTCCTTATCTAAGAATTGGAAAAATTCAATTTTACCTACGAGTTTATTGCGGGTGGAAACTTAAAAGCTTGTTATCCCGTCCGATACCTAGAGCAATGCTTGCTTTCCATATAAATCCGTTCAGGTTCTATAAGATTTAATCTCTCACGCCCTAGTTTAACTCTAGGGCATTTTTATTTGTATAGATTTATAATCTATTATCCTTTCTGTATCCAATCTCTCAACCGTTCTGGTTAACTTTAAAAATTTTTACTTCAACCGTTTACATCCATGGACGGATGTGTTATTATTACTTCATACCAAATAAATGGTAAAACAAAATTAACTTGGAGAATAAAATCATGGCTAAATTTAACACTGTAACTATCGATAAAGTAACTAATGATTTTGGTAAATTCGATCATTTTCGTGCTGTTCTGAATACTGGAAATCACGAAAACCACGTAACTGATATTGTCGAAGCTAAAGAATTGAATTTAATCATTGAATTCATTACTAAAAATTGGTCTTTAGCTAAAATCGTCGAAGGACGTACTATATAATTTGGATGGTATATGAATAAACTCGAAGAACTTGTAAATTATTTAGAAGACGAGAAGATTGAGCACTTAGTTATTGATGACCCGAAAGCGATAGTATTAACTAATACGGGTCATATAACTCTACCTTTAACATCCGTTGTGGTTCATGACATAGGTGAGTTAGTAGACTTATGCAGAAAATATACAAAAACGTGGATTTATTCTGTTGAGCCGTTAGCGGCTTCTGGTATGTTAATGATGCGTTATTCATGGGTGATATGATGAGCGTAGCAATTTATGTAAATTCAAAAAATGGATATAATTATCTCTATTCATTTGGTGATAACGAGTCCGAAGAGCAAATTAAATATGAAATGGAAAATAACCTAGAAAGTTTTAAGCCTATTTGCGGTTATCTGGTTTCTATATCTTCAGGAGTGTCCGCTTCTGTAGAAACCCGACTAGAAGAATTCATGGCGGACCTTTTTGTCAAAAGTTGGGATTAATAAATACCTCTATTAAAGGGGAGGTATTATGAACATTTTTGACATGCTTCGCATCGACGAAGGTTTAAAACTTGAAATTTATAAAGATACCGAAGGTTTTTGGACCGTCGGTATAGGTCATCTTTTGACTAAAAACCCTAATAAATCTGTAGCTATCAGCGAGTTGGACCGTCTTGTTGGTCGTAATACGTCTGGCAAAATTACTCAATCAGAAGCTGAACTTATTTTCAAGAATGATGTTGAAACTGCAGTTTCTGGAATTCTTAAAAATGCTACATTAAAACCTGTATATAATTCTTTTATTGGTGATGAACCTCGTCTGGCTGCTCTGATTAACATGGTTTTTCAAATGGGTGTAGCTGGTGTAGCGGGTTTTAAAAATTCTATGGCTTTATTAAAAGCTAAAGATTGGGATAGAGCTGCTGTAAATTTAGCTCAATCTAAATGGTACAAACAAACAACTAATCGCGCTCGTCGCGTTATTAAAACTTTTGAAAAAGGAACTTGGAAAGCATATGAAAACTTATGAAGATTTTATCAATGAAGCCCGCGTAATTTCTCAGATTATCATTAACGAATCTACTGATGGTCTGCTGAAATACAAGAAAGGTCAGAAAATCACTGTAGTACTTGAAGATGGTACTGAAGTTGATATGGATGTTATGGGCTATAATTATGTAGTTGAAGGCAAACTTTACAACAAGAGCCACGCCAAGTTCAGCTCATTTGAGGATTTTGTTTCCTCTGTTGACGATGAAAGTGTTCGCAAAGCATTGAACACAGGTGATCAGAGAAGTTTAATGGCTTATGGCCATGAACGTATCAAAGCTAAACTGAACAAGCCTGGTGAAGATAACTTCGCTTTGATTGGTTATCAGGCGGGTAAACAGACTTATGGCTATCAGCGTACTGTGACAATGTATAACAGCCGCGGTAAGATTGCATTTGTCAATGACAAAGGTGTTACCCGATACGTCAAATCAATCAAATAATTTAAATGTTTACACGTTCTGTAGATGATGTTATAATTATTCTACAGAACGTTACTAACTATTTGGTTAATACTGGAAATTAAAAATGAAAACTTACGAAGAATTTATTAACGAGTCAGTAAAAGCTCCAAAAGGCGCATTTAAAGTTCGTGCATTTACTGGCGACGCAGAAGACTTTGGGTCTCTAAAACGAAATGGCTATTCTTTCTTTAACGGCTTAGGTAAAGAAATTGTTACTCATGCTAAACGCCGCGAAATTGCTTATGTTGTACCTGGTAAAAAGGTAGACCCTTCTGATGTTGAAGACGATTTTGATAATTTTGGCGTACTAACAAGCGGAAAATATTAATAGTCTCTTCATAAAAAGCAGCCAGACCTCTCCTCATGAACGTCGAGTCCTCTGAGTGAAGTAGCTTCTGGAGCCTGTAAAAAGGCCTAGCCCAAGTGCGGTAATGCCAGTTACATTGGATAAATGGACCATCCATGTGCCACGGAACGGCCCCAACAAAAGAGAGAAATATGAAATACTTAACACCAATTTATCTGACCCTGATGCATGCCTTTAAAGACCAAGCATTCAGTCGCTCAAATAATCCAAATTTTTGCTATGACCCAATTTCAGATATCAGAGATAATCGAACACTTCGTTTAGACGGGGGAAGGCAGTCTGGTAAAACTACTGCTATAACTGAATTCGCTTCCGACTGGTTAAATGATGGCGGCTCAGTTATTATAATTTCCAATAAACAGTCATACGCTAAAATCACCCATGCTGCTATTAGTGATAAGTTTTTCTCTAATAGAAATCACAATTATAACAAACAAGAATTTAACAATCATTGTTTTGTAGAAACAGTCAGGTCTTTTATTGACAATGGTGGATACCAATGCCGTGGAAGAACACTTAATCGTATTCTTTATATCATAGACGAGCCAATTAGATTGCCTGACATTAACAAATTTTACGAAGCTCATTTCAAAGGTCCTCATTGTTCTTCATTCAAGAACACCAATGAGCTACCTCTATTTTTTGTTATAGGAACACAATAATGGCTAAAATAGTTATTGAAGGGTCGGAAATGGCCCTTAAATCATTCGTTGATTGGCTAGTTAATTCCGGTGAACAAGACTTTATGGAAGCATGGGCCGGTGGAACTTGGGACGGAAAGGAAACAATTTATCCATCCACTTATATTTCTATGAGCGGGTATGGGATGGAAGAGCCTATTCGTCTAGTTGAATATGATATTGCTACAAATGAGGAAGTGAAATATGATTGAAGATATTAAAGGCTATAAACCACATACAGACGATAAAATCACGGTAGTAAACGAATCAAAGAAATTGAATTAGTTTTAGGCACCCTTTTTAAGCGAATTGAAAAGTCTCATGCTGATTACTACATTGGGCTTGCAAGTGAAGATAATGTGTCTAATTCCGAGTTAGATGAAGCAACAGCGCGTGTGTCCCAGATTCGTTTAGCCAAAGAACGTCTTAAAGAAGCATCTATGTGGGCATGTCGTTCAGTGTTCCAACCAGAAGAAAAATACTAACCGTTTACTTTCTCCTCTTTATGTGTTATTATAATCTTATATCATAAAGAGGAGAAATAAATGTCAACTAATGCAGAAGTATTCATCCGCCGCAACAAACTTCGTCGTCTTTTTGAAACGGAATTTGCTAAAATTAATTCCGAAATAAAAGCCGCCTGCGAATCCGCCGGAGTTCCAGGTTTTCATGTAAAATACTCTCAACATTTGTTGGACCGCGCCATTCAACGAGAAATTGACGAGAACTATGTTTTTGAACTTTTTCACAAGCTTTCAAATCATGTCGTCGAAGTTAATGAATTTCTTGAGCTCCCGGAACGACCAGATACAGAAGAAAATTTAGACCCAAATATTGAGTATCGACCTCTTCGCCTTGAAATCACTGACAAAACTCTTTGGCTTGGTTTCACTGTTTCAAAACCTACTCCTGGTAAAACTTTCTCTACTCCTTATTCTATGCAGTGTCGGATGGCTTTTGTTAATACAAATAGATACGAAGGAAAAACTAGCAAACACGTAATTTATCTTTAAGTTTTAAATGAGGTAAACATGAAAAAAGCTCTATGCGTAGGTCTATTGGCCTTTTGTTCAATGGCCTTTGGGTCCGAGCACAACTTCAGTAATGTCCAACTCGAAAATCTGAATTATGCTTATCAGTTTGGAGAGCAATTTGCAAAGGATGGCAAATATAAAACACAAGCAAACCGCTATGATAATAAAGGGCTAGGTTATATTATGGCAGCTTTGGTCTGGCAAGAATCTTCCGCTGGGTTAAAAACCAAAGGAAAATCTGGTCACCAAGCATATGGAATGTTTCAAAACTATCTTCCAACAATGCGGGCTAGATTGAAACAAATTGGGTGGGAAATGACTGACGCTGAAATAATTAAAATGTTGAATAAACGATCGAATTCAGCGTCATGGTCATATATTGAACTTTCTTATTGGTTAAATAGATATAATGGTAATATGCGAAAAGCTATTGCAAGTTACAACGCCGGGAACAACTGGAAATCTGGAAACAGATATGCTAGTCAAGTCCTAGAAAAAGCATATTATCTAAAGTCAAATAAACTATTGAGAATTGAGGTAGAATAATGCAAAAAATCGCTCTTGTGCTTAGTCTTTTGCTTATATCGGGAGCAAACGCTTCTGGTGATAATATGGAGGAATCGCTTAAAATCGCTAAATCATTTTGTTCTACAAACGCAGAATGCATTGATATCTTGTCCTTGCAATTGGACGGGGCGTATGAAGACGGAGTAAGAGCATCTAAATCAAAATCGGAGTGGAACGTTTTAATAAATCGTAAAACTAAACAACTTAATAATCTGTGTGATAAAGCTCCAAATACTGAAATCTGTTTTGATTACCGAAATAGATTATTAGAGCAATACATGAGAGGATTAACTAATTGAAAAAATTAATATGTTTATTATTCATTACATTTGCGTTGAATGCCTGGGAAAAACTCCCAGGCTATCCTGAAGAGGTTTTAGCACTAACCGGTAAACAAATTGAAACTTCCGGTTCTTTTAAACGAAATGTAGAATTAATTTATATTCCAATTAAAGAGCTTCTTGGTATATCGTTTTATAATTATAATGATAAAGGTGACCAAGTCGTTATACCCATTGGTTATTTTAATATCAGGGGCTGCGAGAAAAGCGCTAAAGGAGAAATAGAGCAATCGTTTTTGATAGCGTCATTTGATAGTTATAACACAGCGAAAACTATAATGAAAACGTGCGATACATTTTTTATTAGAGTATATAATGATGTTGACGAATATTCAACTTATATGGTGAAAAAATGATTAAAATATATCAAAGGCGATATTGTAAAGATATTCTTAGAAGGCCATAATGTAGCTCATGGTTGCAACTGTTTCCATACAATGGGAGCCGGGGTAGCCGGGCAGTTAGCGAAAGCTTATCCTCCAATCTTGGCAATTGATGTTCATGAAACTGAGCATGCGGACCCAGATAAATTGGGAAATTACACTCAAGCGACTGGTGAACGTGGTCAAATTTGCTTCAATCTTTATACACAATATCTGCCAGCTTTATACACAATATCTGCCAGGTAACAATCTAGATTATAGTGCATTACTCTACGCTTTCCAGGGCTTAAATCGTTGGGCTAGTAAATGTCTGGAAAATCCAACAGTTTATATTCCTCGTATTGGTGCTGGCATCGCTGGCGGTGATTGGAATAAAATTAAGTTGATTATTGATATGTTTACTCCTGATATTGATATTATTGTGGTTGATTGGGATGGTGAATAATGATTACAAAAGAACAAAATCAAGAAATTATTTTTCTTGTTGAAGAGCTTTTGAGTTCTCAAATTAATTATGAGGATGAATTAATTACTGGTCATGATTGGGAAACTTATCGTAAAATTTTAGATGACGATAAAGCAGCGCTTAAAAAATATTTAGATGAGATAACGACATGACAAAGGAACAAAAGCATGATATACGTCAGATGATTAGTGATATAATTGATTTAGAAAAAGACCTGTCGTTTGAGATTAATTCCGATTATGGCGGCGCTGAAACATATTATCAAATTTCAGATAAATTAACAAAAGCTGAAAATGCTTTAGAACAATATCTGGAAAATTTAGTGAAGGACTCATAATGGCTCAATTGTATTTCAACTATGCAAGTATGAACGCCGGGAAATCGGCTTCTCTTCTTACAGCTGCTCATAACTATAAAGAACGTGGTATGGGTACACTAATTCTCAAACCGGGAATTGATGATAGAGATTCGGCAACTGAAGTTGTGTCACGTATTGGTCTTCGCCAAGAAGCTAATGTAATCACGCCTGATATGGATATATTTGAATTTTTCAAATGGGCTCAAACCCAACGAGATATTCATTGCGTATTTGTTGATGAGGCGCAATTTTTAACTGAAGCTAATGTTCATGAGTTATGTAAAATCGTGGATATCTATAATGTTCCGGTTATGGCATATGGATTGCGCACAGATTTTAGAGGTAAATTATTTACAGGTTCATCTTCTCTTTTGGCGGTTGCTGACAAATTGATAGAAATGAAAGGAGTTTGTCATTGCGGAAGAAAAGCTACCATGGTGGCTCGTATAGATGAAAATGGAAACGCGGTGAAAGAAGGTAATACAATAGAGTTAGGTGGCGAAGATAAGTATGTATCTCTTTGCCGCAAACACTGGTGTGAATTAACTGGTATGTAATAATAGTACTACATTTATAAATACTATTACTAACTAATGAGGTGTATATGCAGCATTTAAACGAAAAGCAACTTCGTAATCTTACTGTAGAACAATTGGACGAACTTCGTCGTGAGATTGGGCATGGTATTTCGCACCTTCAAGAAGAATTACGTCTATACGGTTCGAAAGCAGATTATACACGTAAACGTAAGCTGGAAAAATACCTCAGTGAAGTTAAGGCTGTATTACAGCACAAACAAAACACTGGACAAAAATAAGGAGGCCGATTATGGCCTTAAGAGCTCTATTTCTATCTGCGCTTATTGGAATTATGTGTGTTCCAGTACATGCAGACACGTTTAATCCTAAATTTGATGAGTATTTTGAGGGTGCGCTTAAAGTGTATACTCAATATAAAATTTATAATAAACGGGAAAGTGAGCAATTCTTCTCATTTGTTAAGTCAAAATGGGATAGACAACCGTGTACTAGCACGTGCGAAGCTGCTGGCGTAGAGGTTGCTAAAGAATATTACACCAATCGATTTACTGAAAAGGAAGAACATGAAATTTGAAGATTTTGCTAAAGGCAAAGCATCTGAAGCGGATGCTTATCTTGGGTTGTTGATGGCTTCTCGCTCTTACTTTCATTCAGCCCACTTTGAAACAGAAAGCTACTCTCGTCATAAAGCATACAACTTCATATTCGACGAGTTACCAGATTTGATCGATAAGTTTGGTGAACAGTGGCTTGGCTTTTCCGGAAAGAAATATGCTCCTCAAGTTCCAGAGCAAAAATCTTTACCGACTGACACTATAAAAATGATTGATTTGATCTTGGCTGAATCTGACAAGATCTACTCTAAAGTCCCTCGTGCTATCCAAAGCACCTTAGATGATATCGTTGGTACTTTCTACCAGCTCAAGTATCTTCTCTCCCTTAAGTGACACTCTGCTCCGGCTTATGCTGGGGCATTTTTGTTTCTGCTGTTTACATTCTCCAAAGACCGTGATACTATAGACTAGTAATCAACTAGGAGAACAAAATGAAAAGTTTGGTAGTCGTAGCTTATCTCTACGTTCAGTACAATAATCCACTTTTCACTCGCAATGTTATCGATTTCATTTGGAGCCAATTATGAACGAAGAAAACAAAATCAAGCTACTCGATCTTATTGAAAAATTGCGTCAAGCTGATTTAGCATATGTTACACGATATGAAGGTTCCGGCACGGCAATTCCTCAATATAAAGCTATGCAGGAAGCCCAAAAAGAAATGTTTTATTTTATTAAATCTCTGTGAGGTAATTTTATGTCTATTATTACTCATTCCAAACTCGGCGAAACCAAAGTAATCAACAACCATGGAGAAATTATAACTCTGTTTTTGAAATTTATTCCTTCTATCGATGAAGTAGGTATTTCAGAATTTGATACAGATCATTGTACCGCTTGGGTCGATCTTTTAAAAACAGATGTAGATAATATCCAAGAAATTGAAAATGAATTTGGATGGTTTGAAATTGGGCAAGTAGAATTTTTACTTTCTAAAATAAAAGAATGGGCAGTATAATGGCTGTTGGATTTGCTAAAGATGGAGCAGAACAACTAGAAGTTGAAGCATTAATTGAAAAATTGGTAGAGAAACTATAATGGAAATAATTGAGAAAGTTTTAGATTATGGAAAAAAATTCCAAACTATTAAGCGCACTATTGAATACAACAATGGCCATGATGAAAACATGTTGATGGTCGATTTTGATAATGGTGAAGTTGTAGGTGCTTCTTTCAAATTCGGCGGAACTTTATCATGTGGCGGCGGTTCTTATAAGATTGAAGAACTTCGTCGCTTTAAGGCTCTTTTAAATAGTTTTCCGGAGTTATAATGGCTGTTGGATTTGCTAAAGACGGAGCAGAACAACTAGAAGTTGAAGCAGTAGTTCAAGCTGCAGTAGTTCATGCGCGGTCTCAATTTAATACTGAACGAGAATCACTTTATCGTTGCTTTGATTGCGAAGAGCTAATTCCAGAATCTCGTAGACAAGCAATTAAGGGGTGTTTGTATTGTGTAAAATGCCAAGAAATGTATGACGAAACTTTTAAACGCGAACCACGTAATTGCTGGCACAGGAGCATGAGATGAATTTTGTTTCGCTTTACGGTTATGAGATTATAATTTCATTACTGATTTTAATCATCGCAATTTTAATGACGAGAAAATAATGGCTAAATTAATTTGGGAAGGTGTCGGTTACGGCGCAAAAAATCGAAGAAGACATTCCAGGTTCTAATCAAAAGTGGTGCACTGAACTTGATGTTATTGCTAATCAAACTCATGTGAGCATTTACGATGTTGACAATGGTGATGAAGTTTCACTCACTAAATCAGAAGCGGAAGCTTTGGTAAAATACTTGAACTCTGTTATTCCAACTATGAAAGGAACCGAATAATGAATATTAATGAAAAATCTTGGCATTGCCGCGTACATGATTTCGCTTTTGACAAATACTCTCGTCCGCATTCACTGTGCCCGTATTTTTGGAAAGTAGTATTTGCTTTATTTGGTATGACAACACTGATTACATTATTGTCCATTGCATTCACTGTAGTTGGTTGGAAATTGGCCGCCGGGTGGCTAGCTAAATTTGGTATTACTTCAGTCTGGGCTATTGGAGCTTCTGGATTTACTGTCGGCGCGGTTGGTATTTTGGGTTTAGTTGGTGTAGTATTTGGCACTCCGTTCGGTTTAGCCAAATTAAAAGATTTGATTGAAGACAAAATCAAAGAACGTAATTATGAAAAATATATTCAAGAACTAGAAGCTCGTAAAGACCCAAATTACATCCCTCCTAAAAAGAGTATTTTGATTGAATTCATTCGCGCTCGCAAAGAAAAGTTTTGTCCATCTCTGACTTTCACTAAGGAATAAAAATGATTGGTAAACATAAATTCGAATCCACAGAAGAAACTATTCGTTTGGAAATTGGTGATCGTCTGAAGGTGACCCTCAAAGGAACTACAAAATCTCTACTAATTAAAGTCACTACTATCACGAACTATGGTAGATGGACTGATGGCGATCGTCGAAATCTCATTATTGGTAAAATTGACGATGTTACTGGTCATTCAATAGTTGTAGTCGATAACGTATCTGGACAAATTGTTCATTATCTTCCCAATGCAATTCACACATACAACGTTCATGATATAACCTATAACGATACTTCAATTGTATATGAAGATGAAACGCTTTATCCATCACGAGTTAAAATTTCTCGTAAACAGGTGTTAGTCCCAGTTAAGGTCGGTGATGAACTGACTAAGCCAAATCGCTCTGGCACTTATACAGTAGTTTATGTAAACGACACCGTAAGTAATATTGTTGTTGAGCGAGACATCGATAAGAAAATCGAAGTTATCAATTTTAAAGATACCGTTGCTTTAGAAGCCTTCGGCCTTAAATGGAGAAGTTGATGAAGACAGTTGTAAAAAGTTATTTTGGGTCCCAGCTTTATGGGACCTCTACTCCGGAATCCGACACTGATTATAAAGAAATCTTTATTCCTCATCCAAAAGATATTCTGATGTGTCGTGCAATGAATCACACTAACCTGAACACCAACAACTCTGCCACCAAAAACACTCATGATGACGTGGACCATGAGTTATACTCCTTGAAATATTTCTTGGAATTGGCTAAGAACGGTGAAACAGTAGCATTGGATATGCTTCACACTCCTCCGGAATTGGTCGTTGCTTCTGATCTTCCCGAGGTGTGGAAATTCGTTCAAGACAACCGCAGTAAGTTCTACACTACCGATATGAAAGCTTATCTTGGCTACGTTCGTAAACAAGCAGCTAAATATGGTGTTAAAGGTTCTCGTTTAGCTGAACTTCGTCGAGTGCTAGACGTTATCAATAAGTTCCCTGAGTGGAAATATGAAAATCGTCCGAAAGATAAAGCTAACAACAGTCGTTGGAAAGTAGCTGAAATCGCAAGCAAACTTCCATTGAGTGAATTTCTGTTCTGGGAAGATTTTGTTGATACTAAATGCGGTAAGCAACGTTTCTATCATGTGCTTGGTCGTAAATTCCAGACCACTATCACTGTTGCTGAAATGAAGTACTCCTTGACTAAACTTGAAGCTGAATATGGCGAACGAGCTCGTAAAGCAGAAGCGAACGAGGGTGTTGACTGGAAAGCATTGAGTCATGCTTTACGCGGCGGGCTTCAACTCCAAGAAATCTACTCCACCGGCGACTTGAAATATCCGCTTCGAAATGCACAAGATATTCTCGATGTTAAACTTGGTAAACTTCCATTTGTTCAAGTTCAGCAAATGCTCGAAGACACAGTAGATGAGGTTGAGCGTTTAAGTATCCAAGCTCACAAGAACGGTATGCCTTCGAAGGTTGATATGAGTTTCTGGGATAAGTTCTTAGAAGAGGTTTATCTTGACAATCACAACTCGTATTACAGTAACTAAGGAAATCTCGCTTTATATCTCTTATGGTAGAATCCATCCTCGTACCACCGACGGGCGGTACTTGGAAGCAGTCTGCCGTGAGACAGGACGAAGAGTGAATGCTAAGTTCGTTGTTCGTCCTACTAAAAAGCAGATTAGAAAATTCAAAAGATGGGCAATCGAAAGACTTCGGTTCTCTTTATATTGGGATGAAATATGATTTGGTGGTACATAGTGCCTGTGATAATCGCAGTGATTTACCTCATAGCCGCTTGGTACATCGTAAACGCTCTCGTTAAACGAGGGGCAATAGAGACACCTCAAGGCTATATCTTTATATTACTATTATGGTTACCTGTCGTGGTCGTCTCGATCATCTGGAGAACCCTAGCATGGTTACTGATGTGGCCAAAGCGATTTGCTGAAGCCCAGATTAACAAACACTCTTCTTAACCTCCTTCGGGAGGTTTTGTTGTTTTTGAAGAAAGTTCGCAAAAAGTGTTTACTTCTACTATAAAGCATATTATAATATATTTGTAGTTAATTAATTGTTCTTTAAAAATTGAGGAGAAACACAATGCATATTTTAATGAAATGCCTTGGCAACAAAATTAATGATTTTAATCATAAGCGTGTTAATGATTACATTAAAGATAAACTTGAGATTAAAGACGTACTTTTTAGAGGACTTACAATAGAGGAAGTACTATCTTATAAGTTTGAAGTTAATAAGAGAATCAAATTTAAAAGAATAACTTCCTTTAGTAGTGAATCTCATATAGCTGAAACATTTGCAGCAGAACGCTATATGACTAATGTTTTAATAGTGTTAAAAAATGCAAACATTTTTGACTATTCAACTGCTATGATTGAAATTTTAGAAAATTTAATCGCAATTGAAGAATCTGGCCAGATTGATGATGATAAGCTTAATAAGCTTTATGATAATCTTTCTATGGTGGATTATGAAAGAGAGTTTTTATTGCCAATTAGTTCGGAGTTAACAGTTAAAAACATATATTTTGATAACAAAAAGAACATGCATATAATAGAAATGGAATAAACCAGCATAAAAGGGACCTATGATACTATACAACTATCAACTGATACGGATTCGGAGAATAAAATATGATTACGGCAGAACAGATTAAAGAGATGATCGCAGCTGAAGTTCAACGCGTTATCCGTGAAGAAATCAAAATTGAGTACAAATCTTCAGATGATGCTTTGGATATTGACTTAACTCTCAACGGAGAAGTTGTATCAACTATTCAGCTATCTAAGTATGATTTACCGATTCAAGATTAATGCAATAATTTTTGCTAAACCGTTTACATTGGTATGAGATGATGATACTATTACTTCATACCAAACAAATAGAAATTCGGAGAATAAAATGACAACCATCACTATTACTAAAGGTATTAACTTCGGTAAAGAAATTTCTGGCACTTTCGAATTAGTTGGGGAATGGTTCCCAGAAACTCTGAAACCTGAAGATGCCGCTCAAGGTGATGGTAAAGTTTTCGTTATCATCGACGGTAAGAAAAAAGGTGTTTGGGTTTACAAGTCAGACATTTCTTACAACGGAGTAGCTAAAAAGATTGAACTGATTGAAAGCGTAGATGATATGAAAGCTCGTATCAATAAACGCTTTAACGTTATGGGATTTATGACGAATGGTATTATAAATGGTAACATTCGTTCACTTATCATCTCGGGTGCTGCGGGTATTGGTAAAACTTACACCTTAGATAAAGCATTGGAAAATGCTCATAATGATAATAGAATTGAATATAAATCAGTCAATGGTAAAATTTCAGGGATTGGTCTTTACTGCCGACTTTGGGAATCTCGCGAAGCTAACTCTGTTCTGCTTATTGATGATGTGGATGTATTTTCTGATATGGATATTTTAAATCTTCTTAAAGCTGCTTTGGATTCAGGTGAAAAGCGTAAAGTTTGTTGGAGCACAGCGTCTTCTTATTTAGAAGAAAAACTAATTCCAAACGAATTTGAATTTGAAGGAACGGTAGTTTTCATCACTAACGTTGATATTGATAAAGAATTAGAACGTGGAAGTAAATTAGCACCACATCTCGCTGCTTTGGTATCACGTTCAGTTTATTTGGATTTAGGCGTCCATTCAAATGAAGAAATAATGGTCCGCGTTGAAGAAGTTATTATGAATACCCGGATGTTGCAGAATCGCGGATTAAGAAATTCACAAGTTGTTGACGTTCTTGAATTTATGAAAGAAAACGTAAGCCGTCTTCGTAATGTATCGTTACGTACTGCCTTGTATTTGGCGGATTTCGTGGCAACAGATGAGAAAAATTGGCGTGAAATCTCAGAAGTAACAATGTTGAAATAATTAATAACCGGAGCAAAGGATAATGGGATACGGATTAGATGAAGATTGGGATTACGTTGAAGAGGAAGAATTAGATACTCGTTATAATATAATGAAACCAATTTACGATAACAACACTTTAGTGAAAGTAGGGACAAAAATGTATTGTCCTTATTGCCGAAAGATTATTACGAAGCGCAGTTGGCAACATAAATTTTGCAGCACTCCATGTAAAGATAAATATTGGAACTGTGAACCTAAGCGCGCCGACCGGGCAGAATTTTTTAAAGATGAATTACGAAAGCCATTTATGAGGAATTAAAAATGATTAATAATACAACTATTGTTAGCAGTAAAATTGAAAAGGTCTGGGAAGCTACAATATCCCCAGATGACCGCAAAACTCAGCATTATGGATACTATGACTCGTATGAAAAGGCGCGAGAGAGTGTCGCTGGTAAATCCTGGTACGGCAGCGATGGACATGTTTCAGACACGTCAAAAGAAGCTTTAACTGTTATATTCGCGGATGGAAAAGAGCTTTCATTTATTGTTAAAAATGGTTTTAATATTCAACGAGAATCTGCCAAAGACAAAGAAGAGCGTATTAAACGAGTACGCGAACAAGCTTTAGCAAAATTAACCGAATCAGAACGGGATGCGTTAGGTTTATGACTAAAGATGAATTACACCGTGTCGTAATAGAAGTTATTAAAGAAGAAATGTCTATTGAGATTAAACCACCTGGGTTTTTAGACACTTTATTTGTAATTCAACTAAAAGTTGGTGATATCGTTTTTGCTGAGGATTATATTAATGCTAATGATATTGAATACGCATTAGCAAACCGAGGATAATTGACAATGATTGAAAAGTTAAGAAAAACTATTGCAGTTAAAAGATTAAAATTAAAGGCTGAGCATTTGTCTGACATCGGGCACTCGCTTTCGTTTTTAGTGCCGGAATATAATAGAGCGCTTATTCGCAATTATGGCAATGAAGGTAGGCGAAAACTTTTGTCCACAATGACAAAATCTTTAATAACAATGGACCGATATCAGCAAGCGTCATACGCGAAAATGCAAGCTGGGCTAAATGACTTAACAGAAAAATGGGAATACGCTAATAAAGTATCTTCCAATTCGGCCTGGTTCCAAGGCGACGATGTTGCACCATCTTACCACTAGTGTACGCCCCGGCTCCGCTGGGGCATTTTTATATCCTCGTAATATGATTAATCATCCTTCCTAAGAAAGTTCCTCTCAGCCGTTCTGGTGAATTCAAAAAATTTTTACTTCAACCGTTTACAACACATTAAGTTTAGTATATGATAGTCTCGTAATCTACTAACGGAGACTAAAATGTTAACTGATATCATCAATTCAATCTTAGATGAAAATCGCAAAGCACGTGCTGCTCGCCGAGCGAAAGTTGAAAAACGCGCTCAGGAATTGAACGCAGGATGGGCGAAGACTCTCTACAGTCGCGAAGGATTTGAAAAGGTGGTTGCCCCAACGTGGGGAATCGACGACCGTCCACATGCTCCTTTTGATGGTTATCTTTGGGAAAACGAACTTGGTGAAGTTGAAGCTTATCATGGAGGAAGTTATCTTCCATATGTTACTGAGCTTGATGTTTTAGATAAGCCGGAATTCACTGGAGATTTTGGATGGTGGAAACTTCGTTTAACATCTGATATGTTTAATGAGCTTAAGCTTTACGGATGCCCTATTGAAATCCGTGAACCATATAAGCATTGGGAGCTTGAAGATAATACTACGGTTTTGATGGCAGAAATCAGAGCTCATAAAAGTATTCTTGAAGCAATTCAGAAATATTCCGAAGAAAAATTCTCAGAGATTTACGCTAAGCTTAATGAGAATAAAGGAGAAGCTCCCGAAGGTAAGCAGACAGTCAAAGGAAAGGTTGTATCAGTCAAGTGCTGGGAAGATTATTATGGAATGCAAGTTAAAATGATGGTTCGTTTAGAAAATGGAGCTACTGCTTACGGCTCATTGCCAAAAGCGGTTCCAATGGACTATCGTGGTGAAATTGAGTTCAAAGCTACGTTTGAACGAGCAAAAGACGATAATACTCACGCTTTTTATAAACGCCCATCTGCTGTTAAAATGCTTACCAATTAATAGTGTTATAATGGGTTTACGGGTTCTGGAGATAATTGAAATGAAATTTGAAGAAATTAAAACAGCAGCAGATTTGAAAGAATACATGAAACCAACGTTTGATTTTGGCTATGAAAATAAAACTAAGATACAACAGTATATTGACGTTTTAGTTTCAAAAGGTTTTGACGCTAAAATATTGAATTTTATGTTCAACAAATTTAATTACAATCTGTATTCTACTAAAACATATGATGAATTTTTTCAAGAAGTGACTCGTTGTAAAATAACTTCGTATATCACGTCAGTGATGCGCTTGCGCTCATTCATGGAATTAAGCGCATCAAATATGTTCACTGAAGAAAGAAATTCAACAAGCGAACGAAAAATTATTTGTGAAAAGTCTGAAATTTTTAAATATAAATTTATTAATGCTTTAAAGAGTGAATACAAACAAATTATTACACTTGGCCGTAAAACGTTAATTCATGAATATTCTCAGTGTTTTATCAACCGGTTGAGATATGTTCAAACTGAAGTAACTATGTCTCCTCTAAGAGATTATGATATTCAATTTTCAATTAAAATGATGATTGGGCAGTCTGATACTGTTTCTAGAATTATAGCTGAACAACTTGCCGCCGGTTTAAAGCATATGAACGTTGTTGAAAATGTTAATGCCGATATTAGCTACGGTGATGCAAAACGTAAAACAAGAATTAAAATTAATATCAAATTGAAAGAGACCGAAGATATGAAAGATACTATTAGTGGAACTTATTCGCGCCGTATTGACGCTAATAATCCGGTGGTTTATAATAAATTCTCCCCATCGATGCAGTTTGAGACAACTGATGTATTGGTAGAAACTCATGTTTCTAATCAGATCCAGCACTTTATTGACTTAATTAAAGTGGAAATTGAAAAAGAAGTATCAGTGCAAAAAGAGTTAAGTGATAAAATTAACAAGTCTAATTTAAAACTTAAACGTCTTAAAGAACAATCACAGAAACTAAAAGAGGCTAATGCAGTATTATGCGGAACCAATTAAAAGAAGATTTAGTTCAAGACGAAGAAGATTTTGAAATTGATTGGAATACTGTATTAGAAATTGCGGACCGTCGTGAGCGGTCCATGAAACAAGTTACTCCTTGTCCGGCGTGCGGAACCAATCAAGTCCAATTAGCGGATTGGCACACTGAAGTTCTTAAAATGAAATGCCGTAAATGCAAACATAAATTTACAAAGGTGCTAAATGAAAATTGAAGTAACTAAACTGTATGCTGATAGTGGAGATTGCGATCTGGGTTGCTGGAATTCAGCCGAGGGATACGATGTAGTTATTGATGGTGTACAATATAACGAACTTCATCCATTCGCTAGTTGCTGCTCATCGTCCAATTTCACTGAAGAAGATTTGTTGAATTTAATTTTTCGTGAAATCGGTCAATTTGATATTGAGGTTAGTTATGAATCCCTTTAGTTCATCTGACGCAATGTGCGAATCAGAAGAAATGAAGTCTCTTTTTAAAGAACTTCGTAAATTACATGCTGAAATTATTGTACAACACACTATCGACGCTGGCGAAAAAACTGATATTAATTTTATTCATAACTGTATTAATGCGGCTACAGCTTTTGATGTAATTTATTTTAAATATAAAGCGCATCAAAAATTTATTAAAAATCCGTATAAAAATATATCTGATAGAATTTATCTAGCAGCGAGTGACGCATATTATGAGGTTATTACAGAATGATTGATTTAAAATTAGATACTCACGCAGTTCGTCAGTTGTTTCCTGAAGGCTCTGCAATGCGAGTTGCTTTACAACAATCCGTGATTAACAATATTGTTAAAGAACTCGTTGTTAAGGACACCAAAAATAAAATTACTGAAGCGGTTAAATCTGAAATTGCTTTACAAGGTGCCCGTATTCCTAACGTAGAATACGCAGTCCGTGAAGAATTAAAGAAGTTCTTTGAACGTAAAGGCTGGAAGCCCGAAGGTACTTTTGAGCTTGAACGAGTAATGAAAGAAGAAGCAGAACGAGTAGCTCATGAACAACTTTTTAACGCTCTTAAAAAGGTCGCTGATACTGCAGCTAAGCGAATGGAAAATTATATCGCCGATGCAATCAAGATTAATGAACGCAAATATGAAGAAATGATTGTTTCTCGATTGAATGAAAGTTTTAGCGAAATTATTGATAAAGCTATTGCCGCAAAATTGGCCCAAGTGTTCCCGGTAGAGGTAAAATAATGTTCAAAGTATTCGGTTACGACAGCAACATTCATAAATGTGTATTCTGTGATAACGCTAAACGTCTTCTGAATGTTAAAAAGCAACCATATGAGTTCATCAATATCATGCCAGAAAAAGGCGTATTTGATGATGAAATTATTGCTGAACTTTTGACTCGTCTTGGAAGAGATACGCAAATCGGTCTTACTGTACCGCAGATATTTGCTCCAGATGGAAGTTATATTGGTGGTTTTGATAAATTGCGCGAGTATTTTCGATGAGAGAACATATGGTCGAAGGCCAAGATTACATGCGTGATTATCGCGGAAAAGAGCTTTTCGTTAATGATATAATTGCGCTTTATTATGGCTTCGGTGGTCTTGAAACCGGTAGAATTGTTCAAATAAAAAATCACCGAGCTAAGGTTGAAGTAACTTACTCTACCGGCGAAAAGGTTATGTCAAAGTGGAAATATGGCGATTGTATGGTGAAACTTTATGATTAATAACTATGATGAATTTTTAGCTGCTTATAGTCGATGTGCTAAAAGAATTGGTATATCAGCTCCTAGTATTCAGCAAGTTCTTGATGTGCTTCCAAGCGAATTAGCAGAAGACATTAATGTTTGGGGCTGGGACGATGCTGTAGTCCAAGAAAATCTTTTCAAATTTATGTGGACATTGCAATGAAAACGATTGAATTGAATGACGACGAAGCAGTTATTAAACAAGAAGAACTATTTAGACTTTATGAAGTTGAAGAGTTACTTTGGCAGATTGAATGCGACCTGCCATCTGGTCTTGAGAGCTGGGTCAATGACGAACAGCTTAATCATTTACGAGGTGAATAATGACTCCTGGACAAACTGATATTCTTAAAGAAATCATGGAAGACCATGATGGGTATAACGAATATTATGATTTTGACGATTCTGAATATCTCGAAAAAGTGGAAGCCGAAGACTGGGTTCAAGGCCACAAATATCAATACCGACAGGTAGTTTACTACAGCAAAAAGCATGATGTTCATGTTGCTGTAAATGAAACTCGTTCGGGTTCATATCATTCGGATTGGTATTACAATAAACCTGATGTTTCGCTTGTTGAAAAACAAGAACGCGTCGTGACGAGGACAATCACAGAATGGGTTACGCTTTAAAACCATGGTGGGCAGCTCGGTGGGAAACCATAGAGCCCGAACCAGAAGAACCAGTTTACACAGATGAAGAACCATGTTATAATGAACCCACGATGAACGAGATACTAGATTGTGAGGGCTTTAATGAATTTAACTGGACTTAAACTTACGGTAAAACCGGAAGTTTTTAAAGTCAAGCATGAGCTTGGAGATGTGATAGACTATTTCAAAGATATGGGTGTTATCCCTGGTGATGAACTTGTTATTTCCAAATGCTATTCAAGTTTTACTGACACCGGAGAAATCACTGGTATAACTTCTGTTTATTTTCCAAGACTTAATATGACTCTTGGCATTGAAGAATGCAATAAAAGGTCTAAAGCAATTTTAGGTAAATGGGCTTTAAGCCGCTGGGCACTGTTTACAAGCTGCCATATAACCGGAAATCCGGATTGCATCATATCATTATTTGATACTCCTAATACTAAAAAGTGATGGAATTTAATATGAGTTTAGTGAATAAAGTTTTTGAAATTATTGAAGATGATGGGTATAAAATTTCTTGGTGGTTCTCTACTAAGCCGACTAAAGCTCAAATCCGAAACCGTAAGAAATGGGCAAGGACGTATTGGCTCTATAATTTAGATAAATTAATGGTTTAGCTTATTGTATAAATACATCATAATATTAGTAAAAAGGATGTATTTATAATGTCAGATTATGGTCATTGGTCTGTTTTTGAAGAAACAGATATTAAAAATAATATTGGATTTGTTTATGTAATCACGTTTGAAGACGGTAAAAAGTATGTAGGCGCTAAAAAGATTTGGAAAAGAATTAAAGCTGCCCCTTCAACGTTTAAACGCGGTCCTAAAAAAGGATTTGAAGAATCAGATTGGAAGACTTATACATCTTCATCAAATGAATTGAATTCGATGTTGGAAAATGGTATAAAGCCTAAAGAATATCTAATTGTTGGATGGTATCCAACTTGGGGTAAAACTTTAATGGCTGAAATGGAAATGCAACTTGCTAATGACGTATTACGAGACCCTATGTGGTTAAACAAACAAATTGGCGGGCATTTTAACCCTAACTGCTTCGATGATTTAACAGAAGAAGATATTGCTCGATGGATGAATTTTGACAAAGGAAATGAGCATGTTTCATGGCCGATGATGTATAAAATTGGTCAAAAAACCAAATATGTTAAACCCGATGATGTTCAAAAGTATTTAGATTCTGGCTGGCAATTTGGTCGCTCAAAGGAAGAAAAATTATCAGTGTATCATTCTGTTTCTAAATTTAAAATTTGGGATGAACTAAATTCGTGCGAAATCGAAGTAATAAATCAAGCTGAATTTGCAAGAAAAAATGATATTTCATCGTCTAATATTACAAATTTATTAAATGGAAAACTTGATATTATAAAAGATCGATGGACACTGCATCCTTCAATTCGACGTCAGCGATGGAAGTTTCAACATGTGGAAACTGGTAAAAAGTTTGCGTCAAATTCCGAAGTCGAAGAATTCTTTGGTTCTAATCGTGGAAGCTGTTCTAAATTTGTTAAATCTGGCGAGATTATTAAATTACAAATTGAAGATAAAAAGTCTTACATTGAGAGACTTTCGACTTTAAATTTAGTAGAAACTATTAAAATTGAACATACTTCTAAAATAATGACAAATTCTTTTAAAGAAATAAAGGCTAATTTAAAAAGCCCCGAAGAAATTCTATTGACAATAGAATGGCTTGAAGATTATGTCTCTTATTTAAAGAAAGGCTTAAAATGACAATTGAAACTGAAATCAAAGGTCTGTTTGATAGAACTAATACAGACCTTTTAAATGAAAACGCGAATAAAGATTCGCGAGTATTTCCCACCCAACGCGACCTTATGGCCGGCATTGTTTCTAAGCATGTCGCCCGTAAGGTCATTCCAGTCTCTATACTAGATGCTCATGATAAAGGAATTATCCATTTTCATGACATGGATTATTCACCATCGCTTCCGTTTACTAACTGTTGCTTAGTAGATTTAGCCGGAATGCTTCAAAATGGGTTTAAACTCGGTAATGCTGAAATTGAAACATCAAATTCAATTGGTGTAGCAACTGCCGTAATGGCTCAAATTACAGCTCAAGTAGCTTCTCATCAATATGGTGGAACTACATTTGCTAATGTCGACCAAGTACTAGCTCCTTATGTAGAAGCAACTTTCAACAAACATATCGAAGACGCTCGCCGATATCATATTCCAGAAGCTGAATTATACGCTCAAGAAAAAACAGAAAAAGATGTATTCGATGCTTTTCAAGGATATGAATATGAAGTTAATACTCTTTTCAGTTCTAACGGCCAAACACCTTTCGTTACCATTACATTTGGTATGGGGACATCTTGGGAAGAAAAACTAATTCAACAAGCTATTCTTAAAAATCGTATTCGGGGATTAGGTCGTCATGGAATTACTCCAATTTTTCCTAAATTGGTTATGTTCGTTGAAGAAGGTTTAAATCTTCGCAGTGAAGACCCAAATTATGATATCAAACAACTAGCTTTAGAATGCGCTTCTAAGCGAATGTATCCCGATATTATTAGCGCCAAGAATAATCGTAAGATTACTGGTTCTCCTATTCCTGTATCTCCAATGGGGTGTAGAAGCTTTTTGAGCGCATGGAAAAATTCCGATGGTAAATTTATTCTTGATGGACGCAATAATCTAGGTGTTGTTACATTAAATCTTCCTCGTATAGCTTTGGATTCTCAGGTCAATGGCAAAACAGATTTAAACATGTTCATGCATCTACTAGACTGCCGAATGAAGATCTGTAAAGACTCGCTGATGCTTCGTATCGAATCACTGAAAGGCGTAAAAGCTTCGGTGGCTCCGATTCTGTATCAAGAAGGAGCTTTTGGCGTTCGAATGAAACCGGATGATGAAATCATTGAGTTGTTTAAAAATGGTAGAAGTTCTATTTCACTTGGATATATCGGAATTCACGAGCTTGAGCTAATGACCTACAAAGGCATCGGTGAATTAGTGCTTAAACACATGAATGATTATCTCCGCGAATGGACCGAAGAAACAGGATATGCTTTTAGCCTTTATAGTACCCCGGCAGAATCGTTATGTTATCGTTTCTGTAAAATTGACGCAGAAAAACACGGAATAGTCAAAGGCGTAACCGACAAAGGATGGTATACTAATAGCTTCCATGTTTCAGTTGAAGAAAAAATTTCTCCATTTGAAAAAATTGACCAAGAAGCAAAATACCACTTCATTGCAAAGGGTGGACACATATCTTATGTTGAATTGCCTGATATGAAGAGAAATATTCAAGCTCTTGAAGCAGTCTGGGATTATGCTGTAGAAAAACTGGATTATTTTGGTGTTAATATGCCAGTTGATAAATGTTTGAGTTGTGGGTCAACTCATGAAATGAAACCAACTGAAAACGGATTTGAATGTACTGTTTGTGGCGAGACTAATCCTAAGAAGATGAATACTATTAGAAGGACTTGCGGATATCTTGGTAATCCTTCTGACCGAGGATTTAACCTAGGTAAGAATAAAGAAATCATGCATAGGACAAAACACATTGAAATATGATAGAATTTATCCATGCGATTTTGTGAATGGCCCTGGCTGCAGGGTCGTTCTTTTCGTTACGGGTTGTATTCACAAATGCCAAGGATGCTATAATAAAAGCACTTGGAACCCTTGCAACGGTGAGACATTTAACTCTAATACAGTAAAAGAAATCGCAGAACATCTTTCAAAACCATACATCCAAGGACTTACTCTTACTGGAGGAGACCCTCTTTATCGAGGCAACAGAGAAGATATTGAAGCTCTAGTTAAATGGGTTAAAGCGCGTTTTCCCAAAAAAGATATCTGGATGTGGACTGGTTACAAGTTTGAAGACATCAAGCACCTCGAATTGCTAAAATACATTGATGTTATTATTGATGGTAAATATGAACAAGATAACCCAACTGATAAGCCATGGCGTGGTTCAGATAACCAGCGGCTATGGAAACAACACAATGAGGAATGGTTAAATGCAGATTCACTATCCTTGGATTCATGAACTTCAAGTGTACATGTACAGTTACATTGAGCGTTTTGGTGAAGAGTTCCCCGCTCTTTATGCTTTCATTTTCTTTGGACAATATTAATATGATTACTGAATTCAAAGCAGATCAATGGTACGCTTATAACCCGGCGGAAGTAAGCAAATGGTTATCTGTGGGCCGGGCAAAAGGTGATGAAAAACTTTATGACGAGCTCAAAGGCGGCGCATTCAAAGTACTAGAATTAAATGGGTATGGTGAACACGCTGAAGTCATGAGAATTCTTAGTCATGATAAGCGTATTTTTGACGCGGACGATTTTGACCAAAGCTGTTTATTCAACTTCTACGACAAAGATGTTCTATATGAAGTTGACGAGAAATACATAATTGAATCAACCTCCAAAGCTTCAATTGAAGATAAACTTAAACAAATTGAAGCGCTTATTGAAGAAATAAGATGTCTGCAAAAATAGAAATATACGGAATTCCTGAGACAGCAGGCCGGTGTCCGGCCTGCTATTCAATTCGTAAAACTTTGGATGATGAAAATATCCCTTATGCTTTTTACGATGTAATAATTCCAAATAAAAACGAAGTTGGATTTGTCTACGACAGAGACCGAATTACTGAAGCGGCTAAACGCGTAGGTAGTTATCCAAGTTTAGCTCTACGATATCCCATTGTTTTTCTGAACAACCAAAGAATACGCAACAAATCCCACCTATTAGAACAACTTAGCGTCTTAGGTTATAACCTGGACGAAGAGTGATACTCTATCCCATTCTTACGCCATTCTAATATAATATATTAACTTTAAATTAAAGGGACCCTAGCGGTCCCTCTTTTCTTTTGAATGAACCGTTTACATCCTCCAAAAACTGTGTTACTATTACTTCATACCAAACAAATGGTAAAAACCAACTTGGAGAATAAAATGAAAGTTGATAATATTGAAGTTTATCTACGTAATTCTGACGGAGAATCTGTTATAGTAAAAATTGACTTGTTTTACCGTGAGATTGCCATTTACCGGCCTGGAGTAGATAGCTCAATTTTCAAGGCAATTGGCGCTAAAATAATTCAGCAAATGGCTTTTGAAGTTTCCACTTCAATTGTAGAAGCTTCTGAGTTAATACGATACGTCTGGGGTTTAATGGACCTTGAAGGTAAAAACATTATGGAATCCGGATTTCCTAACATGATTTTTGGTGAATAAGATGATTATCGTATCTAAAACAAGCATGATTAAGTATGAAATGACTATTCGTACTTCATCTACCGATAAAGTGCCGCTCACGGTTGAAATTTCTGATGAAGAAGTTGTTTTTCGTGCTAAGGGTTGTCGAACAGAGGTTTCGCTCAATCACGCCAGACACTATCCAGGCCGAATGAGTAATTGTATTAAAGCTCTTGTTCTGGATGTATACCCGGATGAACTGGATATTGTTGTACAAGAATTAATTAATGCTGTAAGAGCCGCGTAGTATTTGCTATAGGGATTTTTAAATTAAAATCTCTATGTCAAACAACTATGACCAACGAGGAAAATAACATGTCGCAAGCTATCAAAAACGTTCTGAACTCTTTTGTTTTCCCTAAAGTTGAAGAAATGAAAGTTGATGGTGAATTCAAATCTGTTATTGTCACACCTGAAATTTTAGATGAATGGGAAACTGCTCTTCACGGAACTATGAAAGAGAATGACCAAAAGATTGGAAAAGCTCGAATTCGTGAATTGATTGTTTGCTATATTATTGATGAATTTAATCTAGACGCTTTTGGTATTCCAACTAACAAACCTAAACAAATTTCTGATAGCGCAATTCGTAAAATGAAAAATCAACGCAAGAAAGGATTCGTTGACCTCAAAATTGTTAAGGCGGCTAAATGAGTGATTTTGGTGAAGGTATAGCGTTGATTGCGGTTTACTTAAAACCCACTACTACAGGTGCAAAGGCTGTTTCGTTGCCGGAACTGATTGAAACTTACCAAGCTGTCAATTATTACCAAGCATTTGGTTGTTTATATGCTCTTGGTAAAGAAATGAGATATTATCCTGTTAGTGCTAGCGACACTGACCATTCTAATCCTAAAATTATGTGGAATGAAGGATTAACAATAAAAGAGCTTGAGGAATATCTGAATGACTAAAGAACAGATTGTTGCCGATTTAGAACTCGCTGGATTTGATGCATCTGTTGAAGATGGGCGGCTGATGATTGAAGGTACTTCGAAGAACGGTGTTGGTTACGTTATTGAAGAAGATTTTGGCGCCTGGTGGTTATATGAATACACGGGCAAAGATTATTACTCAGTAGATGCATTCAGTTCAATGGATAAAGCTTTAGAAGCTGCTAAGAAAATGTGATTATGAAAAGAACAGAACTTAAATTAACTATCGAGAATTTTGGTGTTTTTAGCGTTGATTATATGATGGGAATTAAGTTTGAAACTGACGTGATGCCTGGAGTATATTGGCATTCTCATGCTTCAAAACTTAACCAAAAAGATTATACCGAAATGTTTAATAGTTTCAATGATTTTTGGGAAGATAACGACTTGTATTCATACACAGCTTATTTTCTGTTATTTGATGAATTCAAAGAAATTGGCGAGCAACTTTTTCAGATGTATTGCATTCTTCGTTCTTTTAATTAGCAAATAACCTCTTGCCCTGCAAATATGATATAATAAAAGTATATATAAACTTGAGGCGATGAGGTATTAATGGCTGACTATGTAAACAACAAAGAGCTTTACAACGCAATATGTGAATGGAAACAAAAATGTAGAGAAGCTCCAGAAGGAACGCTTGTCCGTCAGAATGACACTATTGGAAAAGCTATTATGCTTATTTCCGAGGGATTGTCAAAGCGTTTTAACTTTTCAGGATACACCCAATCATGGAAAGATGAAATGATTTCTGACGGAGTTGAGGCTGCTATTAAAGGTCTCAAAAACTTTGACGAAGAGAAATACAAAAACCCACATGCATACATAACTCAGGCTTGTTTTAATGCTTTCGTTCAGCGTATCAAAAAAGAACGCAAAGAGATGGCAAAGAAATATAGCTATTTTGTTCACAATGTCTATGACAGTCGTGACGATGATATGGTCGCGTTAGCAGATGAAACGTTTATTCAGGACATCTATGATAAAATGACGCATTATGAAGAATCGACCTATAAAGCACCAGGGTCTGACAAAAAGAGTGTTGAAGTAGACGATTCTCCGAATTTGGATTTTTTATATGAGGCTGAAGATTGACCTCGCAGGAATGCTTGAAGATATTCCAGAATTAGAAGCTATTCCTTATATACTAAAAATGTATTTAAGGGAAGTTCTCGAAATGGATATTCATATTGACCCAACTAATCCGCATGATATTACATTTATTGTTGATGGAAAAGAAGTTCCTCATCAATATGTTGTATCTCCTGACGGATTTTATTTTTCATTGGATTATTTTCCAAAATAAGGTAATTAAATGTCTCCAGAGATTATTGATAATATTAATAAAATTGATGAAAACCCAGAAGAAGTAGAACAAATTATCGCTCGAATGGAAGAAGCAACACGCCAAGAAGCCAATGCTAAAGCAGCGAAAATTTATAAAAAGCATGCAAAAGAACTTAAACGTTTAAATGAGCATGCGCAAAGAGCAGTCCTAGAAAATAACTTCGCGGCGTACAAATATGCTATCGAGAAATCTCGGGACATTTTACGCCAACCTTACACAGATGAACTTGTCAAAGTACAGTGGGAAACCACTCGTCGACAGATTTGGGAAATTGTAAATGACAATAGTAAAGGTTAAATTCAAACGTCTTAAAGTTAATGCCTGTTTCACTCTATCTATGGTTAATGGAACAATGGCTCTAAAAACTTCTAAAAACACATACAAAATTCTTGGTCCGTATGGTGTAGCTAAAAGTTCAGATATTGCTATAGATGAAAAAACATTAGTTTGGGCTGATACTTTTCAAGTTAAACGGTGGTGGAAATGGTAAAAATCGTGACAGAAACTCCAAAGAAGACTGTTGATTATACAAAAATACATAACAGCATGTCTGAAATGATGTCACAATTCAAACTATTACACGATAAAGCAAAAGCCGAAAATACTATAACATATCGTAAAATTTAAGGGAGCCTCGGCTCCCTTTGTTCTTTGAGGTAATAATGGAAAAAATTAAATTAAATGACACCGAACTAAGAGTTGCAGTTTATATTTCTCCAACGACTAAAGATAATGAAGTGCATTGGCGAAGTACAGTGCAAAGCTCTAAAGATTTTGAACGCATTAAGCATGTTGATATCGTTAAACTTCGGCATGCTTATGGTAGCTGCGGATATTTGGATGAGTTACTTTTAGTTTTAAAGAAAGATTATCCACCAAAATATCCTTGTGCGACACTCATCAGAAATCACGAATTATCACCAGAAGAAAAATGTGTGTTTATTCACAAAATTAACCGGTCAAACGTTTCAAAAATATTGTGCGTGTACTAATTTGCTTTTTATATATTTGATATAATTAATTATCATTTTTTGTACAGGTTAAAATATGAAAATTCTTCACACAGGTGACTGGCATTTAGGAGTTAAGGGCGATGACCCGTGGCTCCAGAATATCCAGCGAGATGGTCTGCGTCAGAAAATTGAATATTCAAAAAAACATGGAATAACTACGTGGGTTCAGTACGGCGACATCTTTGACGTTCGTAAAGCTATCACCCATAAGACTATGGAATTTGCCCGTGAGATAGCAACGCTATTGGATGAAGCTGGTATTACGATGCATACCTTAATTGGTAATCATGACATGCATTATAAAAACACACTTCATCCTAACGCGATTACTGAGATTCTCGGTAAATATGACCATATCATAATTCATGATACTCCTGAGACTGTAGATTTTGATGGTTGTTTGATTGATATGATTCCGTGGATGTGCGAAGAGAACGCGTCCGATATAATGAATCACATCAAAACGTCTGACGCTGATATTTGCATTGGTCATTGGGAATTAAGTGGTTTTTATTACTACAAAGGACTAAAATCCCACGGGTTGGAACCTGATTTCCTTAAAAAATATAAACATGTTCGTTCTGGACACTTCCATACTATCTCTAGTGCAGCTAATGTCAAATATATTGGCACGCCATGGACACTTACCGCGGGAGACGAAAATGACCCGCGAGGTTTCTGGATACAGGACACTCAAGATGACAGTTTTGATTTTATCGAAAACGAAACATGTTGGCATCAAAAAATAATTTATCCATTTAAGGGTAAATTTGATATTAATCGTTACAAAAATATTTCAGTTCGTGTCATTATTACAGAAGTTGATAAAGACCTTCCAAAATTTGAAAGCGAACTCGAAAAAGTTGTTCATGAGCTTCGTACCGTTTCAAAGATTGATAATTCTCTTGAAGTTGATGAAGAAGCTGAAGTAGAAGTTAAAAGCTTACTTGAACTTATGGAAGAATATATTAACTCTTTACCTGATTTATCCAACGATGACAGGAAAGCAGTTATAAAATATGCTAATCAACTTTATATCGAGGTTCAAAACTCGTGAAAACATTTAAGCTAAATCGTGTTAAGTACCAAAACATTATGTCAGTGGGCGGTTCGCCCATTGATATTCAACTTGATAAGGTACAAAAAACTCTCATCACCGGCAAAAATGGCGGTGGTAAGAGTACCATGCTGGAAGCTATTACATTTGCTTTATTTGGCAAACCGTTCCGTGATATTAAGAAAGGACAACTAGTAAACTCTATTAATAAAAAAGATATGTTAGTAGAGCTTTGGATGGAGTATGACGGTAAGCATTTTTATATAAAGCGCGGGCAAAAGCCGAATATCTTTGAAATAACTCGAGACGGAGTTCGCTTGGATGAGGCAGCTTCTGTTAAAGATTTTCAAAGCTATTTTGAAGAACTTATCAAAATGTCTTATTCCAGCTTTAAGCAAGTAGTTGTGCTTGGTACAGCTGGTTATACACCGTTCATGGGTTTGAGTACTCCAGCCCGGCGGAAGTTAGTAGAAGACTTGCTCGAAGTTTCTACATTAGCTGAAATGGATAAATTGAATAAATCTCATATAAGAGAAATTAATTCACAAGTCTCTGTGTTGGACGCAAAGAAAGACGGAATTATCCAACAGATTAAAATTTATGAAGAGAACGTTGAACGTCAGAAAAAGCTATCAGGAGAAAACATAGCTCGTTTTCAGACCATGTACGATGAACTTGCGACTGAAGCACGTTCTATCAAATCTGAAATTGAAAAAGCAACTGAACGTTTAACATCTATCGTTCTTGATGAAGACCCTCGGTCCGCGTTTACTGAAATTGGTAATCAAACTCTGTTGATTAAGTCTAAAATTGACTCATATAACAAGGTTGTTTCTTTGTATCATTCTGGAGGTTCATGCCCAACATGCATGCAACAATTAGACTCTGGGTCATCTCTAGTCACTCAGATTAACGATAAGATTAATGAATGTAAACATACATCAGAGTCGTTAGAAAGTCATAGAGCCAATCTCGAGACACTAGTGCATGAATATGAGAGCAACGTTAGAACGCAACGAGAACTTGCTCAAGACATAAAATCTAAAAAGCAAACTTTAATTTCAACAGTAGAAAAGGCTAAAAAAGTAAAAGCGGCGATTGAAAAAGCATCAAAAGAATTCATCAATCATGCCGATGAGATTAAAACGCTTAACGAAGAATTGAATAAAATAGTTGATACCAAATCCAATATGGTTATGGAAAAATATCATCGAGGCATTTTAACTGAAATGCTGAAAGATTCGGGTATCAAGGGAGCTATTATTAGCAAATATATTCCGATGTTCAACAAACAGATTAATCAGTATCTTAAAATTATGGAAGCTGATTATGTCTTTACTTTGAACGAAGAATTCACCGAAACTATTAAATCTCGCGGTCGCGAAGAATTCAGTTATGCGTCATTTAGCCAAGGTGAAAAAGCTCGTATTGATATTGCGCTGCTATTCACATGGCGAGACATTGCTGAAAAAGTTTCTAATGTTAAAATTAACTGTCTCTTTCTTGATGAAGTTTATGATGGCGCGTTTGATAATGAAGGTATTAAGCGAGTAGGAACAATTCTCAATGGAATGACTGATAGTAATATCTTTATCATAAGCCATAAAGACCATGACCCGCAGGATTATGGGCAACATCTTCAGATGAAGAAAGTTGGCAGATTCACGGTAATGGAAAAATGACAGACTTTAAAAATGGCCAACAGCTGTTGGCCGTACCGGAAATTAAAAGATATATTCTGACTAATAATTTTTCAGGTGAAGACCACTTAGTTACTGAAATACAGCTCAGAGATGCTTTTAAAGACGAATATGTTAAAATAATGTCTAACCGCAACACCGCTTGGACAGTAATAGAATATTTTGATTAATTGAATAGGAAATATTATGAACTTGAATTTTGCAATTGATACTAAAGATATCCAGCCTAAAAATGTACGTACTGACTCTAACCCTAATAACCAAAACAAAATTCGTCGAGTATGGGTACTTGCTATGGGTGAACAAGGTGCTGAACTTATCCGCAAACGTATCCCTATTGCTGAAGCGCGGCATGCATATTATCAGTCAATTGACCGCTCCGTAAATGATAAATGGATTGAACTGATGCGGAAGCATTACAATGAATCTGTTTCTGCCGGTGCTAAATTTGTTCTGGACCGTATTGGTGGCGAGCGTCTTGAAGATGATTTCTGTGTTAACGCTGATGAACAATTAATTTCTGCTGCTTTGCTGGTATCTGAAGAAGTTATCGAAGAACTTGCAAAAACTTTTAAGTAATATAATAAATCTTATTAAACGTGTAATTGAAAGGAAAAATAATGAAACTGTCTAAAGATACTCTGAATATTCTGAAAAATTTCTCTACTATTAACTCTGGTATCATGCTTAAGCAGGGTAACTTTATCATGACACGTGCTGTAAACGGCACAACTTATGCTGAAGCAACTATCGCAGACACAATTGATTTTGAAGTAGCAATTTATGATTTGAATGGTTTTCTGGGTATTCTTGGTTTAGTCAATGAAGACGCAGAGATTTCCATGGCAGATGATGGTAATGTGAAAATCGCAGATGCTCGTTCAACTATTTTCTGGCCAGCAGCTGACCCAAGCACCATTGTTTTTCCAAGCAAACCAATTCCGTTCCCGGTCGCTTCAGTTATTGTAGATTTTAAAGGTGAAGACCTTCAGCAGCTGATGCGAGTTTCTCGCGGTTTGCAGATTGATACCATCACATTCACTAACAAAGATGGTAAAATTATTCTGAATGGTTATAATAAAGTTGAAGATTCTGCTTTGGTTCGTGTAAAATATTCTTTGACTTTGGGTGACTACGACGGCACTAATAACTTTAACTTTGTTATTAACATGGCTAATATGAAAATGCAGCCCGCTTCATACAAATTGATGCTGTGGGCTGATGGTAAGAAAACAGCAGCTAAGTTTGAAGGTGAACATGCAAGTTATGTAGTAGCTATGGAAGCTGATTCTACTCATGATTTTTAATGCTGTAAATAAAATGATTTAAAATGGGGTTACGGCCCCATTGCTTTGAATATTAATATGAGGAAATTATGATTACAATTAACGAAAAAGAACACATCCTTGAACAACGGTATCGTCCTTCTACAATTGAAGAATGTATCCTTCCCGCCGCCGACCGCGAAACAATGAATAAAATTGTTAAAAGCGGTAAAATCCCTCATATGATTCTGGTATCTGCTTCACCAGGTACAGGTAAAACAACTACAGCAAAAGCTTTGTGTAATGACACAAATGCTGATATGATGTTTGTGAATGGTTCAGATTGTAAAATTGATTTTGTCCGTGGGCCATTAACTAATTTTGCAAGTTCTGCTTCTATTGAAGGTCGTCAAAAAGTTATTGTTATTGACGAATTTGACCGTTCTGGACTTGCTGAATCTCAGCGTCATTTGCGTTCATTTTTAGAAGCATATTCAAGTAACTGTTCTGTTATTATTACTGCCAACAATATTGACGGCATTATTGAACCACTTCGTTCGCGTTGCCGAGTAATTAAATTTGGCCAAGCAACAGAAGAAGACCGTACAACAATGATGAAACAGATGATTCGTCGTATGGTTGAAATATGCAAAAATGAAAATATTGAAATCGCCGATTTAAAAGTTGTTGCTGCTTTAGTTAAAAAGAACTTTCCAGATTTTCGTAAGACTATTGGCGAACTTGATATGTATTCGTCCAAAGGTGTCTTGGATGCTGGAATTCTGAGTATTGTAACTAATGACAATGGTTCAGTTAATGATGTTTTAGATGCATTAAAAGCTAAAGATGTTAAGCAGCTTCGTGCTCTCGCTCCAAAATATGCGGTAGATTATTCTTGGTTTGTTGATAAGCTTTCAAATGAACTTTACAATCTCGTAAAAGGCCCAAGTATCATTAGGATGTATGAAATTATTGGTGAAAACAACCAATATCATGGTATTGCGGCAAATACAGAACTACATATCGTTTATATGCTTATTCAGCTTACTTTAGAGATGGATTGGAAATGAGTTTATTTGATGATGACATCCAATTTAATGAGCACCAGGTAGCTTGGTATTCTAAAGATTGGAACAAAGTTCAAGAAATGGCTGATACTTTCAAACAGAAAGCAGAAAATGAATTTTTTGAAATAATCAGTGCAATAAACGAAAAGAAACAGTGTTCCATTGCTCAAAAAGAATATAACAAATTCATGGTTGAAAATGCGTTATCGCAACATCCAGAATGTATGACAGCAGTTTATACAATGAATCTTATCGGTTCTGGACTATCGGATGAAGCTCATTTCAATTATATGGTAGCTGCTGTACCTCAAGGCCGACGTTTTGGTAAGTGGGCTAAGTTAATAGAGGATACCCAGGAGATACTTATTCTCAGGGTATTAATGAAATATTATACTATTAATTTAAATGACGCTCAGGTTTATAGAGAAACCCTAGAACGTAAAGGTAAATTGGGCGTAGTATTAAAAGAAGCCAAAGGGTTGGTCACAGATGAATTTTTGAAAGACGTGACCAAAAATGTTAAAGAACAAAAACAATTTAAAAAACAAGCATTGGAATGGTAAAAATGATCGAAATTAAACTGAAACAACCTGAAGACTTCCTGAAAGTAAAAGAAACTCTTACTCGCATGGGTATTGCTAATAACAGAGACCGTGTATTATATCAAAGTTGTCATATCTTGCAGAAGCAGGGTCTTTATTATGTAGTTCATTTTAAAGAGATGCTTAAACTGGACGGACGACCAGTCACTATTGACGATGAAGATATTATCCGCCGTGACTCGATTGCTCAACTCCTAGAAGATTGGGGTTTAATCGAACTTGTAGACAGAGGTTCTCTTCAAGCTATGCAAAATAATTTCCGCGTCATCACATTTAAGCAAAAAGACGATTGGAAACTTATCGCGAAATATACTATAGGTGCATAACTCAAATGAAAAGGCCCGTGGGCCTTTTCTGCTATAAATTTGGATGATATAATGAACTACAATTTTGAATACGAATCTCTCATAAACGCAGCTAAATCTTCCACTTATAATTTTGAATACACGGAATCTCATCACATAATTCCAAAATGTATGGGAGGAACAAATGATAAAAGCAATTTAGTTAATTTGAGCTCTAAAGACCACTATATAGCTCATTGGCTTTTAACTAAAATGTATCCTGAAAATTCAGCGTTGAAATATGCTTTATGGCGAATGACAACAAGAATGCATCTAAATTCAGTAGAATTAAATTCTAAAGAATACAGTAAAAATAGAGAAATATTTGTAAAAGAAAAATCAAAGGAAATGAAAGAGTATTTCAAAAATCCTGAAAATTTAAAAGCTCATTCTAACACAATGAAAAAGGTTTATTCGAATAACAAAGTTATAGAGAATTGCTCAAAAGCGCAGAAATTGTCGTATCACAACAATCCTGAAATACGAGAACGTATTTCAGCGAGTCTTAAAAAATGGCATAGTTCAATTGAAGCAAAAGATATTCAACGTAAAATAAAACGTACTCATCCTATATGGTCAGAACCGTTATTTAGCAAGTTATTTGATTTATGGGAATCTTTTGAAAATCCAAAATGTGGAAAATTTAAAACAATAGCAATAGCCAATGGTTTTCCAATTACTAGTTATCAGAAAATTATAGATTACTTTAATTGCATTAAGAAAAATAGTATAAAATAATTTTAAATTAATCATGAGGAAAACTATATGAAATTTTATGTATCTGTAGAAAGTGTTGGTAATGATATTGTTGAACGATATATTGAAGATGGCGTAGAAAAAACTCGTCGTATCGAATATTCTCCGACTTTGTTCCGTCATGTTGATAAACCATCAAAATTCAAAGACATCTATGGAAAGGACTGCGAGCCAATCAATTTTCCTACAATGAAGGATGCTCGTGATTGGTTCAAGCGCATGGAAGACGTCGGTCTTGAAGCAATGGGCATGGATGATTTTAAACTCGCATATATCAGTGACACATATGGTTCCGAAATTGTTTATGACCGAAAATTCATTCGTGTAGCGAACTGTGACATCGAAGTTACTGGCGATAAATTCCCAGACCCGATGAAAGCAGAATATGAAATTGATGCTATCACTCATTACGATTCTATTGATGACAAATTTTATGTCTTTGATTTACTCCATTCATTGTATGGGTCGGTATCCAAATGGGATAAAAAGTTAGCAGCTCGTTGTGAAGCAGAGGGCGGTGACGAAGTTCCACAAGATATTCTTGACCGGGTTGTTTATCTACCGTTTGAAACTGAAGCCGAACTATTGATGGAATATATTCGTCTTTGGGAACAAAAGCGTCCAGCAATTTTCACCGGTTGGAACATTGAAGGTTTTGATATTCCGTATATCATGAACCGCGTTAAGCAAGTTCTAGGTGAACGTTCGATGAAGCGTTTTTCACCAATCAATCGCGTGAAATCTAAAATTATCACTAACATGTATGGTGATAAAGAAGTATTTAGCATTGACGGCGTAACTATTCTTGATTACATGGATTTGTACAAAAAGTACAGTTTCACGAACCAACCGTCTTATACTTTGGATTATGTTGCAAAATATGAGACCAAAAAAGGTAAACTGCCTTATGATGGTCCAATTAACAAATTGCGCGAAACGAACCATCAACGTTATATCAGTTATAACATCATGGACGTTGAATCGGTGCAAGGTATCGACCAAGTTCGTGGGTTCATCGACCTAGCAATTAGTATGTCTTATTACGCTAAAATGCCTTTTGGCGGTGTAATGAGCCCGATTAAAACCTGGGATGCTATTATTTTCAATAGTCTCAAAGAAGATAAGCGAGTGGTTCCACAAGGACGTTCGCATGTTAAGCAGAGCTTCCCGGGTGCTTATGTATTTGAACCAAAAGCATGTGCTCGTAATTATATCATGAGTTTTGACTTGACGTCTCTTTATCCAAGTATCATTCGTCAAGTGAATATCAGTCCAGAAACTATCGCTGGTCAGTTTAAGCTTCATCCAATTCATGAATACATCAATGGAACAGCACCGCGGCCTAGTGATACATATTCATGTTCACCAAACGGTTGGATGTATCATAAAGACCGTGAGGGTATTATCCCGGTTGAGATTGCGAAGGTATTTTTCCAACGTAAAGATTGGAAGAAAAAGCAGCAAGCCGAAAACCGTAACATCGAAGTTATTAATGCTGTTATCGCTTCAAAATCCGGTGGAACTGGCGGTAAAATTCAGGTTGAGCGTTATAAAGATTTTAGCGATGAAGTGAAGAATGAACTCCACAGGTTAAGTGTGTCAGCTCTGAAAGCGATGCTGCATGATTGTGAACTTGCGAGTATTTTGGCTAATACAAACCAGTTGAACCGTAAAATTCTCATCAACAGTCTTTATGGTGCTCTCGGTAACATTTATTTCCGATATTTTGACCTTCGTAATGCGACTGCTATCACTCTGTTCGGTCAGGTTGGTATCCAGTGGATTGCTCGTAAGATTAACGAGTATCTGAACCGAGTATGCGGTACAACAAATGAAGATTTTATAGCGGCAGGCGACACTGACTCAGTTTACGTTTCTGTTGATAAAGTAATTGAAAAAGTAGGTTTAGAGCGTTTTAAAAATACCAATGATTTGGTTGAATTCATGAACCAATTTGGTAAGAAAAAAATGGAACCTATGATTGACAAAGCTTACCGTGAGCTTTGCGAGTACATGAATAATAAAGAACACTTAATGCATATGGACCGTGAGGCTATTTCTTGTCCTCCTCTTGGTTCAAAGGGTATTGGCGGTTTCTGGAAAGCTAAGAAACGTTATGCATTGAACGTATATGACATGGAAGATACTCGTTACACTGAGCCGCATCTAAAAATCATGGGTATGGAAACTCAGCAATCTTCCACTCCAAAGGCGGTGCAGGCAGCATTGGAAGAAAGTATTCGTCGTATGCTTCAAGAAGGTGAAAAATCAGTACAAGAATATTACAAGCAATTTGAAAAAGAATACCGTGGTCTTGATTACAAAATCATTGCAGAAGTTAAGACATGTAATGACATCGCCAAGTATGACGATAACGGATGGCCTGGATTTAAGTGTCCGTTCCACATTCGAGGTGCTTTGACTTACAACCGAGCGACTGCTGGGTTCAGCGCTACTCCAATTCTTGAGGGGAACAAAGTAATGATTGTTCCTTTGCGTGAAGGAAACCCGTTTGGTGATAAGTGTATTGCTTGGCCATCAGGTACTGAGTTGCCACAGGAAATTCGTTCAGAAGTATTGGCTTGGATGGATTACACCACGCTCTTTCAGAAGTCTTTTGTCAAACCTTTGACTGGCATGTGTGAGGCTGCTGGTATGGACTACGAAGAGAAAGCATCATTAGAAGATATGTTTGACTTCTAACCGTTTACATCCATGGAAGGATGTGTTACTATTATCTCATCAAAACAAATGAGGAAAATAAAATGAAATTTAATTTGAAATCACTGATTGTTATAGCAGCAACTACTTTAGCAGGTTGTTCTATTCAACCTTATTCGCAACCACATTATGGAAGTGAAGGTAATTTGGTTTACAAACCAGCTTCTGGGATGGTTTATACTCGTGCAACTTCTCAAGTCTCGCAGGAAACTCTTAACGCTATTAAAGAAATTGAAGAACGCCGCGCGAATAGTCCGCTTGAAGCTGCAATTAAAAAATCAGTAGCTGAAGGCGATGAACGTCAAGCTGCACTCGATAAAAAGGAAAAAGCTATCAGAATGTGTGAATTTGTTGTAGAAGCTCATGAAGAAGTTCTTCGTGAACAATACTTCAAAAATACAAATAATAAAACCCGGCTGGCAGTTATTCATTATCGTTCAGGCGGAAAAGTGAAAGCTTTTAATAAATGTATGGCTAAAAACGCTAAATAAATCATTTGATAAAATAGAGGAAATTATAATGGAAACTATCGTATTGGGTACAGCGGCACTTGGTTTTGGTTCATTGTTCTTAGCATTTTTAGCGTATTTTCTTCCGTGGATTATTGCTCTTCTTCGTGGGACAAAATCTAATGTTGGAATTTTCTTTTTAAATCTTATTTTTGGTTGGACTTTCATTGGGTGGTTGGTTGCTTTAGTTTGGGCATTTGTCGCTGAGCGAAAAAATAACCAACCTCAACAAATTATCGTAATTAAAGAGGCAAAATGATTATCACACCTTTGACAATACAAGACATTCGTCAGGAATTTGCTGTAGCTCTCGAGAATGAAGAGTTTGTTATTGATAAAACTGGCGTAAAAACTATTGAAATTATCGGCGCGTCTTTTGTTGCAGATGAAGAACTTATTTTTGGTTCAGTTAATGATGAGTATGTAGCACGCGAATTAGAATGGTATAAGTCTCAAAGTTTATTCGTTAAAGACATTCCAGGAAAAACTCCAGCAATTTGGGACCAGATTTCATCCAAAAACGGCGAGATTAACTCAAACTACGGATGGGCAATTTGGAATAAAGATAATTATAGCCAATTTGCAAGTTGTGCGGCAGAACTGAGTGTCAACCCAGATTCTCGTCGCGGAATTATGATTTATACTCGTCCAAGTATGCAGACTGATTATAACCGTGATGGCATGAGTGATTTTATGTGCACAAACACGGTTCAATATTTAATTCGCGATGAGCAAGTTCATGCTGTTGTGAGTATGAGAAGCAATGATGTAGTCTTCGGTTTTAGAAATGACTATGCTTGGCAAAAACATGTGTTAGAATTATTAGTACAAACACTTAACTGCGGTCGTGATAAAAAATATGTAGTTGGTGACATTATTTGGAACGTGGGTAGTTTACATGTTTATTCTCGCCACTTCTATCTAGTTGACCATTTTTATCATACTGGTGAAACTCATATATCAAAGAAAGATTATAAAGGCCATTGGAAATGATTCAATTTGTAATTCCAAGTTATAATCGTGTCGGGGCAGTTACTGCCCTAGACATGTTCCCTAAAGGTTATGTCGCTCATCTTGTAGTTCGCGAATCTCAAAAAGAAGAATACGAAACTCGATATAGCACAATTGCTAAAACAGTAACTATCCCGGATGATGTAAATGGGATTGCTGGTACTCGTCGTTTAATTACCGAAATGTATCAAGGACAACGCATCTGGATGTTGGATGATGATACTACTATTCATACAACGGAAATTCGCGAAAAAGATGACCGGCGCATTCTCCATGATGTTGGAATGACCTGGGATGAATTTAATAATCTTTGTCTTTATGTTGAAACAGCGATGGACTGCGGCTTTTATCATGGTCACGCTCGCTTGCCAATATTCAAGATTGACTCTAAATGGGGTCATTTCCGTGAGAACTCTTATGGGTTTACAAATACTTTTTATGATTTAAGCAAACTTTCTGCTGATGACATTGGATATGGTATAGTAGACCTATCCGAAGATACATACGCGTTTCTTAAACTCATTAATATGGGTTATCCTCATTTGGCGATTTTTAAATATCTCGTTAAATCAGGTAAAGGACAAGCTCCAGGTGGTGTATCATCTATGCGTAATGCTGCTAAACAGAACAGAGCGCTGGAAAAAATTCATGCTGACTTCCCAACTCAAGCTCGGTGGAAATCAGAAGGTGACCCAACCAAAACTATGTTTGGTACTGATGAACCTTTGAAAGTACTTCGTATGTGTGTTGCTAAAAAGCAGAAGTCAGATGCTTTTCATAAATTTAGCGAGATTGAACCGACACTATGAAAATTGCTATTATTAATATGGGCAATAACATCCAGGGGTTTAAAACAACCCCTGCTTCAGAAACAATTTATTTGTCCGAATGTTTAAAAGATATGGGTCTTGATGTTGACCTTATTTCAATGAAAAATACACAGTATGGAATTTCTTTCGATTCAGTAAAAGACCCGAATGTGTATGACCGCTTATTGGTCGTTAATGCTGCTCTGAACTTCTATGGCGGCGAAGAAAATAAGATGAACAAAGAAGCTTATATGTTCATGAATAAGTATAAATCAAAAATTTATTATTTGTTCACCGATATTCGTCTTCCGTTTGAGCAAGCTTGGCGAAGGATGTCTAAAAAGAAATGGTCCAGTAAATATAAAGAAGAACAATTCATTGTAACATCTCCAATGCGTATTGTATCTCAGGGAAGAAATCTAGAGCAATGCAAGAAAATTCATTCTGATCGTTTAGTTGGATGTTTATCCGATAAACTAGAATTCGTTCATTTTGCTTTGGACCGTCATAAAATGTACCACAGTGTCTTTAAGATTGCCGCAGATGGCATCAAAATGCGAGACCTGATTTATGGCGGCACTTTCCGTTCTGGTAACCGTGAAGCTAAAATGGTTGAATACCTATTTGATACTGGATTGGATGTTGAATTCTTTGGTTCAGTGAAAGCAGAACAGTTCAAGAACCCAGACTTTCCTTGGACGACTCCGCCGGTATTCCCCGGTAAAGTAGACTCTCGCGAAATGGTTCAACGTAACTCAACCGCGTATGCTACTATTGTATTAGGCGATAAAACTTACGACAATAACCAAATCACTCCTCGTGTATGGGAAGCTCTAGCATCTACTGCAGTGGCATTCTTCGATAGCACGTTTGACCCTGACATGAATATCATGGAAGGTAATGATTTCTTTTATGTGAGTAATCGTCAAGAATTAGTAGATAAAATCAACAAGATTAAAGAAGATGAAGAGTTCCGTGTTGAAACTTTGAAATATCAGCACAAAATTCTTCAAAAATATCTTGATGAAAAACCAATTTGGCAAGAAGAGTTCCGCAAGGCTATTGACCTGTAAGTTTAAAAATTTTCACGAAGGTATACTTCTAGTGTACCTTCTTTCAAAAATTTAAACTAATCGCTTTAAATTTGTTTTGATATAATTACTTTATCCTTTAAACCCGTGAGAAAAATATAATGGAGACTTATGGAAAAAATGAATGTCTGATTTAAAATCTCGTCTGATTAAAGCATCCACTTCTAAAATGACCGCGGAATTAACTAAGTCCAAATTCTTCAACGAAAAAGACGTTATCCGTACTAAAATTCCGATGCTGAACATTGCAATCAGTGGGGCATTAGATGGTGGTATGCAGTCTGGTTTAACAATCTTTGCTGGTCCGTCAAAGCACTTTAAATCGAATATGTCTCTGACAATGGTCAGTGCTTATATGACAAAACATCCAGATGCAATCTGTCTGTTCTATGATAGTGAATTTGGTATTACTCCGGCTTATCTGAAATCTATGGGCGTTGACCCTGACCGTGTTATTCATACTCCGGTTCAGTCTGTTGAACAACTTAAGATTGATATGGTAAATCAGCTAGAAGCAATTGAACGCGGTGAGAAAGTTATTGTATTCATCGACTCAATTGGTAACCTCGCTTCCAAGAAAGAAACTGAAGATGCGTTGAACGAAAAATCGGTCGCAGATATGACTCGTGCTAAGGCATTGAAATCTCTGTTCCGTATCGTTACTCCGTATTTTAGTATTAAGAACATTCCATGTGTTGCAGTTAACCATACAATTGAAACTATTGAAATGTTCAGTAAAACAGTAATGACCGGTGGTACTGGCCCGATGTATTCTGCAGATACCGTGTTCATCATTGGTAAACGTCAGATTAAAGACGGTACTGATTTGCAAGGTTATCAGTTTGTTTTAAACGCAGAAAAATCTCGTACAGTTAAAGAGAAATCTAAGTTCTTTATTGATGTTAAATTTGATGGTGGTATTGACCCGTATTCCGGTTTGCTTGAAATGGCATTGGAGCTTGGGTTTGTAGTTAAACCAAAAAATGGTTGGTATGCTCGCGAATATTTGGACATTGAAACCGGTGAAATGGTTCGTGAAGAAAAATCATGGCGTGCCGCAGCTACATCATGTGTAGATTTCTGGGGACCGATGTTCAAGCATCAACCGTTCCGTGATGCAATTAAACGTAAATATCAACTGGGCGCAATTGATAGTAACGCGGTTGTTGACGCTGAAGTTGATGCATTGATTAATTCAAAAACTGAGGTTTTCAAAGCTCCCGAAGGTTCTCATGCTCCGTCTCCGGCAGCAATTGAAGATGACCTTGACTCTATGATGGACGAATAATGAAACAAGACGATTATGATTTAAGCGAATTAGATTTAAATCTTGAAGTCGTCGAAGAAGCCCCCTCTCAGGAGGGGGAATTTGAGAGGACAGAAAGAGTTTACCAAAAATCATTAGATATTGTCAAAAAGGCAATGGCTAATATAGTACAAGAAATTTTGATAACATTAGAAGATGGGTCTTCACATATAGTTTATGTCACATCAATAAATCACAATGGAAACGAAATTTCTGTAGATTTTTCTACATTATCCGAAGATAGAAAAGCAGAACTAGCTCCGCATGTTGAAAAATGTGTTAAAATTCAAATTGAGCAAGCGTTAGCTGAGCGTAATAAAAAACGTTTCAAATTATTTTAATGAGGTTACCGTGGTAGAAACAATATTATCGCATCTTATTTTTAATCAAGGATATTTCGCAAAAGTTTGGCCATATATGGATTCAGAATATTTTGAACATGGCCCGGCTAAAAATGTGTTTAACTTATTACAAAAACATATCAACGAATATCAATCTGTCCCTTCAATCAATGCTTTGAATATTGCATTAGACAATTCAACTCTAGGCGAATCTGAAGCTGAATCAGCTAAAAAATTAATTGATAAATTAGCAGATACGCCAGAAGACCAAGCATGGTTGGTAAAAGAGACTGAGAAATATGTTCAGTCTCATGCGATGTATAACGCAACATCAAAAATCATTGAAATTCAAACGAACGCTGAACTACCGCCAGAAAAAAGAAATAAAAAATTACCGGATGTTGGAGCAATTCCAGACATTATGCGTCAAGCTCTTTCTATTAGTTTTGACTCTTATGTCGGTCATGATTGGATGGAAGATTATGAAGCTCGTTGGTTAGCGTATCAGAACAAGGCTCGTAAAGTTCCATTCTTGATGAATATTTTGAACCGTATCACTAAGGGCGGGGCAGAAACTGGCACTCTCAACATTCTCATGGCTGGTGTTAACGTTGGTAAGTCTCTTGGATTGTGTTCTTTAGCAGCTGATTATCTTCAAACTGGTAAGAATGTTCTTTATATTTCTATGGAGATGGCCGAGGAGGTCTGCGCTAAACGTATTGATGCTAACCTGCTTGATGTATCTTTGGATGATATTGATGATGGCAATGTGTCATATGCAGAATACAAAGGTAAGATGGAAAAATGGCGAGATAAAAATACTCTTGGTCGTTTAATCATTAAACAATATCCTACCGGCGGAGCTAATGCGAACACATTTAGAGCTTTACTAAATGAGTTAAAACTTAAAAAGAATTTTGTTCCTGATGTCATTATGATTGACTATCTAGGAATATGTGGTTCTTGTCGTATTCGTGTTTATACTGAAAACAGTTACACTTTAGTGAAAGCAATTGCCGAAGAACTCCGTGCGTTGGCAGTAGAATCAGAAACTGTCGTCTGGTCTGCAGCTCAGGTTGGTCGTGGTGCATGGGATGCTTCTGATATGAATATGTCCGACATTGCAGAATCAGCTGGCTTACCGGCTACGGCGGACTTCATGCTTGCTGTGATTGAGACAGAAGAACTTGCTCAGATGGGGCAACAACTCATCAAGCAGATTAAATCTCGTTATGGCGATAAAAATATTTGGAATAAGTTTGCGGTAGGCGTTAAGAAAGGAAATCAGCGCTGGGTTGAAATTGCGCAGGAAGGTGGAACTCAGCCAACTCCAGTTACTGAAACATCCGGAGCTCAGCAACTAAAAGCCGAGGCTAATAGACAACAACGCGCGGACCAGACATCAGCCCGAGCTAAGCTGGACGCACTTGCAGAGGAACTTAAATTTTGATTTATGTTTTAATTGCCAATCGTGACCGAGATGGTCACGAGAAGTTCATAGTAGCGGATGAGTCACTACAAGTATGTGTTGATATATGGAACTCAATAGATTTATCAGGATGGGACTACGGGACACTGGTCGTCCTTAGCAATGGTAAGAAAATAGCTATTCAAGGTATCTTTCAGTTAAAAAATTAACGTTTGAAGAAGCAAGGAAAAGTTTGAGTTACTATCACCTTATTGAAAAACTAGAGAGTAACGAAAAAATTTTTACTTCAACCGTTTACAACAACTAAAAACTATGATACTATTACTTTATCAACAAACTGGAGAGTAATAATGAAAAAGTTAATTGCAAGTCTCGTATTGGTAGTAGCATCATGTTCAGCAGTTCCAGCCCATGCAACTCCGGGAGTAGCTGATTATAACTCTATTCAATGCCTTAAATTTGTCGAAGGCGATTGGGACACGGTAAAACCTAAGCTAATTAAAGACCTTCTTGCGGGAGCTAATGCGAACCAAAAGATGCTCATTGAAGATGTCGACCAGAATGATTTGGTAGTTGCTGGCACTAATCTTTATTGCGAAAATAAATCAGTTCCTGAAGTGCTGGAATGGATTGGACTTTAAATGAGAGGCTAAATGTCTACTGCAACATGCACAAGTACAAATATCGAAGTGTTTCGTTTATTTGAAGAATACGAAATGACAAAAATTTCAGAAAATATTATTTCTGTTATGTCAGATACTGATGTAGAATGGTTTATACCTCTCTATGACGAAGATACTTATGAAGTAACAGACGCAAATGGAAATAAAGCCGTTTTTGTTATTGATTAAATATCGTAGGAGGTGTTTATGAGCACTATTAAAAACGGTATAGATGCCGTTTATGCATATAAGTTTATTCGTCTAATGCAAAAACCATTCACTGAATGGAACGCATATGAAGCAAAAATCATTGACGAAAAAGGCAGCGTGCTTAAACGACCATCAACCCCCGAAGAAAAGGCAGCGTATACTCCGTTTCATGCTGCTGTTCGTTCAATGAAGCGAATGATGTCAACTGTTCCCGGTTTAAATGGAATAGCTTCTATGATGTCAGCTTGGTCTTCAATCGCTTCTAGATACAATATAACCGAATCCGAACAGAAAGAGATATTTGATGCTCTCCCTGTGTTCGAGGACATGGTAGCCGGTGATTCCGGTGGAAGTGTCAAGAATATCGCCTCTGGTACCACGTCCGGAGCAATAACCAACAAGGGTCCAGAACAAATCCCCTCAAAACGTAAGCGCATTAAAGTTAATCTTAAGAAATTGTAATATAATGGCCTTAGAAATAAGGCCACCTAGGAGAATATATGTCTTGGGTTCACAATGAGTACGCGTTTCGTGCATTATCTCACTTACCTCGCTTTCGTCAAGTAAATAACGTATCCCAATTCAAGTTAAATTGTCGTTGTCCAGTATGTGGCGACTCACAGAAAGACGCATTAAAAGCTCGTTTTTGGGCTTATGGCACGGGCGATGATGTATTTTTGAAGTGTTATAACTGTGATTATGGAAAACCAATTGGGGTGTATTTAAAGGAATATGAACCTGATTTATACCGTGAGTTTATTTTAGAACTCAGAAAGGACAAAATGACTTTTAAGCCTGATACAAAACCAGAGGTGAAAAAAGTTGAAATTAAAGAACCAGAAGGAATTAAATTAGTTCATTGCAGCCGCTTAGATAGTTTGTCAGAAGAGCATCCTATTATAAAATACGTTAAACATCGTTGTATTCCAAAATCGCGTTGGAACCGTTTGTATTTTACGATGGAATGGCCAGCTTTGGTGAATTCTGTTAATCCCGGAACTTATAAAACAGAACGTAATGAGCCTCGTTTAGTAATTCCAATCTTTAACGAGAAAGGTATTATTGAAAGTTTTCAAGGAAGAGCATTGCGTAAAGACGCCCCACAAAAATACATAACAATTAAACGAAACGAACATGCAACAAAAATATACGGATTAGACACAGCAAAGACTGGTCAAAATATTTTTGTATTAGAAGGACCGATAGACTCATTGTTCTTGTGCAATGCTATTGCCATCACTGGCGGAGCTATTGATTTGGATTTGGTTCCATTTAAAGAAGATAGAGTATGGATTATGGACCATGAACCAAGAAAAGAAGACACAATCAAGCGAATGAAGCGTTTGATAGACGCTGGCGAAAGAGTTGTGTTTTGGGATAAATCTCAATGGAAAGAAAAAGACATTAATGATATGATAAAAAATGAAGGGGCGAAAGTTGAAGACATCGAAAAATATATTTCCGAAAATATATCTTCAGGTTTGATGGCTCAACTTCGCCTTAAGAATTACTCAAAGATTGGAGTTTAAAATCCTCCGAGCATAATGAAATGAATAACTTTATCCAATGGAATTGGAGGTAAAGTAAAACCATATGCTAATGCGAAAGGGATGATAATATAGTTCCATGCTGTTATTACAGCTGTAATAACTCCAACTAAGATTAATTTACCTTTGTTCTCAACGAATTGAGACTTCAGATTTTTATTTTCTGGGGTTTTAATTTTTTCAGACATAAATCCTCCTAAACTATTTAATACTTTGACAGGAAATATAATGGCCCATTTTAATGAATGTTCTCAACTCATCTCTGGCAATGAAAAAGCAGAAAATGCGTATCATGATGCTGTGAATGCTGGTATTGACCCGCTTCAAGTGATGCTTGACATGCAAAAATCATTGCAAGTACGTCTAGCAAATGATAAACCTGAATATAACCGCAATCCAGATGACTTAGCTAAAGCTGGTGAAGTTGTTGATTGGCTACGTAATCAGAAAGATTATATCGATGACGAATTCCGTGAGCTGTTGACTTCTCTGGGCGGTATGTCTAATGGCGAGAAGGCTGCTTCTTCTGTCTGGAAACCGTGGAAAGCACAACATGCAGAATTCCGTAATCGTCTTATTTCCGAAATGTCTTCAAAAGACCAATTAGAAATTAAATTTGAAATGATTGATATTCTTCACTTTGTGTTGAATATGTTCCAAGGATTAGGCATGTCGGCTGAAGAAATCTTTAAACTTTACTATCTGAAAAATGCTGAGAACTTTGAGCGACAGAATCGAGGATATTAATGATTTCATATTCCGATATTGAAAATGCTTTAATAAAATACTGGGGCTTAAATCCTCTAAGCCCAGAAGATAAGTATCAATCTCTTCGAGAACTTATTAGCGATTCTGAAGATATCATAGCAGATGTCGTAGAGGCTTTAAATAACTATTAATAAATACTCATGTAATCAACAAAGGAGAATTACATGAGTTATGTTAACGTAAAAACGTTTGACCATACAAATGCCGACGGCGAAGTAAAAGGTATGGAAGTTTCTGTAGCTTTTAAGCTTTACTCCGACGTGCATCAAATTGCTGGTTCTCATTATCAACTCTTCCCTTCCGAAAAAGCGGCGTATTCTACCGTTTTTGAAGAGGACCAAAGAGACGCTTGGATTGCCAAAAACGCTGATATGTTTAAAGGCGTACCGCCAGCAGTACCAGGTGGTTGATTGCAGGGACTCCTTCGGGAGTCCCTTTTTTGCTTTTAAACGATATGATATAATTCTTTTATCAAATGAGGATAATATTATGAAAACATCTAACTGGATGAAGCCAGTTGAAGAAGTTGGTGGTATCAATAGTCTTATTGCAAATCGCTTAATTCATGAACATTTGTTTATCGCAAATAGCCCAAATCTGTATGATTTAGTAGACATCTTTGTTCATTGCTACCGTGAGGAAGGTACTGCTTTACGTGTCATATATGAGGCTCACTTTCACTTTGTAGGTGAAAAATCTGTTATTCGCTTTGGGACATCCTGGTTATGATTAAACGATGGTATGAAGAATTCAAAAATTGGTTTGAAACACCCACTCATTTAGATGATGCATGGGTTGCTAAAGTTGAGCAAGAACTTCAATATGAAGCGGAAGAATACGCTAGAAATTGGCAAAATGAACAGGAAGCTAAACGTATTTCAATAGAAGCTAAAAAGCTTTTAACTAACATTTATGGCGATAAGTCATAAAATAAGAGAATACTATGAAAAATATGAAAACAAAGTCATTTGTAGTGAAATTCTATAAAAGAACTGGTCGGCGAGTAGAAGAAACTCGAGAAAAGTTTGAAGTTGTTCTCACTCAGTATGGTGAACCTGCACCTTTTTCAAACGAGCATTATAATAATCTAGAAAAGCAGTTTATGAAAATGCGAATTCCTGAAAATGCATTGTTAGAAATCATTCATGATTGTAATATAGACAAATGCGAAAATTCACCGTTTGGTATGGTAGAAACTTTGCTCAGCCAGAAATACATTTTTCCAGAATTCAATTTTAGCGAACCTTTGTGTCATACAGATGGATATGGCACAAAAATCTTCAAAAAATTTATTGTAAATACTCCTGAACACATCGTTGAATTGGAAAAATTCATTTGGCATCATTTTAATGATACTGGAATTCGTCGTAATGGATTTGAAGAAAAAACGAAGCACATAACTGCTGTCAAATACGTCAGAGGTATGTAATGTCGGATTTATTTGATTTATTTGAAGAAGACCAGTCAAAAAATTCAGAAGCATTTGGCAACCGTCGTGCTGAAATCAGACAAGAGCTTTTTGTTCTTGCCTTACGGCACGGTGTAAAACTCAACGACACTTTCGTAGAAGAACTCTCTTCTATCTGGTTAGACCCTCCTCCTTGGGCTCCGTGGACAGAATAACCGTTTACATCCCAGTCAAAATGTGTTATGATAGCTTCTGTAAACTACGGAGGCTATTATGTTATACACAAATTCTCAGCTTAATGAAATCGTTTGTAACATAGTTGATAACAATCTCTATGGATTGTATGAAGAAAAAATTAAGATGTTCAGTGATTTTGAACAGAGCATACTTTGGCAGTGTATGAATGATAAAATTGACAAAACTTTGCATGTAGAACTGGACAAAATTATACGTAAGCATATTAGTTCTGACGTTCCAGTTGAACTCTACAGAGGAGTTTCAAAACGTACCGAAGCTTGGTTGAAAAACATGGCAATAGGAAGAATTATTGCTGATGACCGAGTTACGTCATTCACTTCAGATTTTTCGACAGCAAGACAATTTGCTGGAGGAAATGTATATGGTACTCATACTATTTTGTCATTACGTAATTGCCCATTTGCTTTTAATTATCAAGAGCATGCACTGAATATGCTTCTGGCTGCGCCAGAAACAGAATTTATGCACAGCATAGACCCAGATTTTATTTTTGACGAAAGACTGGATAAACTTGAAATGGTCAATGGAGAAGATGAATGGATGTTCCCTATTGGAACACAATTTGAGATAGTGGAGATTGAAGAGTTACAGTATGACCCTTTATCTCCGTCATATACTGTATATCATTTGGATTTTTATTCATTCTAACCGTTTACTTTCCGGATAGAGTGTATTAGAATAATCCTTGAAACCATTATACCACCTTCGCATAAAAAGCAAATAAGGAATATCGTTATGGCCATGCCTCGTGAAATTGTTATCGCTCAACGTTTGGTTCATACATACAAAAGTGCTTCTTCTAGAAGTAAAGAATTTAATCTTTCTTTGAAGTACTTGATGAACATCATGGAGCAAGATACTTGCGCATATTCAGGAGAAAAGTTCAAGAAGGAACTTGGACCTGACCAAATGACTCTCGAGCGGTTTGATAACAACAAAGGATATGTAGAAGGCAACGTTATTCCTGTTAAAATGAAGTACAATAAACTGCGCGCCAACTTCGAAATTGATGACCTCATTAAAAAGCAAGAAGAACTAGCTGCGCGCATCGTTTCCGCCGTTGACTCTAAAAACAAAGTTGTAGAACCTGCTGTTGACCTCAATCATTCTGACTTTGTATTAGAAACTCATGATTGGAATAAAGAGCCGGATTGGTCTAAAATTTCCGACGTCCGGCGCGAAGAAGCTAAACGCATTTGGGCAAACGTACAGGCCCGCCGCAGTCATCTTAAGCAGGCCGGAATACAGAAAGACACTCGCGATTCTCTAGAAACTCGCATCAAAGGCGGAATTAAAACATTAAAGAGAATATTTGAAAAATACCCGTCTTCTGAAGCTGTAACTTCAGGCGCTGCATCCAAAAAGAATAGCAAAGCAGAAATCACCGTGAAAGATTATGATATTATTATTCAAGGTCTTACTCGTTTCCAAAATTTATCTCGTTTGGATAAAGCGAAACTGAAGAAAGGTCTTCCACTTTCTGCAACATTGTTACAACTTATCCGAGGCAAAATGTGATGCACTATGGATATATGTTAGTCTATAAAGATAAAGACGGGTTTGAACTCCCGTACTTCGAATCTGGAAAGGCTACAATCTATGAAAAATTTGATGATGCTGTGAAGCATTATGAGCAGCTAAAAACTTATATTACTCATATATTGAATGTCGGTAAAGTAGAAACTACAATTAAGAAACGTCGTTTCTGGTTCGATAAAGTTGAAATGAAGTTTAAAAAGCTTTCTGAAATTGAAAGTAGAATGAACAGACAAATTATGAACACATTAAGTGTTAAAAGGGTATCAGTGGTATGATTACATTTGAGCAGTTGACTTCTGGCCAGAAACTAGCATTTGATGAAACTATTAGAGCTATAAAAGAAAAGAAAAACCATGTTACTATCAACGGCCCAGCGGGTACTGGTAAAACTACGTTAACAAAATTTATCATGGAGCATTTAGTTTCTACTGGCGAAACTGGTATTATTTTGACGGCTCCTACACATGCAGCCAAAAAAGTATTAACCAAATTGTCCGGCATGGAAGCTAATACTATTCATAAAATTTTAAAAATTAACCCCACAACATATGAAGAAAGTATGTTGTTTGAACAAAAGGAAGTGCCAGATTTAGCATCATGCCGAGTGCTAATATGTGACGAAGCTTCAATGTGGGACCGTAAACTGTTTAAAATATTAATGGCTTCAATTCCTAAATGGTGTACTATAGTCGCTATTGGAGATGTCGCTCAAATTCGTCCGGTTGACCCGGGAGAAACAGAAGCTCATATATCTCCTTTCTTTATTCATAAAGATTTTAAACAATTAAATCTTACTGAAGTAATGCGCAGTAACGCTCCAATTATTGATGTGGCTACTGATATAAGAAACGGTTCATGGATTTACGAAAAAACTGTTGATGGTCATGGTGTACATGGATTTACAAGTACAACAGCACTTAAAGATTTTATGATGCAATATTTTAGTATCGTCAAATCACCGGAAGATTTGTTTGAAAACCGAATGCTCGCATTCACAAATAAGTCAGTTGATAAATTAAACTCTATTATTCGTAGACGTTTATATCAAACGGAAGAGGCGTTCGTAGTAGGAGAAGTTATTGTTATGCAAGAACCTTTAATGAGGGAACTTGTATTTGAGGGAAAAAAATTCCATGAAACATTATTTACTAATGGTCAATATGTTCGTATTCTAAGTGCAGATTACACATCTTCATTCTTGGGAGCAAAAGGAGTATCTGGTGAACACTTAATTCGTCACTGGGTTTTAGATGTAGAAACCTATGATGATGAAGAATATGCTCGTGAGAAAATTAATGTAATATCTGACGAACAAGAAATGAACAAGTTTCAGTTTTTCTTGGCAAAGACAGCAGACACCTACAAAAATTGGAACAAAGGCGGCAAAGCTCCTTGGTCAGAATTCTGGGATGCTAAACGAAAATTCCACAAGGTTAAAGCTTTACCTTGTTCAACGTTCCACAAAGCTCAGGGTATTTCCGTAGATAGTAGTTTCATTTATACTCCATGTATTCACGTAAGCAGCGATAACAAGTTTAAGTTAGAGCTTCTTTATGTGGGTGCAACTCGTGGCCGTCATGATGTTTTCTTTGTATAAGGAACAAATATGTTTACTCTTAATATTGATGATTTTGATAAGTTGATTGATGCTATTGAAATTAACAAACCTGAAGATGCTTGGTGGCGCGGTCATCAGTCTACGTTGTTACTTCAATTAAATGAGATTCGCGACCAAGCTATGAGTATCGCTTGGTTCCAAGGACAGGTACCGCTTATATCAATTAATGATAAAATATCTAAACAGATTAATGAATTTAAGGAATATCTATGCCGGGCGTAAAAGATTTTATTATTGATTGGGAGACATTCGGTAACGTTTCTCGATCAGCAGTTATTGACTGTGCGGTGGTAATTTTTGACCCTAATCCCGAAGTTATCGAAACGTTCGACGAACTAGTTTCTAGGGGAATGAAACTAAAGTTTGACCTCCGGTCTCAGCGTCCATTTCGGTTATTCGGTGCAAGTACTTTAGCTTGGTGGAAAAAGCAGTCAGCTGAAGCTAGAGCTAACCTTGCACCGTCTAATGATGACATTGACCACGTCGAAGGACTTTATAAACTTCTTAAATTCCTGAAAGATAACGGAGTAGATGCATGGAACTCATTTGGATGGTGCCGCGGACAGTCATTTGACTTTCCTATTCTTGTTGATATCCTACGTGAAGGTGAACTCCGGAAAGGAATTGAAGATAAAGATATTGACACATTTAATTTGGAACCATGTAAATTCTGGAACCAACGAGATATTCGTACAGCAATAGAAGCTCTGTTGATGACTAGAAATTTAACAACAACTCCATTGCGTAATGGTGTACTTGACGGGTTCATCGCTCATGATAGTATCCATGATTGTGCTAAAGATATTCTGATGCTGAAGTATGCTCAACGATATGCGCTTGGGTTAGAAGAAGCTCCGGTCGGTGATGAAGTTGACCCTCTTTCACTTCCAAAAGGTCGTGGATAACGCTTTAAAGATTTCGATATAGAATAATTTCTCAAATCTGATACTGAAAATTGAAAAGGTGATAATATGTTTGCTAAAGGTACTGAACTTCGTGTAATTAGTGGTAAAAATGCTGGTCGTGTTGGTGTTGTTCTAGGTCATTCAGAGCGTGATGGCTATCGTCTGCGCGATGTTAAAACCAATAAAACAATTTATGTAAAAGACTACTATGTGTCCGAAAATAGCACTTATACGAAAGAAGCTTCAGGTTCTGTTCTTAAAATTGGCGATATTGTACGAATTCGAAACGCAGACGCAGCAATCGAGCATTCCGGCGGGCAGGGAGACTGTCACATTTGTGACAGTAAGTGTGGATTAGTTACTTTGGTTTATGATGTTGACGGCGAAGAAATTGCGAACGTAGTTTATCAAGGCGAATACGCTTTAATGGCTACTAAAGATTTGGATTTAATTATCCCAGCAGAAATCCGCTCAACCCGTTTTCTGAGTGTAAAAGTTTAACCGTTTACTTTCCTTGAGGGTTATGATACTATAACCCTATCAAAACAAATGAGGAAAATAAAATGAACCGCATTTTAACACAAGAGCAGTTTGAAGATATCTTGTTCAATCCAGAGTTGACTATTGTGCAAAAAGAAGTTCAAGGACATCTAGAACATCACACATACGCTTACGTTTACGAAAATAGCCGTGCAATCTATGCGGTAGTTCGTTACATCAACGAAAATGGAACTTCTTATTGGAAGGAAACTATCTAATGACTACACAAAATTTAGAAGGATTTGTCGAAGATAAATGGTATTCAATCCGCGATTACGTTGGATTTGCTAAAGCTCATAAGTACAATGAGGAAATTATTGACTTTATTGAGAAAAACGGCGGATTTTTTAGAGTAATTTATGTCAATCCCGAGACCGGTAATGCCGAAGCAGCTATAATGTGTAATGGCGTGCTGGTTGGTGACCAAGATACAGTCAATGGATTGCCTGGATACTTGAATGCTAAAGTCAGCGATGAATATTTCCTTATCCTGCGTGAAGAAGCTAAATATTTTAAATTTGAAACACCTAATTTAGCAGCAAACGATGACGAATACGAATCTTCAGACGAAAATGAAATTCCTCATATCACTTTAGTAATTACTAATAAAAATCAAGTAAAAGCAGCTATTGAAATGTTAAAAGGATTATTGTAATGCCAATTTATGATTACATGTGCGAAGCCTGCGATGAAAAGATAGAAAAGATGCGCAAGGTCTCAGAACGTGATGAACCAATTGAATGTTCATTTCTGAATTGTGAAGGAAAAATGTTCAGAGAAACCGCCGCTCCCGCTGTTCATTACAATGGATACAAGAACCGGGATTATTCTTAACAGCTGAGTGAGAAAAATATTATGATATTTGGAAAAACTTCAATTCAGAGAAAAGTTGCCCGCGATCTTAGACGAGTTGAACGGGCAATTGGAAAATATAAATTCGCTTTGTTCCCGACTAAATTGAATACCGGACGGTACATCTGGTTACAAAAATATTATAAAGTCGTTAAAGAAATTATTACAATTGAAGAAAATAATTATAATGTATATTACGACAACCGGTATCTGTCAGTTTCATACGAAAACAAAGAACAATCGGTTCATACTATATTATGCGAAAAATCTAATTCAAACTGGTGCTCTCCTATATATGGGGCTCCAGCGCTTCATCATCTCATGAAATATCGTGATGAATTAATTGCTAAATTAAACAATAAAGGTTAAATAATGGTTATTGATAAATCATATTGCAAACACCCAAATTTTGACCAATTCATCTTTAAAACTAAAGTGAGTATTGGTCCCCGTTCAATCACAAATTATTCTGTGGCTAAAATTACGCCAAAAGAATTCAGAAAGATGAAAAAAATTATTCGTAAAATGTTCTCAGAAGGATTGTCAGTTTACGAACACGGTTTCTTTGAATGCAAAGGATGTAAAAATTGTCAGGGAGCTTAAATCTCGTTTTGCTTTAAAATAAACCGATATATAATTATCAGACAAATTCAAACTGGGATAATAACATGATTGAAAATAAAATTCAAATGCTCTCCGACAAGGAACACGTTCTTAAGCGTCCTGGAATGTACATCGGGAGCGTGTCTAACGAATTTCACGAGCGTTTTGTTTTTGGTGAATTTAAGCGGGTACAATATGTAGCTGGTGTTCTCAAACTTATCGATGAAATTATCGATAACTCTGTTGATGAAGCTATTCGTACAAGTTTTAAATTTGCTAATAAAATTTCAGTCAATATCGATTCTTCCACAAGTAAAGTGACTGTAGAAGACAATGGTCGTGGAATTCCACAAGCTATGGTTACTACTCCTGAGGGTGAAGAAATTCCCGGTCCGGTAGCGGCATGGACGAAAACTAAGGCAGGCGGAAACTTTGGGGCTGATGAAGAGCGCAAAACTGGCGGACAAAATGGTGTTGGTTCTTCATTAACTAATATTTTCTCTGTTATGTTTAAAGGCACAACATCTGATGGAGAAAATGAATTAACAGTTTCTTGTAGCAATAATTCTGACAATGTTTCTTGGAAATCCAAAAAATCCTCTTATAAAGGAACTAAGGTAGAATTTATTCCGGATTTTAGCCATTTCGAAATGAACAATTTTGATGATGTTTATTTTGATATTATGCTGGACCGTTTGCAGACATTGGCAGTCGTTTATCCAAAAATTGAATTTAAATTTAACAATAAAAAAGTTGATAGTAATTTCAAAAAATATTCTAAGCAGTATGATAAAAATGCTATCATTATTGATGAAGAAAATTATTCTTTGGCGATAGGTAATTCTCCAGATGGTTTTCGTCAAATGACTTATGTTAACAACATTCATACAAAGAATGGTGGTTCGCATATTGATTATGTTATTGACGAAATTGCTAATGAATTAATTCCGGCTATTAAACGTAAACACAAAATTGAAGTAAACAAAGCTCGTATTAAAGAGTGTTTTACTGTGTTGATGTTTATTCGAGATATGAGTAACTTGCGCTTTGACTCGCAAACCAAAGAGCGTCTTACAAGTCCATGGGGCGAAATTAAATCTCACTTAAATCTCGATGCAAAGAAAATTTCTAATCAGATTATGAAATCTGATGCTATTTTAATGCCGATTATTGAAGCTGCATTAGCACGTAAACTGGCAGCAGAGAAGGCAGCAGAAACCAAAGCAGCGAAAAAGGCAGCAAAAGCTAAAGTTCATAAACACATCAAAGCTGGCGAATATGGTAATGATAAAGTAGAAACAACCTTGTTCTTAACAGAAGGTGATTCTGCTATTGGTTATCTAATTAATACTCGTGACCGGGCCCTTCACGGTGGTTATCCATTACGCGGTAAAGTGATGAACACCTGGGGAATGTCCGCAGGTGAAGCTTTGAAAAACAAAGAAATCTTTGATATTTGCGCAATTACTGGATTAGTCATTGGCGAAGATTACGATTCTTTGAATTATAAAAATATCGCAATTATGACTGACGCAGATGTTGACGGAACAGGGTCAATTTATCCAAGTCTACTGGCATTTTTTGCTAATTGGCCGAAGTTGTTCGAAGAAGGACGTATTCGTTTTGTTAAAACCCCAGTGATTATTATGTCAAAGGGCTCTGAACAAAAATGGTATTACAACGCCGCTGAATATGAAGCTGAAAAAGATAAACTCGCTGGATGGAAACTTCGTTACATCAAAGGACTTGGTTCTTTGGAAGAAGATGAATATGAACGAGTTATTCAGCAACCGGTTTATGACGTAGTTTCATTGCCGCCAAATTGGAAAGAACTTTTTGAAATGGTTATGGGTAATGATGCGGCTCCTCGCAAGGTCTGGATGAGTGAATAAATAATACGGGCATTCCGCCCGTATAGGAGAGTATATGTCACAAATCTGGGTAACGCTTGTAGATGGAAGTTTTGGTTATATGTGGGGAGATGCTCTTCCTCTCCCCGGCGATATGGCTACTATTCGTGTTCGTCAGCCGGACAACTCTTTGAAGAAAGTTACAGGTATGGTGTCAAAAGCCACCTGGTAATAACAGGGACTCCTTCGGGAGTCCCTTTTTAGTATGGTGATTACAGCTATGAAAATGCTTAATGGAAGTTATGTTAATTTAGACAACGTAGCAGCAACAATTAGAGATAGTAAAGATATGTTTCTGAATAAAACAGAGAATACACCAGATGAAATCTGGTTAACTAAATTCTCTAATATGATAGAACATATTGCTGTATTAGTTGAAAACAACCAGACCATTCCGGTGAACCTACAACAAACAGCTCTGAAGTTAGTTTACTCGGTCCGTGAAAAACACACTATGAGCCAGTTTGCAGCCATCCTCAGAGAGGTAGGAAATGAAAAGCTTTAACGTTTGTATGGTATTATTTGATGATGCTGTATACAAAGAGTATCGCATCATTCAAAGATTTTTTGACATGAGTGAAGCTGAAGATTTTAAAGAACGCTTTAAGGAAATACGGTTTAAAATACAAAACAACACCGCAACGGCAGAAGAACTTCTAGAAGTTGCAGAATTGATTAAGCGTAACCAAGATTAATTTAAGTGAATGAGAGAAAAAGATGATTATTAAACAAGAAGAAGAGCAGATTTTTGGTTCAGCCAATCAAAAGGCAAGTAAGTTTGGCATTGAGAACAACATGAAAGCGTTCATGGTTCTTTCAGACAAGTTATATACCAATAAAATTTACGCTATCGTTCGTGAATTATCTACTAACTGTCTTGATGCTCATAAACTGAATGGTCAAACTCGTCCGTTCACTATTAAAGTTCCTACTCGTATAGACCCGCGCTTCGTAATTCGCGATTTTGGCCCAGGTATGAGCGATGAACAAATTCGTGGAACTGATGATGCTCCAGGCTTGTATAATACTTATTTTGCTTCAACTAAAGCCGACTCAAATGATTTCATCGGGGCAATGGGTCTTGGCTCAAAATCTCCATTTAGCTATACAAAAACTTTTACAGTCGTTTCTTGTCATAAGGGCCGTAAGCGCGGTTACACCGCTATAATGAAAAATACTGGCCCAGAAATTATTCCGCTGTTTGATACAACAATGGAAGAAGATGAATACACTGGTATTGAAATTACTGTCCCGGTAAAAACTGACGATATTGATAAGTGGCATCATGAAGTCCGTCGTACTTTGCGCACATTTGCTGGTGTTGAACCAGAAATTCAAGGCGCTAATATCGATATTGATTATTTTGAAGAGTTCACTCCAGAAAAGCAATGGTTTAATAAACAACGCTCTTATTTTGATACTGATTCGAGTTTGTATGCGATTTATGGACGAATTGTTTATCCGATTAAGGTTCAAGAAGTTCCTGGTATCAAATGCGAATGGCTGAATAACAAGTATAACACAGTTTATGTTAATTTTGAATTAGGTGAACTTGATATTACTCCAAGCCGTGAAGAGCTTTCTTACAACGAAGAAACTATCGAAGCTATTCGTAATAAAATTAATAACATCGAAGAAACAACTCTAAATGCTGATATCAAGCATCTGGAAAGTATAACTAATAAGCGAGAGCTGGTTCGTGAGTTAAAAAAATACGCCTCCGTTGCGCTGGGAATTATTAGTCGTAGCCAATCAAAAATTCAAGGCAAAACTTGCCGCGAATGGCTTGATTATTTCGACCAGCGTGCTCTCGAAAATAAAATGTATTCATCCAATATGTATACTTACTTTGTCGGCGATATGGCTGAACGCCGCAAAATTAGTAATTCATGTAGCACGCGTAATCGATATCAGGCGTCTGGCTTAATTCATGTTAATCAGAAAAAGATTGTTTTTATGATTGACGATAAGCCAAACCGCAGAGCAAGCACTATTCGTGGGATGAGTTATCTTAATATTCACAAAGGCTGTCAAGTTATTTTAATTGACCCGAATAATGAAGACCATTTAGAAGTTGTAGAACTTGCCAAGAAGTTGTTTGAAGGCGATGAAGTAGTTATTTTTAAAGCTTCTGATATGGAACAAGCCCGTACCAAAGATGCTGAAATCAATAAGCCAGATAATTCGGACGCTGTCAAACGTCCAAAATCTCCGAATGTTCATCTATGGAAATTGGATTCAGAACTTCGTTGGGAATCGACTAATTTGTTCTTAACTGCAAATGAAGTTCGTGAATTGGAAGGTTTGGCGGTCGGAATTAATCGAGAAGACATTATTGAATTAAGAACAGAATGCTCTACGAGTTACAGCATTGAAAATATTAGACAAGCATGTAAAGCAGCTGGTGTAAAAGAATTTTATACTATTCGTCCTAGTGCAATGAAATACGTCAAAGACAATAATTCTTTGACTTCAGTTTTTAATATTTTAGCTGATAGTTACGCAGATTTGATTGACGACGTACTCGATGATTTAATTCATCCGCATTTGTTTAATATCAGACGCTTCAATGCTATGATTAATATAAAAGCGCTTAATCCGTTGCTGAAGAATTTTATCTCCGGTGATAACTGGGAAAAGTCTTTAGTTCTTAACCAGATGGCTGAAGCATTAAATTGCCGCTCTATTAACACAGTAGTGAAACAGTCAAAAGCCGCTGAAAAAATTGCTTTATGTTATAAGATTTATAATAAACTCATCTTATCGTCAAAGTCTGATTTTAATAAAGCTTCTGACGAATTTGCTAAAAAATACCCAGTGATTTGGTATATGCTTGAAGAATACTACATTTCTCGAGAAGAATACTACACTGACATCATGAAAATTGCGGCGCTCCAGGGCGCCATCTAAGAGGTAATTATGGCCGTACAAATGTTTACTCGTTCTCAGAAATTGTCTATCGTTGATTATGTCGATTCAGGTTACAAACGAGACTGGATTGCTAAACACTTTAACTGCTCAGTAGATACTATCCGCCGTGTAGTTAAAGAAATGGCTCAAGAAACTAAACCAGAAGTAGAAGAAATTGAAGCAGTTGAAACTCCGGTTGCTGCACCAGAATATATCTGGAACGCTTCTAATAAATTTATCTCAATTACCGATTTGAGCACTCATAAAACTTATCCAGCAGATGATAAACTCCCTGGGTTTAAAATTGCTCTGCAGCGCCTGATTGATGGTGATATTGAAGGCGCATTGGAAATCGTTAACGCTGAAAAAGGTTTGACCTCTTACGTTAAAGGTAATGTTAAAATTGACGAAGGCCGTCTGTTCTATAAAGACATCGAAATTAAATCAGGTCTCACAGAGCGTATCCTGAAATCCATGGAACAGGGCGAGAACTTCGAATTCTATATGCCTTTCCTTGAAAATTTGATGGAAAACCCAAGTCGCAAAGCTGTAGCTCGTTTGTTTGATTTCTTGGTTGCGAACGATATTGAAATCACCGATGACGGCCATTTCATCGCTTGGAAAGTTGTTACTGAAAACTACAAAGATTGCCATAGCCGCACTTTTGATAACTCCCCTGGGGTTACTGTAGAAATGGCTCGTAACCAGGTCGATGAAGACGACGAACGTACGTGTTCAGCTGGATTGCACGTTTGCTCTAAGAGTTATATTAGCTATTTCCGTGGTTCCAGTGACCGTATCGTTTCAGTTAAAGTCCATCCGCGTGATGTAGTATCTATCCCGGTTGATTACGGCGATGCTAAAATGCGTACTTGTAAATATCAAGTAATTGAAGATGTAACTAGCAAATGGGGTACGTTCTAATACCGTCGTATCACTAATTTAATTCTAAGGGACTTCGGTCCCTTTTTTCTTTAAGAGATGATTATGATTAATTGGATTAACGTTTCTGATTCGAAAATTAATGAATCGCGCCTTCATGGCAATCATGAAGCTCAAAATGTGTACGCTTTGGATGTAGTGATTGACCCGAATGTTGATGGTGTACTGACCTGCGATGATGTTTTTATTGGTAAAGAACACGTGCAATTTGCTCTCTCAAACCAGGAAAGTTTGAATTTTGAAGACCGAATTTATTGCGGTATTCTTCGGGTAAAAGACATTTATACGGGTGAGCAAAATGGGCAAGAACAATCCAGTTCTGTTGAGACTGAAGAAACTGCCGACATTTACCCACGGGAAGAATGATTTTGTCGCAATAGTAAAAGTATTTTATCGAAGGTATGTACAATTCCGGAAAATGTGATATAATAGATAAAAGTTAATCATAGAGTATGGAATTATGAAATCAATAGAAATTTTAAATTTTTTGGAATCAGTATCACAAGGAACTAAAATATCAAGAGGGATGAAGACCAACGAAGACGCTGTGGCAAGACTTCTTGTTGCTGATGGGTGGACAGTCGAAAGACAAGTATCTATTAATAATATGGATGTTTCTGGAAGAAAAAAATCCGGGCATAAAGTCGATATTGTCGCTTCAAAGGGACAAGAAGTTATGATTGTTGATGTAAAATCTTCTGGAAATTCAAACACTCATGGCGCGCCCATAAACTTTATAACTCAATTTGTGAATTGCGCTCGAGCGCAATTCAGAGAAAATGTTAAAATGGTTTGGATGCGTGTTACTGATGATGTCAATCACGACGTTTCTAACTATGCGGATTATGAAGTTTTTAAATCTCTTGGCATTGAAGAAGTTAATGCGCATAAATATTTTGGTGTTAATATAAATGACATCAATTCATTAGAAGTTGAAAATATTTTTAATACAGCATTAGTACAAAAGATGAAAAATCCAAAAGCGTCTTGGAAAAATATAAAACCTATTGATATAATAATTCATATAATGAAAGTTTTTAACATATCTATTGATGATATCAAAAAGGAAATTAAATGAAACCTGCATTCAAATATTCCGGTGGAAAAAGTAAAGAGTTGAAGCATATTAAGCCATTATTGCCAGAATTTAATAGGTTAATTGAACCATTCGCTGGCGGTGCTGCGCTCACATTTGCTCTAGAGAAACCAGCTATTATTTCAGACATAAGAGAAAATGTTATTAATTGTTATAAAGTTTTAGCTGATGAAACTCTCTTTCCAACTGTTTTAAAGAAAATTGAAGAATGGAAAAATACTAGTATTGAAGATAGAGAAAAGATTTTTTATAATTACCGTGATAACGAATTTGGAAACGAAGACCCTTTAATTAAAGCTTTGCGTTGGATTTTTATTCGTCAACAGGTATTTTCTGGTATGGATAGAGTTAATTCTAAAACCGGAAAAATGAATGCACCGTTTGGATGGTATAAAAATTTTACTAGTAATATATCAGAAGCTCACCACAAGTATTTGAAAACTATAGATTTATATTTACAGGGATTTGATAAAACCATTAAAATGGCGGATGAAAATGATTTCATATTTTTAGACCCTCCATATTTTGAAAGAAATTCAGATTATGGAAATTCAAATAACGACAGCGTATCAGAAAAGCTTCACAGAGAACTAGCTCATTGCTTGAAGAATACTAGTGCTAAATGGCTCATCGTCCATTCTGACTGTGAATTATATCGAGAATTATATAAAGACTATATAATTGAAGATTTGCAATTTATGTATTCTCAAAATTTCAAAGGCAGGTCAAATGAAGGAAGTAAAGTAAATCATTTGTATATAAGAAATTATGAGCTCAATGAAACTACTGATATTCTTTCTGATATGTTTCATGAAACTGCATAATACCAGGAGATACTCATGGAAAAGACAAATCCTGGGTTATTGAGACTGAAGAAACTGCCGACATTTACCCGCGGGAAGAATGATTTAACTCCAGAAGATAGAATTAAAATAAAAGACACCGTAAATTATACGATGTCAAAAGAACCAGACCAAGATAAAGAAGCTGCGGTTAAAAGATGCATGATAGCGCAATTAGCTGAAAAAGCTGTCGCAGAATGGGTTGATGGTTATGTAATGCATGGTCAAGAAAATCATGATGACCCTTACACCTTCGCATGGGATGTACTTGCGCATCCAAGATACTGCGGTCTACGCATTGAAGTAAAAACACATCAATCAGAGTCTAAGTGGATTTCAGTTACTACCGGGTACTCTGGCGACTTTCCCTATGGGTATGGGGTTAATCTAGGGCCGTTCCTGAACCATCAAGTTGCGGACTGTATAATTATATTAGATGTGGTAGAGAATTTAACTGGAGGCTTCGAGTTTACCCCAGTGTTCGTTGGAGACCCAGAAGACACCAAGAAAATTGTCAAAAGAAGTAAGTATCAAGGTTGGTACTTAATGATTTGACTATCAGCCGTTTACATCCATGGAAGGATGTGATACTATTACCTCATCAAAACAAATGAGGATAAACCAATGGAATTCACTTCATCTAATCTTAAGAAAGCCAAAGCAAAACGCGGTATGGCTAAGTACAAAAATGAATGCGTGAAAGAACTTCAATTTTTGGAAGCTGAACTTAATTCAATGATTGTTTCCGGGGCGAAACAATGCGATATTGATTTTAAGCGTATTAACATTAAATATTTTCGCGATTCTATTGTTGACATGCTAGCAGATTACTAAGAGATAATCATGAGCAGTAAAGCTTGGTGTTTAATTTGGATATTATCTATCCCATTGATTTGTGTTTGTTTTAGCTTATTGTTGTGGAAACTATCATAATTGTTTACAACAATTGAAAGATGTGATATTATAGGATAATAAATTACTTAACTTGAGGATATCAATATGACCCGTCGTACATTTTTGTCTATCGAAACTTTGTCAAAAGCTGGTGCAACTGTAATTGGCATAATTAAAAACGCAAACTGGGTGGGTGGTATTCCGATGGAAGAAGAACTATCTCGTCCAGGTTTTTACTTTATTATGAATAATGGCGGTTTTGCGGTATCTCGCAGTTATGTTGGTCGTCAACGGTCTAAAACAGGTTTTTCTAATACTCTGTCACAATTTCGACAAGGCCGCTCTCAGCTTGGTCGCACTTTGAGCAATAATCATCGAGTTTATAGTGTAGTATTCGTTCCTGTTGAAAAAATGAAACCACTTACAACGGGCCATGGTAAAGGTCAATTGTCTTTAGCTTTCACTCGTAAGCATGAAGATGCGTTTCAAAACCTCGAAGAAATGAACCGTATGTTAAATGATAATTTTAAATTCATTATGCAGAAATATTAAGAGGATTTGAAAATGTTGAATTTAGTAGCTTCATTGATATGGTTCGGTCTTGCAATTTCCACTATGGTGACGAAAGAGTCTTCTGTTGCGTCTCAATTTCTTGCACAATTGACTCTTGGCATAATTTTATTAATTTCTGCGTTTAAACAATTTTAAATTATACAGGATATTAATATGAGTCCATTTAAACAAATTTGGGTGTTAGTATTCTTAGTAATGGCTCCAGTGTTTATTGCCTCTGGAATGTTTATTTGGGAGGGGTTAACCCCTCCACCAAGAGTTCTTGGAGCTATATGCTTCGGAATAGCTGCTCTGGCGGTTGAGCGTTTGTTCTTTTATACTAGCGTGATTAAATGAAAATTTTGTCAATTCTCGCGATTTGTTTAGTGGTGTTTGGAATAATTCTCGCAAGCTCGTATTTTATAGCACTACAAATGACGCTTTTCTTTGCGCGTGTTATAATTGACATCAGTTCATACATTTGGTAATTGGAAATAATATGCAATTAAATGAAAGAAGTTTACAAAGTATTATTGACACTGAAGCTAAAGAATTCGCAATCTACACGGTAGAAAATCGTGCAATTCCTAACATGATTGATGGGTTTAAACCAGTGCAGCGGTTTGTTATTCGTCGAGCGTTAGACCTCAGTAAAGGTAATAAAGAAAAATTTCATAAGCTTGCATCAGTCGCTGGCGGAGTAGCTGATTTAGGGTATCATCATGGCGAAGGCTCTGCACAAGATGCAGGAGCACTAATGGCTAATACATGGAATAACAATTTCCCTTTATTAGATGGACAAGGTAACTTTGGTTCGCGTTTAGTACAAAAAGCTGCTGCATCTCGTTATATCTTTTGCCGTATTTCCGACAATTTCCGTAAAGTTTATAAAGACTTAGAGATTGCTCCAAAGCACAAAGACGAAGAACATACACCGCCAGCTTTCTATCTTCCGGTTATTCCTACCGTATTATTGAATGGTGTTCGTGGTATTGCTACTGGATATGCAACTAATATTCTTCCGCACAGTTTTAAGTCAGTTGTAGAATGCACTAAACTCGCTTTGCAAGGAAAGCTTGATAAAGAGCCGGAAGTTGAATTTCCAAAATTTAATGGCAAAATAGTTCCAACTGATGATGGCGGGGTTGAATTACATGGTGTATATAAATTCACTTCAGCCACGCAGATGTATATCAGTGAAATTCCGTATAAATTTGACCGCGATACTTACATTGAAAAAGTACTCGACCCATTAGAAGACAAAGGTTTTATTACTTATACGGATGATTGTTCAAAATCTGGGTTTGGTTTTAAAGTAAAATTCAAGAAAGATTATGGGTTACCGGCTGACGAAGATAAACGACATGACGCTGTAATGCGAGATTTCAAATTAATTGAAAAACTTTCGCAGTTCATTGTTGTCATTGACGAAAATGGCAAGTTAAACGACAAGTTTCAAAAAGCGTCTGAACTCATTAAACATTTTGTTGAAGTCCGTAAGACTTTTGTTGAAAAACGAATTGAGTTTAAGCGTGAAGACGTTTTGTCTCAGTTGAACTTGGCAGTAGCTAAAGCTCAATTCATTAAACAAGTAATTTCGGGTGAAATTGTTATTCAAGGAAAAACTCGTAAGCAGCTTGTAACAGAACTAGAAAAAACTGAATTGTTCAAGGCTCATATTGATAAATTGGTTGGTATGAACATTTATCACATAACGTCAGATGAAGCCAAAAAACTCGTAGAGGCTGCCAAAGAGCTCAAGAAAGAGTATCAGTACTGGAAAGATACCACTCCGGAAGTTGAGTTCATGAAGGATTTGGAGGAGCTATGCGAGTAGCTCTGATAATTTCGCTGGCGGTTTTTCTTTGGTATGCAAGCCCGGTCTTAGTAGCCGGGCTGTTGTCAATCGTCGTAGTTTTAGGCGGTTTAGCCCTTCTTCTTGCACTTCTCTCCATTTTGCTGTAACTCTACACGGCTCTAGTAAATTCTAGAGCCCGGTCCATATAATTAATCATCCTTTCTTCTGCGTTACTCTCAACCATTCTGGTGAATTCAAAAAATTTTTACTTCAACCGTTTACATCCGCTTTAAACTATGTTACTATTACCTCATACCAAACAAATAGATTATCGGAGAAACAAAATGTCAAAAGTAACTTATATCATCAAAGCTTCTAATGATGTTCTGAATGAAAAAACTGCATCGATTTTAGTTAAAGTTGCAAAACAAGATTTCATCACTTCAGCTGAACTTCGTGAGCAGTTAGAAGATAAAATGACTGCATCTTCAGTCAACAGTAATATTGGTGTTTTGATTAAAAAAGGGTTAATTGAAAAATCTGGTGATGGTCTAGTAATCACGGGCGAAGCACAGGACATCATCTCGAACGCGGCGGTACTTTATGCGCAGGAAAATGCTCCTGAACTTTTAGAAAAACGCAATACTCGTAAAGCTCGCCCGATTACGGGTGATATGGAAGCAGATAAAGATTTTATGATGGAGCTTCTTGGAACTAAAGAAGAACTTTTCAAAATCAAAAAACTTGATGTTTATCGTAGTAACTTTATCGCGGTCCTTGAAAAACGCACATTTGGTATTCGCAGTTTCGAGGTTAGCAATAAAGGTAACTTCCGTATTTCGGGTTATAAAATGACTGAAGAGCAAGTTAAGCACTTTGAAGACCTTGGTATGATTGCCAAACATTCTAAAAATGGTAATGTTTATTTAGATATCGTTCGTACTCAAGAAAATATTGAAACTATCATCAACTCTGTTGACACACTGTGAGGAATTATGAACAAATATAAAATCACTTACGAGATTGGTGGTGGTACATATTGGGTTGAAATATTTGCTAGAGATATTCCAAACGCAGTGAGAATCTTTATACAAGGCACTCAAGGCGAAAATAAACATGGGTTATTTATTGAACACGTTGTTAAAGTCTAGGAAGTATTATGAACCGTTTTGCAATTATGAATGAACTTCAGCGTTGTGTAGAACCTACTTCAGAAGGTTGGGATATTTGGTACCATGGTGCATATCTTGGAACTATCGTGAAGGTTAAAGCTGGAAAATATTTGATTGTTCGCGATAGTTCAGTAAATCCTTTAGGTGAACGTACAAATTTTATGGCAGCAATTAGTTCATTTGTTCCCGCTGCTTGCGAAGTTTATAAAGCTGATTATAAAGAACTTCAAGAAAGTCAGCCAGTAATTCGTTCTTACGGGGTAAACAAAGCTGTTCAGAAATCCCTATGGATGAGAATTAAAATGTGGTTCAAATAATTATCAAAGGAATTTTAAATGGATTATAAGCAGAGAGCTACCATAGCTGAACAAGAAAATGCTAAACTTAGGGCTGAATTATCAAAAAGACCAAAATATGAGTGGTTTGTTGAATTAATTAGACGAAATCTTAACCAAGATGAAAATATTCCACTGCAGCATTTGGCTCATCAAGTTAAGCAGCTTAAAAACGCAAGAGGAAAATTAGTTGAATAACTTAGTAGCAAAAATGATTTTAACAAAGGTGGATTTCACAAAGATAAAAAGAAATCCATGAATGACTCCAAACGTAAGCAAAAACACAAAGGAAAGCCAAATGACTTTCAAGCATAAAAATATTGTTACAGAGCACAGTTATTTACACACTTCTGAAGTAATTAAATTTGGAAAGTTTGGAAGTGATTTTCCAGATGAAATTGAGAGGGCAGAAGAAAGTGTGTATGAAAAATACGGTGTACATGTGAAGTACATGGGAGGGTCTTATTCTGGATGCAATTTCAAATTTTCTACTTATCAAAATCCAAGCATTCTTGAAGCTGCTGTGATTTATTTTGATAATATTTTATCCAAAGAATTGAAGGGAAAATTATGAGCAACCAAACTGTAGAAATTCAACGTTACATTGAAAGTATGATGGTTAATTTGGCAATGGGCAAAGAAGATTACTCTTTTCACGAGGCCATGGAAATCTGTCACTGGATGGGACGTAGGGTTCGTCAAGTAGGAGCCGAATGGTATATATCAGCTGCAATGCAAGGAGGCCGCTACGCCATTCGAGTGAACAATTCTGGAAATGAGTACGTAACTCAACCTGAGCATCTGATGGTCCGTTGGGAAGTTTTAAATTAATTCATTCAACCGTTTACATTTATATGAAGTTTTGATACTATAATCTCATACCAAATAACAGTTGTTAAGGAAATAAAATATTATGACTAAGTTTGAAGTTGCTCGTGAAGTTGTTACTATTGCGTCTTTGTTGATTAAATTTGGTCGCGATGATATTGTTGATAAACGAGATAACTTTATTGCTTTTATCAATGAAACGATGAGTGCTGATAAAAATTGGAAGCAGTTAAATCAGAGTAGCTTTAGAAAAATAATTTCTGATTTAACTGCGGAAGAGAAAGGAATGCTCGTCGAAGAATTCAACGAAGGATTTGAAGATATCTATCGTCATCTGACGATGCATACCAATAAGTAATTTCTAACGTGACCTTCCTAATGTACGAGCGGCTTGACCACATATCGATTCAAGTCGTTCCGGGCTTACACTTGGAGCTCCGTCGTACCAGTACATAGAAACAGTTCCGGCATATATATTATCTAAATTGAAGTAAGGACAACTGAACATGTATTTTAATTCAGTTGTTTTTTTCTTTGACGGTAGAAAAGCAAATTCTTGTGATGATTTAAAAACTCTTCCTCCTAAATGTGTAGAATATTCATTAGTAGTTTTATCAACCGGGAAACCGTCAAGACTTTTTTCCGAAACGGTTGAAGGTAATCTACCCTCATACGCTATTAAATCAACAAAATAATTTAAATTTTTAGGTCTAAACGAATACACAGCAGTGAAATCTGCTCCGCTGGATATGTGAACTATTTGAAGCTGTTCCAGAGCAGTTGTTTCAAAGCGTGATTCGCGTTCTTGTTGTATAATTTTCGCGTACGCATCGTAAGACGAATCTCTGTAAGTGGTTAGTATTGCATCGCTTTTTGACCAAACTAATCCAAGTACAAAGAAAATAATTACAACAACAACCCGGGAGACTAAAACCCTCCCGGATGCATTATCTTTAAAAACTCTGTCCCACACTCCAAAAATTATATCCGTTATTGGTAACGAAATTTTTGAAGCCATATTATCTCCTTAGAGATATTTATAACCAAGAGCCAGCAATATTACCAGTGTTTATCCATTGAGGAGAAGTTCCTACAACAGCTCGTCCTGCTGCGCCTCCGCCTGCTCCTTCTGAACTGGCTGAACCTGGGTTACCAACATCCCCGCCAGTACCTGCATATCCGGTTCCGAGTTGATATCCTCGCCCGGGAGCACCCAAAGTAGCATTGTCTCCGTTTAGATTTAAGCTTGAAACTCCGCCCGCTCCCAAAGGTCGTCCGCCACCACCACCAGCTTCAGTATGTCCAACACGAAAGCCACCCCCGCCGCCTCCGCCACCACAAATCCAGCCTTGGTTGTTTATTCTAAGTCTGTTTCCAATCCAATTATGAATACAGTCTCCGCCGGGGTTTCCGCCTAAATAAGCAACTCCACCAGTACCACCTCTTCCATATATATCTGCATAAATGTTAAGTGTAATATATGCATTTGGAAGGTCTCCGGGAAATTCAAATAAAGGTGCGCCTGGAGTATAAGACACTTGATGAGCTCTTATATTAATTACTACAGGAGTACCACCTCTATTGCGAAGTTCGCCTATTAACCAATCTTTGTTGAAACTGTGATTTTCTCCAGTCCATTCCCAAATTTCTTCTTTAGAGCGCCCTATAAATGAGGAAATCCAAAAGGGCCTCTCCGTTACTCTTAATTCATTCGCCGCTAATGAGGCCCAGTTTTGACCTGTTTCAGCGACATAAGACGAACCTACCCAAGGTCCTTGAACTGCCATAATATCTCCTAAAGAGCCCGTAGGCTCTTATTTAGTTAAAAACTTAACAATGTCTTTAAGCTCTTTTAATTGCTTTTTGAGCTCATTAATTTCTTTAGTATGTACATTTATAGCAGCAGTATTTAAAGCTGTTATACCATTATAATTAAGTCTTTTAACATCTTTTGTTCCATCATTGGATATTTTAACTAAACGAGGAAGAACAGCTTCTACTTCTTGAGCAATTAATCCAGCGGACTCTTCGTAAGCCTGACTTCCATCTTCATTAAATCCTTTTTCAATAAGATAAGTATAACCGCCTATAGTGCTTAAAATATCTACGGGATTTTCAAATGCTTTTATGTCTTTCTTAATTCTTCTGTCGGAACTAACATTAAGGTCTCTACAATAAATTGCGCCTCCGCCCCATTGATTTATATTTCCATTGGATGTTATATGTTTACCAGCTTCAGTAAAAATATCTGTTGAATTCCATCCGCCTACGATAGCGTTATTAGCTACAATTTGAACGATACCATCGCCGCCCCAGCGCAATCCGGTATCGTTATCGCCAATAGCTATAGACGCACTGCCTAACGCGTTTGTAATGTTTACACCAAAAGATGTTATTTGTCCAGCTTGAACACTAGGAGCTTTAAGTGGGCCTTCCGATTCCAAACTTCCGTCTTCTTGACTAAAATACCAACGAGCAATTTGTTGACCAGCATCAACAGGGCCATCGCCTCTAAGAGCTAATACACCACGACGCCATCTCTGAACACCTTGGCCTAGTAACCCCAGAACAAACGCTTGGTTCCATCCAGTACCATTATAGTTATATTGTGCGAATCCAGGATAAAAGCCTCCTACACCTGGATCCATTTCTTGAACGTTTCCTTGGTTAGCTACTACTGGTGTTGCTCCAGCATACCATCCAGCGCTATTTTCCCATCCTGCGGAGTTTCTTCTAGTGCAAGTGAAAGCTCCGGCTACTCTTAGAGTATTATCAGAAATTAAATCAGATGCTTGTAGAGACCCGTTAATTCGGCTTTCAACTCCAGTAGGAGAAGCGCTTCCTGGACCCGCTCGTTGAATATAAGACATCCAGCCCGTTGCATCGGCAGTTTCTAGAACGTTTATTCGGGCGGCTGCATCGCCCCAAGCACTAATAGTAATAGCGTCTCTTGCCTTTTCATCAGTTCCGGAAGCATGAGATGGATGCCATGTTAAAGTTTTACCTAATGCTACGGTGCCGTCATTATTGACATGAACAGTACCGGAACCCACTACTCTTATTTGAGCACTATTAGTTAAAACGCCAGATACGTCCACAGTTTTGGAAAAAGCGGCAGCTGTGTCTGCATTAAATCCGCCTTTAGAAGCTACATTAAAAGTTCCGCCGCCGCGATAATAAAAACTGTAACCAGCCGCATCTTTATAACCAAGATAACTCATCCCATCGCCATAAGCATTGCCGTCGGTAGAAGTATCTACCACAGCTAAATATCCGCCATCAAACATGACTCCAGGCGTCATCGCATCAGCATCCGCGGTATATCTGAATGCTGTCGGGCGGTTAGAATAAGTAACTCCGTTAGAATGGGTATAAATCGAAGTTCCATTAGTTACTGTATTGAATATTCCATCAGAAGACCATCTGAACCCAGTATCATTGTCACCGATTGAAATGCTATAATCTCCTAAAATAGTTTCGGCGCCGGAAACAGAAAGTTTAGGAGTTTTAAGGGAACTACCGATATTCACCGTACCATTAAGAGCTGTAACCAGAGCCCCGTCAGCGGGATTAAGAGAAATATTAATTGAATCAATAAATCCGCTCGCAGCCACAGTAGTATCAACAGTATGACGAAGAATAGTGTTTGAGCTTGTTGCTGTTCCTTCTACTGTCAAAGTAATTGGTTTGATTAAACCGCCGGAGTTTGATATAATAAAATTAGAACCCGCTGTTGTGCTTAATACAGGTCTAAAGTTAGTTTGTCTTAGGTCTGAAATAGTACCGACATCTAATGCGTTGGTGGTAATTTTACCAGATACATTAGCATCACCAGTTAGATTATAATTTCCGGTTTGGGTATAATTACCAATCTGCGTGATATCTCCTGATACTTCACCGCCTTTTGCAAAACCTAAATCAATGATTTGGTTCAAATCGTCTTTCGTGAAAATAGTGCGGTCTTTTAAGTTAATAGCAAGTTCGCCTTCAGCGAGTTGAGCGGCAGTAGGACGAGAGCCTGCTACTTTAGTTCTTTTAAATTGTATTTGTTTTATAGTAGCCATATGTCCTCTTAACTATAATATCCAAAATCTTGAATTGAGTCTTTTATTACAATCTGGTCAAAACGAGCTACATGATTATCTGCCGTTGCCGGATTGGTACTTATAAAGTTTGGAGCAGCCAAAACCCCGGTCATTGTTTGAACACCGGATTTTTCAAGTTGAACTTGCTTAGCGTTATCGACTAAATCTAAACCAACTTGCGCTTTTGACGGAGTATTCCCAGGAGAAAAAACTCTTCCAGATTCATCATAAATTTGACGAGAAAGCATATCACCCATAACAGTTAAGCGATATACATCAGGGCTAAATGACTCGTTTGGGTCAAATATGATAAATGGTTTATTATCAGGAGTTTCTAAAGCGAATTGCCCGGTTAATTTTATTGATGCGGTATAAGTAGCTGTTGCTGTAGTATTTTTAGGAACACCAATAAAAACAGAAGCTCCATCTTTGTCGCTAAATGATAAGCCTTCTTTAAAATTAACGTTTTTTAAATATTCTCCTCCAGCGGCTTTAGAAACAAAATCGTTATCTACTGCTTGAGGTTTATCGAATTCTGTATAGACTTTGAAAGTCTTATAAAGTAGCGTATCACCTACCGGAGACAAAGGAAAATTTCCTTTATGCCATATCGGAGCTCCGCCTACTGTACTATTTGCTTTTAAATCGGCCATATGAAGTCCTCTTAAGTATATTCATATTTATTTGTTATTTTACAAAGAAAAAGGGCCTTTCGGCCCTTAAATATTTTTCTCAAACTCTCTCCAATCAGAACTGTAAATTATTCCTGAAACATCTTCACCTGGTAATGGTTTGCCAGTTGAATCAACTTCGTTAGCAGGTAAAATAAGCAGCGCCGGGTTATCTCCTGAAACTATAGTATTCAAACGAATACCATTAACTGATATCGCAGATGGAGAAGTTAATGCCTCAGTAGCTCGCGAAGTTTCAGTTAAAATCATACTACGAACACCTCCAGTACCGACCGTATCAGTTGGAGACGTTTTAGAAGCAAGAATAACTATCCGGGCAGCGTCAGCAGGGACTTCAACAGTTTGTTCATGCTGTATCCATTTTCCAGCATTTGCGTGGTTAGAGTCAACATTAACTGATTTAATCCACCCTCCGGATGAATTTAACCATCTTATTTCTATTCTTATTTTATTATTATTTGTCCCTGGAACTTCTGGCGGAATATTATCTCCATGCAAAAATTCAAATGACCAGAACAGAATATCGCCAGGAGATATTCCAATTGAGCTAATTTCTACGCCCGAAGCAGAATCAACTGGATATCTTTTTATTGTTGCCGCGGAACTAGTGTATTCTTCAAAATCTTCAACAGCTCTATAAGAAAACCCGGTAGCTCCAATATCATCAGCTTTATCATAAACGAATTCTAAAGCAGGTCTGATGTCTTCGTCCCGAAGAACTCCATCAGAATATGTTACGTTTTCGGCAATAATTTTATTATTTTTTATTGAAAATAAACCGCAATAAGTACATGAATACCGAGATGTCATCCATTTATTTGGCCACATAGTTGAATAAATGGACTTAAATTTATTCTCTACTAAATTGCTCGTTTTAATATCACCTGATGTGGTGAATATTAACAAGTTAGTATTATCTTGAGTAAATGTTGACAAATATTCAATGAATGCTCTATTGCCTGGGTCATTATTATTGGGTGTCAATAAAAATGTTTTCTTAGCAGATACAGTATTCAATGCTGGATTAAAAACTCTGATATTTATACCAGCACCATCTTGCTGGTCACCTATTGGATTATCCTGAAAGGTAAAATAAGCAGAAGAAGGGGTCGAAAAAACCGACCCCGCAGCAAATGAAATTTTGTATTTGATGGAATTATTTTCAGAAATAACTTGAGTTTTGGTATATCCGTTACCAAAACTCGCCATCATTTTTTCCATTAAGGTATCCAAGTAAAATCAACAGATTGGGTATCAGGATTAGGCGTAATGCGAACATTACCAATCTGTAACCAGTCTCTGATTGTTAAGTTATTAAATGAAGAACCAGCTGTAGAAACGGCACCAATTTCAGCAGACGTAACTGGTGCTTCAGTAGTGTAAACTCTTCCCCATTCATTGAATGCACCTTTAACTGGGTCATAGGTTCTAATCCAAAGAGAAGATTTAGCATCTGTATAAGCTGTAGCTGGACGAGGGTTCCATATTTGATATGTGAATTCCTTTTTACTCGTTCCAATCTGAGATAATACACCCGGAGCTCTTACACCGCGTTTTGATGCATCAGCCGGGTCATAATCTACATAACCTATAATTACTTTACCACCGCCATCGTCAGAATAAATTGGAACCATAAATCCAGGCAATGTTTTGTAGATATCTTCAGTTGTGATTTCTGCTGACCAATTACCCACAGTTTCGTTAGTAAGAGGACCTATCGCTTTAGCTTCAGTAATTACTGAACTCATTGCAGCAGAAATATCTAAACGGCCAGACATTGAATCGCCAGCTTTATTAACGAAGTTATTACCTACGATAGTAACAGCGTTTTTAGTGGTCAATATCACCGAAGAGCCTGATGTATCAGTAACTTTCAAGTTTCCGGCGTCTGTTGTTTGGATATTAGTAGCTTTAGATTGTGAACCAATTTGAATATTGTTGGCGGTAGGATTAATAACCATTATACCACCTTCGACACTAAAGCCTTTTGAAGCATCTACTCTATTACCAGCCGATAATGTTTGGGCTACGTTAACGTCTCCATCTCGTTTGAGCTTAAGAACATCTGTAGTTCCAGCAGTAAAATCTAAATACTGAGAATTAGCTTGTCCATCAATAACCCATTTATTGGTTTTAGCATCCAAATTAATCACAGAGTGACCCGTAGCGTCCCCGATAGTAGCTTCTGTGGTAACCAACATACTAACAAACTTCGCAGTACTAGAGGATACTAGAGGAGCACTAGTGTTCGTTTGTTGCGTTAACGTTAACGAACCTTCAACCGTTTGGTCAATATCTCTTCTGATGAACTGAGTTGAATCAAGATTATCTAACTTATGCGAATTAACAGCAGTTGCGTTTATTGGCAAAAAGTTTTGAAGAGTCTTGTTCATTTCAAAAGGAGATATAGCATATCCAGATTTGAAATAATTTCCGGCATTTAATTTGTCATTATCATTAATATAAAGACCGGTTGTAGCGTCGAATTTGACACCAGAACCAAATTCTTTATCACCAACAAATGTTAAAGCGCCTTCTGTTAATTTAACTGGGCCTCTACGAAGAGGAGAAGCTTCCCAATCAGGTTGTTCTTGGATAGCATATTTTAGATGCTTCGGAGGAACAGCTTTATTTCCTACAGTACCACTTGTTGTTTCTGACTGAGTCGCTATCTGAATAATGCCTTCAGAAGTTTCAGATGTCTTTTTAGCTTGTAACTTTTTCGGAGTTACAGCAGTCGTGTCATCAACCCCAGCGTCAGTGAGAACTTGTGTGGCTAATTGTAATGTGCCGCGTTGCGTCTCAGATGCTTTTTGAATATCAAGGTTATAATGGTCCCAGGAGTTACCTGATTCAACTAATCCAGATTCAGTAACAACAGATTTACGGTCAGGAGAAGAAAAGTAATTCTTAATCTTTTTAGGAGTAGAAATAACATTATCTAATTCACCTGCAGCAAATTCAGCGTCTGTCGCGACTCGCGAAATACCAGTTAAATCTTCCGTAGCATTACGGCCATTTAATTTCTTAGGAGTAACATAACGGAAATCATCCGTCCCAGTATTGACTTCGTTTTGCGTAGCAATTTCACTAAAACCAATACGTGTTTCAGTAGCAGTTTTCTTATGCAATTCGACCGGAGTTACTACCGTAGGTACTTTAGGGTCATGTGGAGTACCCTGAATAACTTCGGTTTCTGTAGCTAAGTATGAACCACCTTGTGATGTATATGTAGCTTTGTTTTCAAATAAAGAAGCCGGAGTTACAGCTTTTTCATTATCAGCATAGTCATATATGTTACTGCCTTTTGTATCCCTATCTACACCCGCAAGAGTTGAAATTCCAGTTTTAACTAACGCCAAAATACCGGTTAATATTTCTGAAGCTTTACGGTTATGCAACTTTTTCGGAGTTACAATTCTGGAATCATCAACACCATCGTTAGTTTCTGATTGAGTTGCTAATTCAGCGAGGCCTTGACGGTCTTCTAAAGCAGTACGGTCATTCAGAACTTTCGGAGTAACAATCACATCATCTAATAAAGTCCCGCCAGTTTTAACTTCTAATTCAGCTTGAGTAGCTAAACGAGCAATACCGCGCCGGATTTTAGTAGCAATACGGTTCGCCAAAGTTTCTGGAGTAATCGCTAATTCTTTTTCTGGATTATCTTCTTTATCTTTATTAGCTTGCTCTTGGGTTGCCAAAGCAATAACACCTAAACGAGCTCGGGTCTCGTCATTAGTCGAATCGACTCTTTCAACGGTCGGAGTATTATCTGCAACTACCCAATATTGAGAGTTTTCATCTTCTATGTAAGATAAATCTAAAATTGGAACATAAGATTCATCACCATTGAACGTTAAAGTACTGCTTTGAACCCAAGTAGCTCCAGGCGGATAATCAGAGCGTTTTGGAAATTGCAAAAGTTCAATATTTGAAGCTATTGTGTCAGTTCCAGTAGCGTTTATATTAACTGTTTGCCCTTTTCTCATATAATTAAGAGAAATTTTTACTGTGTCTCCAATAGCTGGAGATTCGGGCAAGTTTAGATTAACTGTCTTTATTTCATCATTGTTAGCCCCAAAAACCATGATATGAGAATTTGGTCTAACGACAGTATCTTCAGTTACAATACGCAAGCGGGTACGTAAATCACCGTCCCATACTCTCCATAAATTATCGGCTGAATCAAATACTACAAATCCATCTCCAGAAGTACGGAACTGCATCTCGTGAGTTCCAACTTGACCTATACTAGTATTTTGGTCATAAGTTTTTAATGTAGTATGAAACAATGGGTTAAGAGAATCTAAATCAACTACAGAAATTATATCACCGTTGTTAGCATGTTTAGGAAGAGTAATAAAAACTTCTGCGCCAGAAGTAAATCTTCTAACTAGATTTTCGCCTGCTTGCGCTTCATGAATACTAGCTGGAGTTATATAAGTGGCTCTTGATTCGTTGTCACTTATATAAAGTTGCCACAAACGATTGCTGAAAACGAAAACCATTTGTGAGTATGGATGCGTCATTTGAGCGGTTCTTATTTGAGAACCCATCCATAATATGGATTGAATAGATGCATCGACAGTAAGAGAAGCATATCCTGGCTGACCACCGATATCTTTAATAAAAATGGTATCGCCATCCTGCGGATTGCTAGGAAGAATGAATTTCATATCTGTTCTTCCAGCGGTGTCAGCTGAAATAAAATCACCTGATTTTAAATTTGTGGTTCCCGATGACACTGTTTTCCATTTTGCATCAGTGCGCACAGAATTCCAGTAAAGCTCAGTAAAATCGCCTGCTGGCGCAGCAATTTCTCTATTAGACACCCAAATACGATTATCATAAATGACAGCAAAATGCTCTGGATAACCACGAGTACTGTCATATTGTTGTAATGTGTTTTCTTGGATAAGATATTCAACGTTAACGCCATCGGACATGACCGTGCGATCCGCCTTGGCAACGTTGATGACTTTCTCACCCGCAGCGTCCAGACCTTCTTGAGCTCTGAACTTACGTTTTAATTCGGCCATGATTGCTCCTATTTGCTATTATAGAATGTATTTATAATAGTTACGTTAACTACTGAATGAGATTATTCAATGTCAAATCTAGATTGTCTGTTTGGCGAAGAAGACCAAACAAAAGAAGGTATTGTTTTAGTGGATTTATCACAAATTGCTTTAGCAGCTGCGTTGAACACATTCTCTGATAAAGAGAAAATTCAGCCATCTATGATGCGGCATCTTGTGTTAAGTACACTCAAAAAGAATGTCCTACAATTCCGCAAACAAGGATATGAAAAAGTTATCATTTGCGCTGATAATGCTAAATCAGGTTACTGGCGTCGTGATATTGCATATTATTATAAAAAGAACCGTAAACAAGGTCGCGAAGAAAGCACTTGGGATTGGGAAGGATATTTTACTGGAATTCGCACAATTATTGATGAATTCCAGAAATATATGCCTTATACCGTCATGAATATTGACAAATATGAGGCTGATGACCATATTGGTATTCTTGTTCCTTATCTTTCCTTGAAGGGACATAAAATTATGATTGTTTCTTCTGACGGTGACTTTAAACAGCTTCATCGATATCCTAATGTTAAACAGTGGTCCCCGATGCAAAAGAAATTTGTTGTATGCAAAACCGGTGACGCTGAACTTGAATGTTTAACTAAAGTGTTAAAAGGCGACCGCAAAGATAACATTGCATCAGTTAAAGTGCGTTCTGACTTTTGGTACACTAAAATTGACGGTGAACGAACTCCTTCATTTTCAACCAAGCTTCTTGAGCAATGTTTAGATGCTGGTCCAGAAGGAATGAAAACGCTTTTAACAGAAGCCGAATATAATCGTTATCTTGAAAATAGAGTTCTTATCGATTTTAGTTATATTCCAGAAGAAATTGCTAAACCGATTATAGAATATTATGAATTATACAAAACACCTCCTCGCGGTAAGATTTATTCTTACTTTGTGAAGTCGGGTCTTTCTAAATTAACTAATCGCATTAATGAGTTTTAAAATGGCCAAAGAAAAGAAAGTTGCTGTAGAATTTGATGAAGCTATTCATGGTGAAGACCTCCGTAAGAAAATTAAAGAAGCCTCTGACCATCTTTTAAAAATTTCTGGTTATCGAGTACTAATCGCTGATTTGAAAGCGGCTGCTAAAGATGATTTAGGCGTCGATTCGAAAGCTTTTAATCAATTATTGGCAATGTATCATAAAGATACTCGTGAACAGTTTGAAGAAGAAAAAGATAAAGTGGTTGAAATTTATGACTCTATTTTCACTAAATGACGAAACAATTCCGGTTCCATCTACTAAAGAAAAAAATGATAAATTAAATGAGTTGTTAGATAAGCAACAAAACGGATTTATTATTGAAGCTTTAGTTGAAGAAAACGGATTAGGGTATTTAGAAGCTACTACTATGTGGATGGAAGAAAATTCCATCCCAGAAACAATGTACTCTAAATTTATACCATCTGGTATTATTGAAAAAATTAGGTCAGAAGCTATCGATGAGCATATGTTAAGACCTAGTGTCTCTCGTGGTGAAAAAACTAATACGTTAGAATTTCTGTTATGATTAAAATCCGCATGCCGCCTGATGGTAATAGATACATCAATGGCAAATCAGTATATTTGTTGTACTTGATGTTAAAAAATCATTTCGCTGGCAGATATGATGTAATAAAATACAACTGGCGTATGCGGGTTTCTGATAAGGCGTATCAGAAGCGCCGCGATAAATATTTCTTTGAAAAACTATCAGAAAAGTACAAGCTTAAAGAGCTTGCAATAATCTTCATGAGCAATCTTGTTGCAAATCAAGATGCTTGGATTGGAGATATCAGTGATGCCGATGCTCTTGTATTTTATAGAGAATATATCGGCAAATTGAAAATGATTAAAAGCACCTTTGAAGAAGACGTCAGAAATATCTATTACTTCAGCAAAAAAGTTGAAGTTAAAACGCTAAACGAAATATTTGTATATAATAACAAAATCAACACATCATATGTGTTTAAACTACTTCAAAGTAGTATTATTTCTTTCGAAACTTTTATAATTCTTGATTCATTTTTGGATATTATAAATAATCATGACCAGGCAACGGACAATTTAGTTTGGTCAAATTATTCAACTAAGCTCAACGCATACAAGAAAATTCTTGATATCGATGCATTAGAAGCAAAACAACTGTTCATAAAAACTGTAAAAAACTGTAAATATTAATAAGGTAAATAATATGTTTAAACGTAAAAATCCCGCTCAACTTCAAGCTCAACTGGCCGCTCTGTCTGGTAACAAAGGTGGTTTCCAAGATTCAGATAAAGGTGAATGGAAACTTAAGCTCGACAACGCAGGTAATGGTCAAGCGGTGATTCGTTTTCTGCCTTCCAAAAATGAAGAAGCTGCTCCGTTTGCTGTTCTGATTAATCACGGCTTTAAGAAAAATAATCAGTGGTACATTGAAAACTGTACATCTACTCATGGTGATTACGATTCTTGTCCGGTTTGTCAATATCTTTCCAAGAATGATAGCTACAACACAAATAACGAAGAATACAAACTACTGAAACGCAAAACTTCTTACTGGGCAAATATCCTGGTCATTAAAGACCCGGCTTCTCCGGAAAATGAAGGTAAAGTTTTCAAATATCGTTTTGGTAAGAAAATTTGGGACAAAATCAACGCAATGATTGCTGTTGATACTGATATGGGTGAAACTCCGGTTGATGTAACTTGTCCTTATGAAGGTGCAAACTTTGTACTGAAAGTTAAGAAAGTATCTGGTTTTAGTAACTACGACGAATCGAAATTCTTGGGCCAATCTGAAATCCCAAATATTGACGATGAATCTGTTCAGAAATCTCTCAATGACCAGATGGTTGATTTAACTGAAATGACTTCTAAAGATAAATTTAAATCTTTTGACGACAACCAAAAGAAATTTGAGAAAGTTATGGGAACTGCTGCTATGGGCGGTGCCGCAGCAAAAGCTGAACGACAGGCTGATAAAGTAGCTGATGACCTGGACGCTTTTGATAAAGATATGGAAGCTTTCTCATCCGGTTCTACGACTAGCAATTCTACCCCAGATGTTAGTTCATCTGACGATGATGACCTGGATGACATTTTGAACGGTCTTTAATAATAAAAGGAGCCTACGGGCTCCTTTGTTGTTTCTGGAGCTAACCGTTTACATCCTCCAAAAACTGTGATACTATTATTTCATCAAAACAAATGAGGAAATTGAAAATGGCACGTTTAGAACTTGATATTGTAGCTGAAGTTCACCGCAATGAGCATGGAATTGCAACTGATTTAATTTTTGAGGATGGAAGCCGTTTTTATGATGTTGACCATGGTCTTGATTTTGACCTTATAATCGAAGAAGGCACCGGTGGCGGATGGCCAGTGATTTATCTTCGCGGGTCTGAAAAAATATCCGCAAATGGCTTGAAGATAATCAATGGGAAGACATTGATTGGTTGCTAGATGAATTTATGGAACAATAAGACGTATACTACATTATGAGGTTATACCATAACTATAACCTCATACGATGTTATTGAGAGTGCAAATGGCTATTGCCTGTGATTTTTCTAGGCAATGAATTAAGTTGTGAAAGAGTAAAGTTGATGCAGAAATTTGCAATTAACTGTTTACATCCGCTTTAAACTGTGTTACTATTATCTTATCAAAACAAATGAAGGAAAATATCATGGCACGTTTAGAACTTGACTTAGTATGTGAAATTATCAAAGACGAAGGCGGAATGATTATTGATTTAGAATTTGATGATTGCACTCGGTTCATGGAAATTCTTCCTGGTAAATTGGAGTTTAACGTTATAGCAGAACGTGGACCCGCTGGCGGATGGCCTTTAGTTGAAATCATTGGTGAAGTTGAAGATATCCGCGAGTATTTGGAAATTTGCGAATATGAAGATATCAAAATGTATATGAGTGATATCAATTAATTGTTTACAACGGGTTATGGTTATGATACTATAACCCTATCAAAAAAAAAAAATGAGGAAAATAAAATGGCTAGTGTTGATATTGATGTTGTAGATTTTGAATACATTGAAGAAGTTATTCGTAATCGATACCCAGAACTTCGTATCGCCAATTCACAGAATTCCAAATCATGGAACATGAATGTTGTCATTAATGGTCCTTTAAAAGCTATTAATCGTTTTATGGAAATTGAGTACTGCGATGGCATGGAACCTGAAGATAAAATGTTTTATATGGGTTTGATTAAAGAATAATTGAGGAAAACAAAATGGAAATAGGCAAAAAATACGAACTAATCCCAGAGCGTATTAATGATTTTATTTGTGCTGCCCCTTTGAATAATGCTGATATGGTAGATATTATCCATAAAAATGGCGGGTGGTTTGAAGTAAAATCAGTAATTGTTCAAGATAACAAAAAATTTGTAACTGAAATTATTTGCGCTAATGGTGAGTGTTTTGGTTTTTATGGAATGGGTGACTGTTATTTTGATTTAGACGAAGACGAGTTCTATTGCTTCCGCGAATATAAAGAACCAGCGTTTGATGACGAACACCAAGGCATCGACGGTGTAACTAAAATTCATTGTGTTGTTACAAAACAAAACGTAGACGAAATCATTGAACTTTTGCAAAAAACTTTCAAATGACCGTTTACAACGGGTTATGGTTATGATACTATAACCCTATCAAAACAAATGAGGATAATAAAATGAAATTACAGCGTGAAAGCATCAAAGATTCCACAGTTAAAGGTGTTTGGAATTTCTGTATTTATGACAAAAATCCAGCAATGATTGAACTTGTTGAAGAGTCTTTATGCGAAATGGAAGCTCCTTTCACTATAGAAGGTAAAACTATTCATTGGCAACAGTTTTGCGATATGTGCCCATGCTATGAAGATGGTTATGGTTCTGGTTTTTGGATTCCTATTGAATATGTTGAAGATTTCAAAAAATCATTTAAAGAAGCTAAGGAAGAACTTTAATTATAGATTTAGGCAGAACTATGCAAATTACAATGTCAAAAGAAGAGTTTGATAAAGCAATTTCTGATGCAGTAAAACACGGCAAACTATATGCGTTATGTGAGCTAAACGACCATGTGACTGCTGAATACAATGGTATGAATAGCAACTTCTTATGGCGAGTAGGGTGAGAAGCTAACATTGAAATGACAAGGCAGTTTTTGAATATCATCCGTGAACGTATTAGGAACTTAAGATGAAAATTTTAACTGATTGGGAGTGTAAATATTGTGGCAGCGGACTTTTGTTCGCAGGTGGAATTTGTCCTAATTGTAAAATGAGGCAAGGATGATGAAAACTATAAATTTAATGGAAATTTTTCAAGATTTAAATATTGAAGATATTTGCTCAAATAAAGCATATTTTGATAGCGTGTTTTAGTTGAAACTATAAAAGGTGATTTGCATAAGGTTAATTTAGTTTGGAGCAATGCCAAATCGCAGTTTTATTTTTGCATTAATAATTATAAAGGTCAATGCAAAACCAATTATATCGAGCCATCTGACATCGCTTATGTTGAGGTATTATAATGATTCAGTTAATTTTTGCGTATTGCCCTACTAAAACTGTTGACAATAAAAATGAATTTGCATTTGGGTTAAACACCGGTCTTCCCTGGGGACATATCAAGCAGGACATGCAGAATTTTGCTTCCAGGACTAAAGATACTGTTCTTATTATGGGCGCAAAAACATTTATGAGCTTAAGGGGAAAACTTCATGGACGTTCTCATATTATAGTGCAAGATTTTTCTCGTCCTTATGCAAAAACTAAATCAGGACAAACTGCCGAGCTCTATATTAATGAAACACAGTTTCAACAATTTTTAGAAGGTAATAAAGTTCAAGTTTCCGGACATGATTTTGGGTATAATTGTTTTATTCAACGCGATGATGCCAATTATTCTGTTATTGGCGGTGCACATATTATTGAGCATTCAAGAATTTACGCAGATAAAATTATATGCACAACTATTCGCAAAAAACACCGTGTAAATTCTGATATTAAACTCTCGGCAGATTTTATATGGAATATCAGTGAAGATATGGAACTTGTTGAGACTCATTGGTATAATATTGACGAACTTACTAATATTTCAGAAGATGTATATGAGAGGACATGATGAATAAAACATACAAAATCACTTTATTAGAAAAAGATGAAGTGCAAAAGAAATGGCAGCGTTTCAACATTCCTCATGGAATTTATCTTCTTGAATTTGATATTGACTCAATTTCTTCATGGAATGGTTCTCATTGTTTGCTTGATGGGGTTATTGGTCGTCTTGAATTGTGTCGTGAAATGAAAACTATATTTCAATCAGTAAGCGTAGGGCAAACTCGCTTTAATGGAATTTGCTGTTCAATGGTTGGACGGTTTAGAAAATCCGGTAATGTAATATTTTTCGACCCATTAACAGAGGAAACATTTTGACTGCTAAATTAGATTTAATTGTTGAAGAGAAGAAAAAGAACTGGGCTTTGGTTATCGATGGAATGGCCCCTACAATTGACCAGTTTAAACGAAATCCAGAGAAATATGTTACTATTCCTCATGGGTTTTATGAGGTTAGGGCACCGCTGGAGCATATCTGGGCGGCTGATAATGGTGTATGGATACGTTCTAACCATGGAACATTTAAAGCGTTTTTCAGTAATCGTCAGATGTTGGACTATATTAATCTTGGTTATATGAAAGTTGAAAATGGTCTCCTTTGGATGCAAGGCCGTTTTGAAAAGAAAGGCGCCGAAATTCTCTTTAAAGTTGGAAAACAATGAAACAATATCAAGAACTAATTCAACACATTTTTGATGAAGGTTATGAGACTGATGACCGTACGGGCACGGGAACAATTGCTGTATTTGGCACTCAGCTTCGTTTTGATTTACAAGAAGGATTTCCCGCAGTAACAACAAAAAAACTCGCGTGGAAAGCGTGCATTGCTGAATTGTTGTGGTTCTTATCCGGTTCAACAAATGTAGATGACCTCCGCGAAATTCAGCATGGTTCTCGAACAGAAGGGAAAACCGTTTGGGACGATAATTATGAAAATCAAGCTGTCTCGATGGGTTATACTAACGGTGAACTAGGACCGGTTTATGGTAAACAATGGCGTGATTTCATGGGCGTGGACCAATTGAAGTTAGTCATTGATAGAATAAAAGAAATGCCGGCAGACCGGAGGCAGATTGTGACAGCCTGGAACCCTCTAGAGCTCTCTAAGATGGCGCTTCCACCATGCCATATGGTATATCAGTTTAACGTAAGAAATGGGTTTCTGGACCTCCAGTGGTACCAGAGAAGTGTAGATGTATTCCTTGGTCTACCATTTAATATCGCGTCTTACGGCGCTTTAATTCATATCATAGCTAAAATGACTGGGTTAAAACCAGGGCATCTAGTATTTACTGGCGGCAATACACACATATATTTGAACCATACAGAACAGTGTAAAGAAATTCTTTGCAGAGAGCCAAAAGAGTTATGCGAACTGGAAATTAATTTTCCAGATAGTTTTGAAGATTGGGATACTGAAATGCAGTTATATTGGGTTTGTACTCATATGAAGATAAACGACTTTATTCTTAAAAACTATGAAAGCCACCCAGTAATTAAAGGAAAAATGGCCGTATGACTGCTATGAACAAACTAACTATTGCGCTTATCATTTTTCTTATTATAATTATTTCGTTGAATCTGTTTCTATAGGAATATTATGCTTATTAAATTTACATCAGAGCATGGTGATAAAGTATTTGCTGAAACTGAAACTGAAAGTGATATTGGTCACGAATTGAAAGAAGGCGGTCAAATAATGATTAATGGATATTTTTATATTATCCAATCAATATTTCTGAGTATTGATATGAACCGAAGCCCAGTTAAAGTTGTTGTAGTAATAGAAGCTTAAATAATAAATATAACACTACAGGCAGCCTTCGGGCTGCCATTTTAGTCTTTGAGGAAACGATAAGCTAAAAGTCTTTGATGATAAAATAAATTATCTGATAACTAAGGATATAAAATGCAAGTAGTAAAATCATCGGGAATTAAACAGGAATTTATTCCATCCAAACTTCAAAAGATTTTAGTATGGGCCGCTGAAGGTACTTCAATTGACCCATACGAATTATATGAGCGTATTAAAAGCCATATCCAAGACGGAATTAGCACCAAGGATATTCAACAGGCTGCTATTAAAGTGGCTGCAAACTCCATTTCAAAAGAAGAACCGGATTATCAATATGTTGCTTCTAATCTGGCTATGTTCGCATTACGCAAAGAAGTGTACGGACAATTCGAACCGCCGTCTTTTATTGACCACATTTCTTATTGTGTTAATGAGGGTAAATATGATTCAGAATTACTCTCCAAGTATTCAGCTGAAGAAATCACTTTCTTGGAATCAAAAATCAAACACGAACGTGATTTTGATTTAACTTACGCTGGGGCGATGCAGCTCAAAGAAAAATATCTGGTTAAAGACCGTTCAACTGGTAAAATTTACGAGACACCTCAATTTGCATTCATGCTAATTGGTATGGCACTACACCAAGAAGAACCAGAAAATCGTCTGGCGCATATTATTCGCTTTTATGACGCTGTATCTACTCGACAGATTTCATTGCCTACACCGATTATGGCAGGGGCTCGTACTCCTACTCGTCAGTTTAGTTCTTGTGTAGTTATTGAAGCTGGCGATTCACTGAATTCTATTAATGCAGCAAGTAACAGTATTATTAAGTATATCAGCAAGCGAGCTGGTATAGGCATCAACGCCGGTATGATTCGAGCTGAAGGCTCAAAAATTGGTAATGGCGAAGTAAAACATACTGGCGTAATTCCTTTCTGGAAACATTTTCAGACTGCAGTAAAATCTTGTTCTCAAGGCGGTGTCCGTGGTGGTGCAGCTACTCTTTATTATCCAATGTGGCATCTTGAGGTTGAAAACCTTTTGGTATTAAAGAACAACAAAGGTGTAGATGAAAACCGCATTCGTCATCTAGATTACGGTCTGCAAATCAATGATTTGATGATGGAACGTCTCGGTAAAAATGGGTACATCACACTGTTCAGTCCAGATGTGGCTAATGGCGAATTGTTCGATTCTTATTTCCGGGATGAAGATAAATTCCGTGAATTGTATGAAGAACTAGAAAAAAATCCAATTATTCGCAAGAAACGCATCAAAGCTCTTGAATTGTTTGAATTGTTCATGACAGAACGTTCTGGCACGGCTCGAGTGTATCCAGCGTTCACTGATAATATGAACCGTTATACTCCGTTCATTCGTGAAACATCGCCAATTAAACAGAGTAATCTTTGTTTAGAAATTGCTTTACCGACCAAAGACGTTGGTAGTGATGACCCTGAAATTGCGTTGTGCACATTAGCTGCATTTGTGTTGGGTAATTTTGACTGGCAGGACCAAGACAAGATTGAAGAACTCGCTGAAGTTCAAGTCCGTGCTTTAGATAATTTGTTAGACTATCAAGGTTATCCTGTAAAAGAAGCATTGAAAGCTAAAAAGCGCCGGGCGCTGGGTGTAGGTGTCACAAACTACGCTGCTTGGTTGGCTGATAATTTTGCATCATATGCAGATGCAAATGATTTAACTCATGAATTATTTGAGAGATTACAATATGCACTCATTAAAGCCTCAATTAAACTCGCCAAAGAAAAAGGACCTTGTGAATATTATTCAGAAACTCGTTGGTCTAGAGGCGAATTACCTATCGACTGGTACAATAAAAAGATTGACCAAATCGCAGCGCCCAATTATGTGTGTGACTGGGAGAGCTTGCGGGAAGACCTGGTTAGCCACGGCATCCGTAATAGCACCTTATCTGCACTTATGCCGTGTGAGTCATCTTCCCAAGTTTCTAACAGTACAAACGGCATCGAACCTCCGCGTGGACCAGTCTCTGTTAAAGAGTCAAAAGAGGGTTCCTTTAATCAAGTCGTGCCCAATATTGAGCACAACATAGACCTTTATGATTATGCATGGAAATTGGCTAAACAAGGTAACAAACCTTACCTAACTCAAGTTGCTATCATGACCAAGTTCTTGTGTCAAAGCGCTTCTGCTAATACTTACTATGACCCTCAGAATTATGAAAAAGGTAAAGTACCAATGAGTGTGATGCTTGATGACCTGCTTTACTTCTGGTATTTTGGCGGAAAAAGTCTCTATTATCATAACACTAGAGATGGTTCTGGCACAGATGACTATGAAGTTGAGCAACCAAAAGCAGATGACTGTGCAGCTTGTAAATTATAATGAACTATCAAAGAATATATGATAGCTTAATGGAGAGGCGAAAAGCCTCTCCTTTCATCGGCTATACCGAAAATCACCACATCATTCCCCGATGCATGGGTGGTTCAGATGATAAAGATAACTTAGTAGCATTGAGCGCAAGAGAACACTTTATTGCGCATCAGTTGCTTTATAAAATTCATAAAACATACGGTTTATTATGTGCTATCACTTTAATGTGCACCGATAAATCCGGAAATAGAATTAATAATAGATTATATGCTTGGCACCGAGAGAGATTTTCCGAAGAATCCTCTAAATATATGAAAGAATATTTAGCTAATAACCCACACCCCAAGGGAATGCTTGGCAAAAAGCACTCTAAAGATTCTTTAGAAAAGATTAAATTACCATTAATTAAAAGGGGCAGAAGAAGTTTCTGTAACTATACACAAATTTGATTTAGACGGTAATTTCATAGAGACATTTCCTTCTATATCCGAAGCTGCTAAATCAGTTAATGGGAACGGTTCTAATATCAAATATTGCGCTGAAGGCCATTTCCAGTATGCTTACGGATTCAGATGGTCGTATTCGCTTACTCCTAATTTTGATAAAATAAAACCACGAAATTATAAAGGAGCCCGTGGTAAAATTTGTATAAACGACGGGTTTAAGAATAAATTAATTGAATCCTCTGAAACTATTCCTGAAGGATGGATAAGAGGAAGAGCAAAGGTGAATAAATGAGTACAGTTTTTAATACACAACCAGTTAATGTTTTGAATGAACCGATGTTTTTCGGAAGCGGTCTTGGTTTAGCACGGTATGATATTCAGCGTCACCGTACATTTGAAGAACTGATTGAAAAGCAGCTCTCATTTTTCTGGCGCCCAGAAGAAGTTAACTTGATGACTGACAGAGCTCAATTTGATAAACTCCCAGAGCATCAAAAAAATATTTTTATTAACAACTTGAAATATCAGTCTCTTTTAGACAGTATTCAAGGACGGGCTCCTGCTGCAGTTCTTTCTGCTTTGATTTCTGACCCGTCATTAGATACTTGGAACCAGACTTGGACTTTCTCTGAAACGATTCACTCTCGTTCTTACACGCACATTATGCGTAACCTGTTCGCGGCCCCGGCCAAAATTTTTGATGAAATTGTTTTAGATGACGCTATTATGGCTCGAGCTGAATCAATTGGCCGTTACTATGATGATGTTATTCGTAAAACTCGTTACTGGGAAAATTCTAAAGCTGATTTAGAGTTTTATGAAGGCACTGACCATGACGAAGAATTCGTTCAAGCTGCTAAAGATTACGTAGACCAATGCAAGCATGACTTGATGAAAGCACTTTATCTGTGTTTGCATGTCATCAATGGTCTTGAAGCAATTCGTTTTTATGTGAGTTTCGCCTGCACTTTCAACTTCCATAAGAATATGGAAATAATGGAAGGCAACTCCAAGATTATGAAGTTCATCGCTCGTGATGAACAGTTGCATCTTAAGGGTACTCAATATATTATTCGTCAGCTTCAACAAGGCGCAGATGGGGACGAATGGGTTCAGATTACTCGTGAATGCGAACAAGAAGCAGTTGATATCTTCATGGAAATCAACCGCCAAGAAAAAGAATGGGCTATTCACTTGTTCAAAGATGGCGGGTTGACAGGTCTGAATGTAAAAATTCTGCATGATTTTGTTGACTATTTGACAGTTTCTCGTATGCGTAGTTGCGGTCTTCCATGCCCAATAGTCGATGCTCCTACTCGTCATCCAATTCCATGGATTCGTGAATACTTAAACTCAGATGCGGTACAATCTGCTCCGCAGGAAGTTGAAATTTCAAGTTACTTAGTAGCTCAAATCGACAACGACGTTGACGACAATGTAATTATTGGTTTCAAAAAATATTTCTAAGGTAAAGGGCTTCGGCCCTTTTTTAATATGAAAGATATTGCTAATGAATTTTCATTTATAAAATACGCTGAGCTTGAATTACTAGAAGATGCCTCTATTAAAACTATAGAGGTTCCCAATAAGAAGAATGTAGTTTATGCAATTGCTGTTGATGATGAACTTGTTTATATTGGAAAAACAAAAAATCTTCGTAAGCGTATAAATTATTATCGTACTGCTATAAACAGAAAAGACCAGACTTCAGATTCCGTAAAATCAGCAAAGATTTTAGAAGCTTTAATGGAAGGTAAAAAAGTTGAATTCTGGGCTCGTCAATGCTTTAACTTAAGCATGACAAATGAACTTGGTACAATGTCGGTAGAGACGATGTCTCTTGAAGAACCTATGTTTATTAAAAGATTTAATCCTCCATGGAACACTCAACATAAGGCTAAACCATGAAAGAGCTATTCAACAATTTGATGAATTTATGTAATGATACCGACGAATCACGGTTCTTTTATCGTGATGATATTTCTCCGTCCGGGCTAAAGTACAGAATTTTTAGTTATAACTATGCTTCATATTCAGATTGGCTGCTTCCGGATGCTTTAGAGTGTCGAGGCATTATGTTTGAAATGATTGACGGAGTACCAGTAAGAATTGCTTCTAGACCAATGGAAAAATTCTTTAATTTAAATGAAACTCCGTTTACAATGAACCTCGATCTTTCTAACGCCGTTCATATGATGAAGAAAGAAGATGGTTCTTTGGTGTCAAGCTATTTGGATGGCAATATTCTTCGCTTTAAATCAAAGTCTTCGCTTAAATCTGAACAAGCTTATTTGTCTTCTGCTATGCTTACTAGCATCACTCATGAAGCGTTGTTGTGGAGACTGCTTGAACTAGCTCGTGACGGATTCACAGCTAACTTTGAGTATGTATCTCCTGAAAATCGTATTGTTCTCGCTTATCAGAAAAAAGACCTTATTCTTTTGAATATCCGGGAAAACGATACTGGAGCTTATGTTCCATACAACGAAATCGCTAAAGACTCTGTTCTTCGTCAATATCTAGTAGAGTCGTATGAAATTCCGGAAGGAGATTTTGTATCCGATATTAAAGCAATGGAAGGGATTGAAGGTTACGTTTTTGTGATGGATAATGGTCTTCGATTTAAGTTAAAGACTGATTGGTACACCGCTTTGCATCACACCAAGGACTCTATTACAAAAAATGATAGACTATTTGAAGTTATTGTGAATAATGCTTCTGATGACCTCAAAGGACTTTTTTCTAACGATGCTTATTCTTTAAAGAAAATTAATAAGTTCGAAGAAGTTTATCTTGATTATCTGCGCCGTTCATTGTCGTTTATCTCTACGTCGTATCAAAAACTTCGTGGTTTAGACCGTAAAACATACGCAGGCGAGGCAAAGAGACTGGCTGATGCTGAACGTTTACCGTTCTTGTTTACAATTTTGATGCTGATGTTCAATGATAGCATGGACTACGACACAACTATCAAGAAGGTAAACGAGCTGTTCATGAAGAACTACAAAACGTTCATTCCAAAAGAATACGAATAAGACCGTTTACATCTCCGTTTAGTTATGATACTATGTTCTTACACTAACCAAACGGAGATTAACAATGAACTTACAACTTATCACTAACGAAGCTTTAGTAGAAAAGTATGGTACTCACCACGACGGTATCTCGGTATTCAAAGGTTCCCGGCGGGTTGGATACTTAACTGACCTAAGAAAGGCATTCGCCGCGGATCAGAAAAAGCGCAAAAAGCAAAAAGAGTACAACAATAAAGTTACAGAGGCTCGTCAAGAAGCGATGCCTGAAGCTGTTGAAGAAATGAAAAATTTTCTTGAAAACCAGCTTACGAAATACGGAGCAGAAGTGATTATTAATATCACTCAACCTAACGTGCTTATCAATGATTGTAAATGCTATATAACAGTTGACCCAATTTATGGTAAGCATCGTTTAGGTATTCATAATCCGTATATGAATTCGTCAGAAATGGCAGATGAAATTCAAGGATTTAAAGTGTCACAATCAGACGCTCCAAATCACGTCTTATGGAACGGATTATCTCAAGACGATATTGTAGAGGTAATTGTCAAATTATGCAAATAAGTATAAAAACGCTGGCAATAGCTGGAATTGTTGTTGTAGGTTCTATTTTTTACCTTTCACAGCGGGTAGAAGGGTTAAAAGAAGATTTGCATGCAGTAAAAGAAGTTGCAGATGAGCAGGCCAAATCTATTGACCAACTCAAAGAAGATTTTAAAAATATAAAAATTTTAGATGAGAAACGTAGTTCAAATAGATTAATCACGGAAACTTCTAATGCGAAAATGCGTAAAGACGCGAAGAAAAGCAACGTGGTGGCTGCAAAGCCAAGACTCGTCGAAAAACAAATCAACGAGAGTTTTAATTCATTTGCCAGAGATTTACAGGAATCAACTAGATGATTCGGAACATGTTACTGATAGTATCTATGGCTTTACTAATAGGGTGTGCTAGCAAGCCAGAGGCTGTCCCTAAACCATTAATCCATCCATCATGGCCCGAACCAATAACAGCATGGAATGGGAAGTGGGAAGTTAAAGTTATCGACGGAGAAGCTTGGGTTGGAATGCCATTTGCCGAATCTCAAGAAATGAGGATTTGGTTAAATGATGTAAGCAGATACGTAAAAGATGCTAATGCTACGATATGTTATTATCGTAAAGACTTAAATGAAGAGCGGTGTAAATGATGGACCCATTAGTTGTTTTAATTATTTGTGTAACCGTGTATTATACAGTAAAACTTTTTACAAAATAAGGGCTTCGGCCCTTTGGATAATAAAACTGAGGATATTATAATGCGAGTATTTGTATCTAATGCTAGTCTGATTTCAAAAATTAAAAGTCATCAACTTCGTGAGTTCATGAGTGTTGGTTCATGTCTTCGTACGCCCCTAGAAAAGAAATGCACGTTCGATTATTCATGGGGTAATCTCGATGGGTATGATTCAGTCAATAGTATTACAGTTTATAAACCCGGTTCAAATATCCCACACATTGCGTATACGGTTGATATTTCCTTAGCCGATTGGTATCGTATTACGGCTCCAGTGTCAGAATATTCATTTTGGCGAGAAGATATTGAAGAAAAAGATCGAATTAATAATTTGATTAAAATCTTTGAAGATGCTGCTATCGAACATGGCGCTCGCAAAATTACAGCAACAAATGGGTTCATCTCTGATCCAGAATTATTCTTAGCTGAATCTGGAAAGAAATTAACGAAAGCTCGTAATGCTCTGCGAGATGAATTTAATTTATGACTCAAGAAGAATCAATCAAAATTCTGTAAGAAACATGCGGTTTGGCGAAGCCTTACATTAATTATGTAGATATGGAGTATCAGTAAAATGAAAAAGATTATTATGACTGTTGGTTGCCCCGGTTCAGGTAAAAGCACTTGGGCGAATGAGTTTGTATCAAAGAACCAGGGTTGGTATATTCTAAGCCGAGATGATTTCCGTGAGAAATTGTTTGGCCTAAATGCGCGGAATAATTACAAATATTCCAAGCAGCGCGAAAAAGCTGTGACTACAGCTCAGATGTCGTCGGCGGAGTCTTTACTTAATTTGGAGCATACCAAAGGTGTCATTATTGCAGACACTAATCTGAACCCAAAAACTACAGAAAAGTGGGAACTTCGTTTTAAAGAACAATATAAAATTGAGTTCAAGAAATTTAGTGTACCATGGACTGAGCTTCTTAAGCGTAATCAGTATCGTGGTGAAAAGGCTGTTCCAATCGATATTCTGCGTCATTTCTATCAGTTGATGGAAGTTGAGAAAATGTACGTTCCGGATTTGTCTAAACCAAAGGCAGTTATCTTTGACCTTGACGGAACACTTGCAGATAACAGTCATCGTTCTCCTTTTGACTTAGAAAAACTCCGGGAAGATACTCCTAAGGAAATGGTTGTTAATTTTCTTAAAATGCTTTCAGATAAAGGATATAAAATCATAACTGTATCTGGTAGAGAATCTGGAACTAAAGATGAACCGTTAAAGTATCGTATTCATACTCTTCATTGGTTATGGGATAATCATATCTGTGTTCCAGAAGACCATTTTCAGCGGGCACAAGGTGATTCTCGCAAAGATGATGTAGTTAAAGAAGAAATCTTTTGGACCCATATTGCTGATAAGTATAATGTAGTTCTTGCTGTTGATGACAGGTCTCAAGTGGTAGAAATGTGGCGACGTATTGGCGTCGAATGCTGGCAAGTTAGCTTTGGAGATTTTTAATGGCTGCTCATCATGAAATCTGGGCTATTGTTAATATGAATAATGAAAAACGTATTGTTACTGTGGATGGTATGTTTTATTCATTTTCCAGTGAAATTAAAGCATGGGATGAATGTCTTAGGCTGAGAAAATTAAATCCCGGTATTGAGTTAACTGTCAAGAAAACTAAAATCCCTCTACCATGGAAAACCTACGACTTATGAATAATCTTAAAGAGATTTTCGATTTAATTACCGAAATTAAAAAGAAACAAGAATATCTGTTTTGTGCATATTGTTTAAACGATGGAACTATCGGTTTAGACATAATGGACTATGACAATGAAGAACTCATTGGTGGCGGGATTTTTAAATCCGTTGAAATTGTGCTAGAATATTTGGAAGAATATAATGTATAACAAACATCATGAAGTTGAAGAAGAAGCATACAAGCTTTTACAACAATGCGTAGGTATGAGTATGACACCGGCGCTTATCAATAAGCTTGCCCAAATTCGAACAGATTTAAATTCTCGCTATAAGGGCGAGTATTATGTTGAGTTTAATCCTATTGGAGAAGTTGTAACTCAATTCGTAGTTAAAGTCAACGTACATACGGTGCACTAATGAAAGTAAGAGCAAATAGTAGTCTGTCATACACTGGCATTGCTAAAGAAATTATTTCTTATGTGATGGATAATTATATTAACCAAGGCCCAAGTAATGCACTGTACTTACGTATGGATGCTGATATCAAGTCGATTTTTGGTGTTCTATGGAAAGATATAAAGTATAGTATCATAACTTCATACGACTCATATTCTTATTTATACGTTTGACTTCATTGTTTATCCATGCGATAATGATGATTTTAATAGTTCTAATGAAGATTTTATTAGTTTCAAAATAGTGTATGGGTGGGAATAATGACATCAGATAAAACATTTAGTCAAACTGAATTTACAGAACTTGCTAAAAAATTTGCGCAGCAGGTTGCTAACAAAATTACTGGAGGTTCAGTTACTATGCGAAATGACCCGTTAACTAATGGTGTTATTATTTCAGTTGAGCAAGGATTTAAATCTCAACACACCGGGTTAAAGTTAAATCGTGATGGTTCAGTTACCATGACAAATATTTTAGGAAATTTATGATTACACTAGTTGAAGCTATTAGAAGAATTCGTGAAACTGAATATCGTCCTTGTCGTCCTTGGTTGTCTGAAGACAAAGAATTTACTGAAGACGGCGTCCAAGAAATAAAAACTCTTTTGCATTTTGACCGGTGCTTTAATTCAATAGACCCGTCAACGTACGATGCTGTGCTGCTCGGAGATGTTCCTTGGGTTACTGAAGAAATTGAAGTAGGTAAAAGATTTGCAGGTGACGTGTTATTCGATAAGAAAGAACGCTTTAAAGACGGATGTTATATAATTATCGGGACAGTACTTTCAGTTGAAAAACTGTTTAGTGAAATAAGTCTTGTCAAAACACGTCGTTCAACTTATTTGGTGATAAAATAATGAAAGCTTCAACAGTGCTCCAAATTGCTTACTTAGTTTCTCAAGAATCGAAATGTTGCTCTTGGAAAGTAGGAGCAGTTATTGAGAAAAATGGCCGCATTATTTCTACCGGGTATAATGGTTCTCCGGCAGGAGGAGTTAACTGTTGCGACCATGCAGATGACCAAGGCTGGTTAATCACAGAAAAATGGTCGGGCCTGCGTCAAGATGAATGGAAGCCAACGAGAGTTGGTTTATCTAGCAAACATAGAGCGGCTCATAGCGCTTGGTCAAAAGTGAATGAAATTCACGCAGAATTAAATGCTATTTTGTTCGCTGCTCGTAATGGTTCATCAATTGAAGGAGCTACAATGTATGTAACTCTTTCTCCATGCCCAGACTGTGCAAAAGCTATTGCTCAATCTGGAATTAAAACATTAGTTTATTGTGAGACTTACGATAAAAATGAACCTGGCTGGGATAATATCTTACGGGCTGCTGGTATAGAGGTGTTCAATGTTCCCAAGAAAAGCCTCGGTAAATTGAACTGGCATAATATTAATGAATACTGCGGAATTGAAGAATGAAAACTCGATTAGTACAAACAACTGGATTGAGTTCTTATGCTAAAGTTAATATTGGATACTCAGTAGAATATAAGAAAAACTTCTTTTCTAAATGGAAAGTACTTTATCAAACTGATTATGTATCTATCGATAATAAAGCCAAAATTGAAGAGCGGCTTAAACGTTGTCAAGAACTTCATGAAGCATTAAAGGTTCGTGGCGCACATAAAATTAAAACTGTTATAGGTTAATAAAATGAAACTTACAACTGAACAAAAAGTACAACTTCGTGAAACTCTGAAAGCCGTGTTGAGTAATGGCGAATCTCAGGTGGTTTTTGAAAAAGCAGACGGAACCATTCGTTCAATGCGTTGCACTCGTGACCGAGATATTCTTCCTAGTGATTTTGAATTAGTCAAAGAATCTCAAGTTAAACGAAAAGAAGCTGTTGATATGCTTCCAGTTTATGACACGGAAAGTGAAGGTTGGCGCGCCTTTAGTTTTGATAAACTAATTTCTGTTAATGGCGTAAAGGCTGAACATTTGGTCCAATTGGTTACTCAGTAATTTGCTTTAAGAAATTCGTGTTATTATTAATTCATGTTAACAAGCAAGGTAAACTGTAAGAATGGAACTTCCTATTAAAGCTCTAGGCGAATTTGTTATTTTGGTATCAGAACCAGCACAATCTGGTGATGAAAAAATTTCAGATTCGGGTATTTTCTTGGGTAAAGAAATTCAGGGCCAACTTCCTGAAATGTGTGAAGTATATTCAATTGGTGCTGATGTACCCGCTGGCTTCGTAGAAGTTGGTGATTTAACTCCGCTACCAGTTGGTAATATTCGCAATGTAACTCATCCATTGGTTGCGTTAGGCATTAAGCAGCCTAAAGAAATTAAACAAAAATTTGTTACTTGTCATTATAAATCGTTAGCGTGCGTTTATAAGTGATATAAATATTATTGTAATCTTGCTGATTACATGGTGGAAGGCGCAGGGATTAAACTTCTTATACCGCCTTCCTTTTATTCACCTCATTTGAGGCTTTTTAAATGAACAAACAACTTGAACACGCTCTTTCTCTGCAACGCACTGCCTGGAATGCAGGTCATGAAAATTACGGTGCATCAATTGATGTATTGGCTGAAGCTCTTGAAGTACTGAAAGGGTTTAAACATCTTAATCCAGTACAAGCTGATTTTCGTGATGCTCTTCTTTTAAAAGACGAATTAAAATTCGCTAAAGGCTTATGCAGTTCAGCTCGTAAAGCAGTTCGGCATTTTGTAGTTACTTTGAAGTAACTCGTTGGAGATTCACTGCCTTAGTGTGAGCTAAAATCGAGAAGCTGCCGGAAAATGTTTTACGGTGCGCCTCTTGAATGTTGACGAGGTTTATGGTTATCCTGTCGTTAAATATCCAAAAACCTAAGTACCCTTTGAGGGCTTGAGAACTGGCAGTGTCAATAAGACCAGTTCGTTGTATTTCTCCAATATGGAAGATTGAAAATGGCTAAACAAGCTAAAGCAAAAACTGCAGTAAAAGAAGTTGTTGGTACCTCTAAACGCGCTGGCTACAAGCGTGGGTCTAACTCTCGTATCAATCCATTGGCTGACCAGCTAGCATCTCGTGCTCGTAAAGTTCTTGCTCACGACGCTGCGTTTGGTAATCCGCGTAAGAAAGCATAAAGCATAAGTTAGGGACTCCTTCGGGAGTCCCTTTTTTATTTCTAAAGTCTGCCGTTTACATTAACAGAAAAGTGTGTTATAGTATAAACTCAATAACCAATACTGTCTTAGTTTAAATTTAATGAGGAAATTATGAAAACATGCTTTGAAGTTGGTGATGTATTCCGTATGACTGATAAATGGGATGTCGATTTGAACTCATTTGACGCCAAAATCAAATGTTTGTTCGGAAATGCTTGGCTTAAAGCCACTAAAGTATCCGTTGGTGGAAAGTGTATCACTGAAGTAGAATTTTTGGACGCTCAATTTCGCGGTCGTTATGATGGTGCAGATTGTGGTTCGCAGTGGAATGGCTGGAACCTGTTTGATTTTGATGAGGTGAAGCAAGGAAAAATTGAGTTTAAATCTGAGACTGAAGGACCTGAAACATTCATGGTTGTTCGCTCTCTTGAATGCGGAAGTGCAGTCATTTTTAGAGAAAACGAAAAGAACCTCTTTACTTTAGAAAAAGCCAAGAAAATTGCAGAAGAATTATGCATGTCAACAAGTGATAATTATCATGTTTTTATCACAGAGCTTAAGTTAGAAGCTAAGAAAAATGTCAAAATAAGTTTTGTCTAACCGTTTACATCCTCCGTTGTATGTGTTATAGTATAAACTCAATAAACAAACAGATACAACGGAGAATAACATGGACTTCACTAACTTCAGACGTAAATACGTTCAAAACAACGGTTGGGATATTTCTACCACTTTATTGTGGGAACATAACAACGGTACAGTAGCACAGATTGATATGTACTGGGAAGATAATTACGTTTTCATCAGTTTTGAAAATGGTCCAACTTTAGATGTTCAGTTCAATGGTTCAGAAATAAAAGTTGGTTTTCATGATGAAATATTCCGGCGCGATTTAAGTACTCATCCTTCTTGGAAAACTAATCGGGCTCTTTTGGTCAAGCTTTATCTACGGCGCGCTATTGGTAAAAGAGCTACTGAAGAACAACTTGAAGCACTTTGGGATGTTGTTGCTAACGAAATTGAATTTTAATTAAAGGGCCTTCGGGCCCAACACTTGAGGAATTGAAAATGATTGTATCTGTTGCCAAATCTATAGCTGCCAAATTTGAACGTATGATTAATTGCCCAATGATTGATGTAATTGAAGTACGTGTGCGTAATTATTCGGTTGAGTATGAAATTGATGCTCCCGATTTCTTTGAAATTCCGTCATGGGTGGTTGTATTATGAAATTATTGACTAAGTTAATTAAGCGTCTTTATCCAACTTACAAGTTAACATTTGATGTAATTGATGTTTCACCGTCAGGTCGGGTAACAGATACATTCCAAGTAACTAGAGAAATAAAACTATGGTTCTGGAAGGATAAAACAGCAGAATTCAACAAAGTTAAGGAAGCTCTCCCTCCGTTTGGCATATGGAGTGATGTTATTTTGGTTAAGGCTGAAAAAGTATGAAAACAAAATACAAAGAACTTCAGACAGTACAACTTAAATCATCTGGCATTCCTGGAACTATCTGTCATGTGATTAAACCTATTGCTAAGTACGGTGTTTTAGCTGCATATGAAATTGATTGGGTTGACGGAAATCGGTCTGTGCACATGAAACAAGAACTTTCTCCTATTACAATGTTAAGAGAAATTGTATGATTTTGGAACAAGAAAAGCCAGTAATTGTTACTGACGTTGATGGAATTTTGGTTAAGTGGCAAAGCGGTTTACCGTATTTTGCTCAGAAATACAATCTTCCATTGAACCACATTCTTGAAATGATGGTTGATGAAAAATTTATTGCTCCTGGAGTTCTTTTTAATTGTTCAGAAGAATTCGCAACCAAGCTTTTGTTAAAATATAACAACTCAGATTTTATACGGTATCTATCGGTTTATGAAGATGCATTGAAAGTTGTTAACGAATTAAAGAAAACTTATGATTTCGTTGCGGTTACTGCTTTAGGTAACTCAGTTGATGCTCATCTAAATCGCCAGTTTAATTTAAATGCGCTTTTTCCGGGAGCATTTAAAGAAATATTAGTATGTGATTATAATGCATCTAAGGATGCTCTATTAACCCAGGTAATGGAAAAATATGGTGAGCGTGTCGTTTGTTACGTTGATGACCTGGGCAAACATACTGATTCCGCAGCAGCGGTGTTCAAACAGTATAATTCTCGGGCGAAGGTGTTTTATATGCCTCGCGGTGAAAGGAACCATGAACCTAAATTAGAGTGCAATTACGTCAAAAGTTGGCATGACGTGAATATTTAAAAGCTTTAATCTGGATATGATATAATAGTCATATCCTTATAAACAGAGAAGATGAATATGATTTTAGATATTATTAATGAAATTGCAGCCATAGGTTCTACCAAAGAAAAAGAAGCAATCATTCGTCGCAATAAAGATAATGAAGTTTTAAAGCGCGTATTTCGAATGACTTATGACGGAAAACTTCAATATTACATCAAGAAGTGGAATAATCCAGATCGCTATTTGCCTAATGCAACTCAATTTTCTTTGAACTCTGCTTTAGATGTTTTAGAGAATTTGTTCGCTACTCGTAAAATAACCGGCAATGCTGCTTTAGACAAATTAGCTTCTACATTACAACGAATGAATGAATCTGACCGCGAAGTATTGAAAAAGGTTCTTCTTCGTGACCTTCGTTGTGGTGCATCCCGTTCTATTGCAAATAAAGTTTGGGCTGGATTAATTCCAGAACAACCACAAATGCTTGCTTCGTCTTATAACGAAAAAGATATTCTTAAGAATATTAAATTCCCTGCATTTGCACAGCTTAAGGCCGATGGCGCAAGGGCGTTTGCCGAAGTTCGTGGTGATGAATTAGATGATGTAAAAATTCTGTCTCGTGCTGGTAACGAATATCTTGGTTTAGATTTGTTAAAACAGCAACTTATTGATATGACCAAAGAAGCTCGTGAACGTCATCCAGGCGGGGTGATGATTGACGGTGAGTTAGTTTATCATGCTGTGAAAGAACCTTCTGGACCACTAGAGGACATGTTCAGTGATTTGACTGAATTGAGTAAATCAGAAGAAAACGAATCTCGAACTACATCAAACGGACTAGCCAACAAATCTCTGAAAGGAACTATCTCATCCAAAGAAGCTGCAGGTATGAAGTTTCAAGTGTGGGATTATGTTCCATTGGATGTAGTATATTCCGATGGAAAAGAACCTGGTTTTGCGTATGATGTTCGTTTACGAGCGCTGGAACTAATGGTTCAAGACTACTCTCAGATGATTCTCATTGAGAACCATATCGTCCACAATCTTGATGAAGCTAAAGTCGTTTATCGCAAATATGTTGATAAAGGGCTTGAAGGGATTATTCTTAAGAATATTGGTGGTTTTTGGGAAAATGCTCGTTCAAAAAACCAATATAAATTTAAAGAAGTAATTACTGTTGACCTTCGTATTGTTGGAATTTACCCTCATAGTAAACACCCAGGAAAAGCTGGTGGTTTTTATCTTGAATCGGAATGCGGGTTAATTAAAGTTAAAGCTGGTTCAGGCTTAAAAGACAAGCCCGGAAAAGATGCTCACGAACTGGACCGTACACGCATTTGGGAAAACCAAGAAGAATATATCGGAAGCGTATT